CTTAAAACTTAAAAGACATGGCTATTAATTTAGACGCAATTAAGAGCAGACTTAACAAACTGCAAAACACCCAAAGAACAACTGTAGAACTTTGGAAACCAGCACCGGGCAAACACACTATTCGTTTGGTCCCTTACAAATTCAACAAAGAGAATCCTTTCATTGAATTGTACTTTCACTACAACGTAAACAACAAAACTTATCTATCTCCGATGTCATTCGGTAGACCTGACCCAATTGTTGAGTTTGCTGATAAACTTAAAAGAATGGGTGATAAGGAAGATTGGAAAGCTGCTAAGAAAATGGAGCCGAAACTTAGAACTTTTGTACCAGTATTGGTAAGAGGTGAAGAAGGTGAAGGCGTAAGATTCTGGGGCTTTGGAAAAACTGTATATCAAGAAATTCTTGGTTATATGGCAGATCCTGATTATGGTGATATTACTGACCCAAATGAAGGTAGAGATATTACTGTTGAAGTAGTATCAGCTGAAGACAGTGGTACATCTTACCCTGTAACAACAATCCGTGTTAAACCAAAGGAAACTCCATTGGCAACTTCAAAAGAAGAAACGGATAAGTACTTATCTTCTCAAAAAGAAATTACTGAACTTTATTCAGAATTAACTTATGCAGAATTGAAAAATGTATTAGAAGGTTGGTTGAATCCATCAGCAACTTCTGAAGATGAAAAATCAGCATCAGCTGAAACTTTATCTTCAACTGCTAACGATGATGAAGCACCATTCGATACAATTCCATCAAAGCCAGCCGCAGCACCAGCTAAGAAATTAGATGATGTGGCAGCAGCATTTGATGACCTTTTCAATTCATAAAATAAGTTAATATATGGCTAAAGCAACTAAGGAAGTGGACTTAGCAGCAGTGCTTGCTGAGTCACTAAACAAACAATCAAAAGACCAAAAGGTAGCATTCTTTTTGGACTCGGATGAGGCTCCCACTAATGTAGAGGGATGGATTTCAACCGGAGCATCAATGTTAGATGTGGCTATCTCAAATCGCCCGTATGGTGGTTTGCCTGTTGGTAGAATTACCGAAGTGACAGGTTTGGAACAAAGTGGTAAATCATTACTATCAGCTCACTTACTTGCCGAAACACAAAAGTTAGGTGGTATAGCTGTGTTGATTGATACTGAAAACGCCGTAAGTAGAGAATTCTTAGAAGCCATTGGAGTAGATACAACCAAATTACTTTATGTAGCAGCTGAGACTGTTGAACAATGTTTTGAATATACCGAAACTATTATTGAGAAAGTGAGAACTAACTCAAAGGATAAGTATGTAACAATCGTTGTGGATTCAGTAGCAGCAGCATCAACTGAAAAGGAGATGGAAGCTGATTATGGTAAGGATGGTTACGCTACGGATAAAGCAATTATCATTTCCAAAGCAATGCGTAAAATTACAAACCTTATTGGTAGACAGAAAATCACTTTGGTTTTCACAAACCAATTAAGACAGAAGATGAACGCAATGCCTTTCTCTGACCCTTGGACAACGAGTGGTGGTAAAGCAATCGCTTTCCATGCTTCGGTTCGTTTGAGATTAAAGAGTATGGGAACGATTAAAGCAAAAGAAAATGGTAACGAAAGAATCGTAGGTATTAAAGTTCGTTGTCAAGTAGTAAAGAATCGTATGGGACCGCCGTTACGTTCCGCAGATTTTGATATTTTCTTTGACAGAGGAATTGATAACTATGGAGCTTGGTTAGCAATAATGAAGGATAATGGTATTGTGAAACAATCAGGAGCTTGGTATGAATATACTGATATTGATACTGGCGAAGTGATTAAATTCCAATCCAAAGATTTTCCAACAACATTGGAATCTAATCAGGAAGTTAAAGAGCAAATCTATAAAAGGATTTGTGAAGCAACAATTTCTCAATACAAAAAAGATTCATTGGATACTGATAGTTTGGTGACAGACTCAGAAGTAATCGGTGATTAATTAAATGTTACAAAACAATATGAAAGAATTATACAAAAAATTACTCAATGAAGTAGAATCTGAACATGAATCTAATGCCCAAAGGGTAAGGAATGGTAGAGTTCTTATCATAGATGGACTAAATACCTTCATCCGTAGCTGGACTACCAACCCCATTATGAATGAGGATGGTGAACATACGGGTGGAGTTATTGGTTCATTAAATTCAATCGGGTATCAAATCCGCCAATTCAATCCAACTAGAGTTATCTTAACCTTTGATGGTAAGGGTGGTTCTAAAGGTAGGAAAGAATTGTTTGAAGGATATAAAGCTGATAGAGGTAAGAATCGTTTTAGGGTTAATAGACAATACCCAGAAATGATGTCTCAAGAAGATGAGCAACTTTCAATGAAAAGACAATTTGTATGGTTGGTAGACCTATTAGATAGTTTACCAATTACTACAATGATATATGATGGTATCGAAGCAGATGATGTAATAGGACACATAGCTAAGCACGTATTAGCAGAAGATGAAGAATGTTACATTGTTTCTACCGATAAAGATTTTTTACAATTAGTAGATGAAAAAACATTTGTATTTTCACCAACTAAAAAGAAATTATACAATAGAGAATTGGTTAAAGAAGAATGGGGAATGTATCCGCAAAACCTTTTACTATTCAGAACATTGGATGGAGATAATTCAGATAATGTACCTGGTGTTAAAGGATGTGGATTAAAGACTGTTCTTAAAAGATTTCCTGAATTATCCGAAGATAGAGAAATAACTTTTGATGAGTTCTTTCAAATATGTGAAGATAGAAGGGGAGATGCTAAAATCTATGAAGATATTCTTGCAGCTAAAAATGATGTATTACGAAATAAACAAATCATGCAATTGCAAGAACCACATATCAATACAAATACGAAGTTGAAAATTAATGACCGTTTTGCCGAACCAAATAAAAAGTTTGACAAGATGGAATTTATCAAAGCCGCTATGAAGTATAAAATTCTTCAAAACTGGAAAGATATAAACGATTGGTTAAAATCAACTTATACAAATATAATAGTAAAATAATTTGGTGAAACCACTAAATTGTTGTATATTTGTAAACCAATTAAATTATGCACAGCGAAGATACACTCTCTAAATATGGGCAATCATTTCAGACCAAAGTAATATCTGCTTTGCTTACGGATGAACGAATGATGGATACACTTTCAGATGTAATCCATAAGAAGTTCTTTGAGTCCGAAGCAAATAAGTGGATAGTGGATGAAATTGTATCGCACCATAAAGATTACAATAAAGTACCTTCGTTAGATGTATTTAAAGTTCAAGTATCTAAGCTTGATAATCAATCTCTACAAAAAACAATCGTAACTCAACTCAAAGAAGTATATGGACAAATTGGTAATACCGATTTGGAATATATTAAAGATGAGTTCACAGCATTTTGTATTAATCAAAACTTAAAGAATGTAATCGTACAATCAATTGATTTACTAAAATCAGGCAACTATGATAAAATCAAAGAGTTGGTTGATAAGGCAATGAAAGTTGGTGTTGATTCTGATTTAGGTATGGATTATCTCATAGACTTTGAAAGAAGATATGATGAAACAAAAAGAGATACGGTGGCAACCGATTGGGAATGTATCAATGAACTTATGAATGGTGGATTAGGACCTGGTGAATTGGGGGTTGTAGTTGCACCATCCGGTGTTGGTAAGACTTGGGTATTATGTGCTTTAGGAGCAGCAGCTGTAAAAGCTGGAAAGACTGTGGTACACTACTCATTAGAATTATCGCAAGAGTATGTTGGTTTGAGATACGATACGGTATTCTCTCACATAGCATCGCATGAGTTATCTGATAAGAAAGAAGAAGTATTGATTTCCTTAAAGAAATTAAGAGGTAAATTAAAAATCAAATACTTCCCACCAAAAGCAGCAAGTTCCAAAACAATTCAAGCTCACTTAGAAAAGATGATAGCAGCCGGTAATAAGCCCGATTTAGTTATTGTGGATTATGCTGATTTGTTATTATCACATTCAAACAAAACGGATAGTACATACGCTGAGCAAGGTGGTGTGTACATTGATTTAAGAGGAATGAGTGGTGAGTTAGGAATACCAATTTGGACAGCATCACAAACCAATCGTTCAGCAATTGATAGTGAGGTTATTGAAGCTGATAAAATTGCAGATTCTTACGCTAAAGTAATGAACGCCGATTTCATTATGAGTTTGAGTAGAAAAGCAAAAGATAAATTGAACAATACCGCTAGGGTGCATGTTATGAAAAATCGTTTCGGACAAGATGGTATCACCTTCCCAGCGAAGATGGATACTACACATGGTACTTTGGATGTTTACACCGCTACATCAGCAGATGGAATGATGGCAACTAAAGAGAGTGCTAATGGAGCCGAAATGGAAAGACAATTGTTACACAAAAAGTATATGGAAGCAATGCCGGTTGGTAGTAAACCAAATACCAATACGGGGTTAGGATAAACATTTAAAAACAAAAACTATGAACAGTCAAGAACTATTCGAACAAATGAAAGCTCTATTCACAACTTTTGAAACTGAGCACAATGGTACTAAGAAAGTAAACAAATCAAGAGCTAGAAAAGCGATTGGTGAGTTGAAGAAATTAGTAACTGCGTATAAGAAAGCTTCAACAGAAGAGCAAAAGGCAGCATAATGATAGGGGAGTAACTCTCCCCTTTTCTTATGTTTTAATAGGTTAGAATTTTGACACCAAAAAAATTTAAAGAAAAGTGGATTTTTTATCCACAAAATTGAATCGTTTGGTGAGAGGCCTTATATTTATTTTTTTATTTTCGGGTTTTCCTGAAAAAATCAAACTCACAAACATTTAAATTTTACAAAACAAATGGACATTTCACAAAGAATTTTATCAGAGATTACGGTCTATATGAAGTACGCAAAGTACAGACCAGAATTAAAAAGAAGGGAAACCTGGGAAGAATTGGTAACTCGTAATATGAATATGCATATTAAGAAGTTCCCAAAATTAGAAGCAGAAATTAGAGAGAACTACAAACTCGTATATGATAAAAAGGTTTTACCTTCAATGCGTTCAATGCAGTTCGCTGGTAAACCAATTGAATTGTCACCAAATAGAATATACAACTGTGCATTTGCGCCGGTTGATGATTGGAGAGTATTTTCAGAAATTATGTTCTTACTTTTAGGTGGGACGGGAGTAGGTTATTCAGTACAACAACATCACGTTGATGCTTTGCCTGAAATCAGGAAGCCATCAGCTGATAAGACAAGAAGATTTTTAATCGGTGATTCTATTGAAGGATGGGCTGATGCAGTTTCAGTAATTGTAAAAGCATATTTCTTTGGTGGTAGTAAGCCGGTATTTGATTTTAGAGATATTAGAGAGAAGGGAGCACGATTGGTAACATCTGGTGGTAAAGCACCTGGTCCTCAACCATTGAAAGAGTGCCTTATCAAATTGGAAGGTATCTTAGATGCAAAAAAAGATGGTGAGAAATTAAAACCAATTGAAGTGCATGATATGGTTTGTCACATTGCCGATGCAGTATTAGCAGGTGGTATCCGTAGAGCAGCATTGATTGCATTATTCTCCGCAACTGATGAGCAAATGATTAGTTGTAAGAGTGGTGCATGGTGGGAAAATAATCCACAAAGAGGTAGAGCAAATAACTCGGCAGTATTAATGAGACATAAAATTACCAAAGAGTATTTTATGGATTTATGGAAAAGAATTGAAGCAAGTGGAGCAGGTGAACCTGGTATCTACTTATCAAACGATAAAGATTGGGGAACTAATCCTTGTTGTGAGATTGCATTAAGACCTTTCCAATTCTGTAACTTATGTGAAGTAAATGTTTCTGATGTAGTTGACCAAAAAGATTTAAACGAAAGAGTTAAAGCAGCATCATTCATTGGAACATTACAGGCTGGATATACTGATTTCCATTATCTAAGACCTATTTGGCAAAGAACAACTGAAAAGGATGCACTTATCGGAGTATCTATGACTGGTATCGGAAGTGGTGCAGTATTAAAGTTAGATATGAAAGAAGCAGCTAAAGTTGTTAAAGTAGAAAACAAAAGATTAGCAGAAGTTATGGGTATCAACGCATCGGCTAGAACTACAACTGTTAAGCCTGCTGGAACTACATCATTAACTTTGGGAACATCATCCGGTATTCACGCTTGGCACAATGATTATTATATTCGTAGAGTAAGGGTGGGTAAGAATGAAGCAATTTATTCTCACTTAGTAATACATCACCCTGAATTGGTAGAAGATGAATATTTTAGACCACATGATACTGCGGTAATTGGTATTCCACAAATGGCTCCAGCAGATGCAATTTTTAGAACCGAATCTCCAATTCAATTATTGGAAAGAGTTAAGAGAGTGCATGGTGAATGGATTAAGCCAGGGCATAGAAGTGGTAACAATACACACAACGTATCTGCTACAATCTCAATTAGAGAGCATGAGTGGGATGCGGTTGGGCAATGGATGTGGGATAATAAAGAATTCTACAATGGACTTTCAGTATTACCTTATGATGGTGGAACTTATATTCAAGCTCCATTTGAAGATTGCACTAAAGAGAAGTACGAAGAACTTATGAAAACATTACATGATGTTGATTTAAGTAAAGTTGTAGAATTGGAAGATACAACTGACTTAAGTGGTGAGTTGGCATGTGCAGGGGGAGCTTGTGAAGTTAAATAAAGAAAGAGAGGAGCTGTATTACTTTGAAGGTAGTAGGATAGTGTTTACACCTGAATACCACATAGAGCGTGGCTATTGTTGTGGTAATGGGTGTAGACACTGTCCTTACGAACCTAAACACATAAAAGGAAATATAGAATTAGAAAAACAATATAAAACAATAAACGATGGTAACGATTAAAAAATTTGGAGCAGAATGGTGTGGACCATGCAGAATGCTAAAACCTGTTTTGGAACAATTAAAAGAAGAATTTAATGGTAAGGCAACTTTCATTGAATATGACGTAGATAATTCTCCAAATGAAGCACAACAATATAATGTAACTTCAATTCCATTAGTTATTGTTGAAAAGGATGGTGTTGTTGTTGAAAGATTTCAAGGATTAACTTCAAAGGTAGCTTATAAAAACGCTATCAATGAAGCAATAGGATAAAAAATATTAATAAAGGTTACATGGCTATTTTAAGAGGGCAAACTCATCCTGCCGCTAAACTGACAGATGAGCAAGTTCTAAACATCAGAAGATTATGGAATATGGGTCACCGAAACGTAAAGGTGATTGCAAGAAACAATAAAGTTTCCCCAGCCAATGTAATGAAGATTATCCAACGTAAAACTTGGAATCATCTAAATGAATTTTGGTCTGGTAGTATATGAAAGTAGAAGGAAAACAATATTGTGACATATCCAAATTCTCAATAAGAGAAATCAATAAGAATATTGCAAAGGATATTATTGTCAATAACCATTACAGTGGTATATGGACAAAGGTATCCTATGCTATTGGCTTGTTTTATATATCCGAAGATGAACATAATTTTTTTAGTGGTGTAAACGAACAATTAGTTGGAGTTGCCTGTTATGGTGACCCGGTTGGTAGAAACGCCGGAGCATCAATTTCCGAATTACTTCCTAGAGATGGTGTATTAGAATTGACAAGACTATTCGTATTCGATGGGTATGGTAGTAACATTGAAAGTTGGTTCGTTGGACAAACTTTCGAATGGTTAAGAACTAATGTACCTCGTATCAAAGCACTTATATCTTATTCAGACCCAAATGCTGGGCACTTAGGAACGGTATATCAAGCTACCAATTGGATATATCAGGGTAATAAAATCAGATGGTCAGATAGTTGGAGTTTCAAATGGAGTGAAGATGATGAATGGCATCATTCTCGGACATCTTATGTGAAGTACGGAACGAATGACCCGAAGATAATTCAGACAATGGTTACAAGCCCATTCTGGATTAAAAGAGAACCCCGTAAGCACCGATATGTGTATATTCTAACCAAAGATAAGAAGGAGCGTAAAGCCCTCTTAAAATCACTTAAACATGAGGTCTTTCCGTATCCAAAGGTAGAGTTGGATATTATTGATGAAGTTCATAGAATGGACCCGATAGATTTGGTAGTTTCAGAATAATTTCGTATATTTGTATAAATTTATGATATGGCAGTATCTAAAGGACCAATAGAAAAACCCACAAAGTTTGAACACGTATATAAAGATGATGATGGGGTTGAATCAGTTTGGAAATATGATTTAAAGAAATTTCCAAATGGACCTATTGAAGTAACAAACAAATATCCAGCCGGCTATGATAAACAAATGAAGCAAAGAGCAAAGTTGGCAAAGTTGGAAAAGAAACAATCAACATTGGAAAAAGCATTAGCAAATGGCAAAGCTAACAAAGGATAAGGAAGGTTATTATATAATTGATAGTTGGGAAAAGTTGGAAGAATGGCAGAAGATGACAAACCTAACGCCGGCTGAAAAAAAGAAATTAAAAAAGGAATTGGAAACCAATCCACCTAAAAAAGATAAAAAGAAATTCTGGTAATGAAAGTAGAAGGTAAACAATATTGTGATGTAAGTAAAGTGTACATCGCACCAATAGCTAAAAATATCGCAAAAGATATTATTGTTCAGAGACACTATACTCACGCTTGGACATCTTGCCGTTATGCATTAGGTATCTATTATAAATCAGAAGATGCTATGACCTTTGATGGTGATAAACTTATAGGTTGTATTATTTACGGATTCCCTGTTGGAGCAAAAGCAGCAACATCTGTTTGTGAAGGATTGACTAAAGATAACATTTTAGAATTGACCCGTTTGTATTGTGATGATGGTTATGGTTCTAATATTGAATCATATGCAATATCACAATCGTTTAAGTGGATTAAAGAAAATGATAAAAATATTAAGTTGTTACTATCTTATGCTGATGCAGGACAACAACACTTAGGAGCAATTTATCAAGCTACCAATTGGATATATCAGGGTATTTCATCTGATATTGCATTAATGCCAAATTGGGGTATATCTTTGCAAGAAAATCCTTACAAATGGATTCATAGTAGAACTGTATTCAGTAAATGGGGTAGTGGTAACTTAGAGCATTTAAAAAATGAAATTGGTAAAGAAGGTTATCAATACTTTTGGAGAAGAATGGAGCCACCAAAGCACCGATATGTACAATTACTTCCACAAGATAAGAAAGAAAGAAAGGCTATGATGAAGGCACTCAAACATCCCATCAAATCATATCCAAAAAGTGCTACCGATTTTAACACCGAAGTGGTAAGACATGAAACGAATTATGTAGCACCTGAAGGGGCTGAAAACTATTGGTAATATGTAACTCATTGATAATCAATTGATTATAAATTATCCCCTAATTTATTTGGCAAATTGGGGGATTTTTCGTATCTTTACATAGTAAAATTTTTAAAATCATAAAACATAAAAGAATGAATTTATTTGCAAATAAACCGGAATCAGTTAAAGATGTTCAGTTAGGAAATATGCCCACTACATATGAGGGATATTTATATCGTTTTACCGATATGGATACCAATAGAGTATATGTTGGTGTCCATAAAGGATATGTTGGTGATGGTTATTGGCATTCATCACAAAATAAAGAGTTTAATAAACTATTATCTAATACCGATTCTAATCTTAAATTTGAAATTTTAGAATATGGTGATTATAATCAAATGACTGTGTCGGAACACAAAATACTTTCTGAAGCTGATGCTAAAAACAATCCTATGTATTTCAATTTAACAAATGGAGCTCCAAAGTATAAACCAATTGATGTGGATAAAGTTAAGGAGTTAGTTGCAAGAATTGAAAATGGCGAATTTACATTGGATACAAAAGAATCAATAGAAGAAGTAAGTAAGTACTTTAAGTTACAGGTAAGGTTTTTAGAAAATCCTGAGCATGTAAGAGAAATTTCAGAAAAGATTGATGATGCGGGTGGAAATACTGATAAATGTAACCCAGTGGTTGTAGCTAAAGCTAGACAAGCTGGTAATAATGTTATTATTGATGGAAACCATACAGTTGCTGGTATTCTTAAATCAAAGCATGGTAGAGATGTTATTGTTGCTGTAATTCCTGAAGATGTACATAATGAATATACAAATGAGGAATTAATAGCAGTTGGTAATCTTTTAAATAGACCTTCTGATGTAGTAAAGCAACGTGCTAGTAAGTTGGATATGATAAAATATATCCAAACTCAACACTTAAAAGGAGTACCAGTAAATGATTCATCTAACAAAGAGTTTCTTAAAGAAATGAAGTTTACAAATAAACAAATAAAATCAATTCTTTTAGAAGCTCAGAAAGAAATAGATAAAGATGATTTAAAGAAGGCCAATCAATTGTGGATTGATTATACAACTGGGTCTGGTAAGAAAGCTTTGGAAGCAAAAAAAGATAGTACTAAAGATAAAGATACAATGTGTATAGCTTTATCATCAGCAATGTTTAAGTGGGATAATATTTTTAATCATATATTTAGTGAAACTGAAATTGATAAGAAAACAAAAAGTAGAGAAAAGACAAAATCAAAGTTGGTTATATTGGTTCATCACAACGGACCAGCTGCTGAAGATAAGTGGAAGCAAGATTATCAACCGGATGCAATTGCAAAATTAAAATATTTCTTACATCCACTTAAATATACATTTCAAATTATTGAAATGCAAACAACAATTACAAATCAATTAGATTAATGAATTTTTGGGAAGGGCAATTAAGTAAAGAAGCAAGGCGTGTTTTGGTGATACCTAATATCACCAATTCCGCTAATATAGAAAAGGATTCATTCGTTGATGTTATCTATAACCATATAAAAGGTTTAGAGCAACACGGAGAATACTTTTGGAATATTATACTACCCGAGCCGGTTAAGAAATTGAATTTACTAAATGTAAAGCAGCATATCTTACCCTTCTCTGGTGATATGATTAAAATGCGTACCTATCCGCCGGATTTCAATAAGCTGTTAGAAACATTAGAGTATGATGTTATCTATTCACATTTGCCTGATTGGCCTCAAGTTGGAAGATATAAGAATTCATTTGATACTAAAATAATTGGATATTGCCATTGGTGGGAAATGAAATCCTGCAATGCGGAAGATAGAAAAAATAAATGGAGATGGATGCCAATTGAATTATTAGGTATATCTCAAATGGAAACTTGCTACCTTAATACACAAGACCAAAAGAATAGAGTATTAGAAGAAGCTAAGATTTGGTTCAATGATGAGTTTGTTAAAAAGCTAGATGATATTTTAGTGGTATGGAACTTAGGTTTACCAAAACAAAATGTAATAGAATCAGCATCGGAAGAAAAACGAAATATTATAGTATTCAATCATAGAGCAGCAGCTTATAAAGGTTATCCCGCTTTCATTAAATTGATGGAAGAATATAGGGAACGTAGACAAGATTTTAGTGTATGGGTGCCTCAATTAAAAGGAACACCGGAACATAATTGGATTGATGCTACTAAACTTCCAAAGCATGAATATTATGGTAGATTACAACAATGTAAAGTTGGTATTCAAATGAGGCAAACAAATTATGGTTGGAGTGTATCGGCAACGGATTGCTTGATGAATGGTACACCAATGATATATCAAGAATCACTATGTTATCAGGAAATAGAACCAAACGGATTGTTCTTTAAATTTAAAAAAGACCTATTTGAACTATTAGACAAGATATTGGATGACGATACTTATAGAAAAGAAAGAGAACAAAAAAGTATTGAAAGAGCATTAGAACTTTCAGAAAATGAAGGAAAGATGCTTATTGAATTACATAAAAAATTAAAAGAATAGATGTATCAAAATTGTTATTATCAAAGAGAAAAGAATTTAGTGCACATTTGGGATGATAAATTGGGATACCGCACTTTCCCATATAGTAGATATGCTTATGAGAAAGCTGATAGAGGTGAATATGTTTCTCTTTATGGTGATAGGCTAACTAAAATATGGAAATTCAAAAAAGATGATCCTGAATTATTTGAATCTGATGTTCCTGAAACCACACGTGTTTTAGTTGATACCTATACCGATTCCGATATTCCATCGGAAGGGCATGTTACGCTTACATACGATATTGAGGTTGAAATGGAAACGGGTTTGCCTGATATGGAAAAAGCAGAGAACGAACTTACAGCGATAGGTTTGCACGATTCTGCTACTGACCATTATTGGGTTCTTATTATGGATAAGGCTGGTAAGATGAAAGAAAGTAATACCGGTAATAGAACTGTAATTCCATTTAGAGATGAAAGGGATATGATTTTAAAGTATTTGGATTTGTATGAAATGATAAATCCAAGTATTGTTACTGGGTGGAACATTGATTATTTTGATACTCCTTACTTATACAATCGTATTAAACGATTATTGGGTGCTAAACACGCTAATAGGCTATCACCAATCGGAGAATGTTTCTGGTCACCATATCGTAAGAGATTCTTTATGGCAGGTGTATCGTATTTGGACTACTTACAATTATATCGTACATACACTTATTCAGAATTGGATAACTATCGTTTAGATTCTATCGCTATGAAAGAACTTAAACGTGGTAAGGTTGAATATAAAGGTAACTTAGATGAATTGTTTAAGAATGATATTGAAAAGTTTATTGAGTATAACTTAATTGACGTTGACCTCGTAGTATCATTGGATAGAAAATTACAATTCATTGATTTGTGTAGAGGTATATGCCACGCTGGACATGTTCCGTATGAAGATTTCGTTTACTCATCTAAATACTTAGAGGGTGCGATGCTTACTTACCTTAAAAGAAAGAATATTGTAGCACCAAACAAACCTGCGGATAGACAAGAACGTATGGAAGCAATCCGTGAGAATCACGAAGAGAAGTTTATTGGAGCATATGTTAAAGCACCTATCGTTGGTAAATACGAATGGATATATGACTTGGATTTAACTTCACTTTACCCATCAATCATTATGACTGTAAACATCAGTCCTGAAACTAAGATTGGTAAGATTAATGATTGGGATGCACAAAAGTTTATGAAAGGTGAAGTTGATATGTACACAATTGGTGATAGGCAGATTACAAAAGAAAACTTAAAGAAACTATTTGAAGAAGCTAAGTGTTCGGTAGCATCAAATGGTGTCCTATATAAAACTGATAAGCCGGGTTGTATCCCTGATATTCTTAATTTATGGTTTGACCAAAGGGTTGAATTCCGTAAGTTGGAGAAGAAGTTTGGTGAAGCTGGTGATAAAGAAAAATACGCATTTTATAAGAAAAGACAGCTGGTACAAAAGATTCTATTGAACTCTCTTTATGGAGTATTAGGATTACCTGCTTTCCGTTTCTATGATGTGGATAACGCTGAGGCGGTAACACTAACAGGTCAGACCGTAATTAAATCAACTGCGGATATGGCTAACATTAAATACAACAAAGAGTTGGGAACTAAAGGCGGTGATTATAACATTTATATTGATACTGATTCCGTATTCTTTTCAGCAGTTCCTATCTTAGATTTTAGATTTCCTGATTGGAAACAAAGAGAAGATAGTGAGATTGCACAATTAGTGGATGGTATAGCTGGTGAAACGCAGGATTTCTTAAATAACTTTTATGATGTATTGGCTGAAAAAATATTCAACGTAGCAAAAGAAAAACATCGTTTCCAAATTAAAAAAGAGTTTGTTAGTAGAAGTGGTATTTGGATTGCTAAGAAAAGATACGCACAATGGATTGTGGCTGAGAATGGTATTCCGATGGATAGATTGGATGTGAAAGGATTGGACGTAGTACGTTCATCGTATCCGGCCGAGTTCCGTAAATTTATGGGTGAAGTTCTTATTCAAATTCTAAAAGGTGATACTGAAGATATTTTGACTGATAAGATTCAGGCATTCAAAAAAGATTTGGTTAATATGGATGTAACTTCAATAGCTAAGAATTCGGCTGTAAAGGAATTATCTAAGTACATGCCTAAGAAACCAACGGCAATGTTCCAATTTGCATCAGCAACTCCGGCGCACGTTAAAGCAGCAATTGCACATAATCAATTATTAGTTCACTTTAAATCTCCATCTAAATACGAACCAATGAGAGATGGTGATAAAGTTAAATGGGTATATCTAAAACAAAACCCATACGGATTAGAGGGATTGGCATTTAAAGGATATAATGATTCACCTGAGATTATGGAGTTGGTAACTCAATATATTGATTATGACAAAATCTTTGAAAGGGAGTTATTAAAGAAATTAGAGGATTTTTATGGAGCATTAGGATGGGGAGAGGTACTTTCCGCAGCTAAAACCGCTGAAAAATTCTTTTCATTTTAATTTGGTAGATTGAATAATTTTTCGTATATTTGTATTTCTAAAACTTAAACTATAAAAAGTATATTATGAACAAAAGTAAATTTGATGGTTTTATCAATCGTTACAACCTTGGTGGTGAGATTGAATCCGTTATGGTAAAAGCCGATGGTAAGAATCTTTCAGTAAGAATGATTTCAGATGACAAAACTCTATTGGGTGATGTTACTGTAGCTGAAAAGGATTTTCCAAAAGGTGAATTTGGCATCTACACTACATCACAATTAAAAGGATTGTTGAGTGTATTGGATGAGGCAATCACTGTAGAAGAAACAACTGGAGCAGTTAAGTTCGCTGATAAAGGTACTAAGGTACAATATATGTTAGCAGCACCTTCAGTAATTCCTGCGGTACCCGATTTGAAGGCTTTGCCTGAATTTGATGCAGAGATTACACTTAATGATGACTTTATTAACAAGTTCATCAAATCTAAAGGTGCATTGGCTGATGCTGATACATTTACATTCACTTGTAAAGGTGGAAGTGGTGAAGTTATATTGGGTTATTCTTCAATTAACTCTAACCGAATTTCAATCGCTGTAGATTGTAAATGTAAAGAAGATATTGAACCAATAGCATTTTCAGCAAAGTATTTGAAAGCTATCTTAATGGCTAACAAAGGTTCTAAGACATCTTCATTAAAGATTTCATCTAAAGGATTATCACACGTATCGTTTACCGATGGTGATTACACTTCAAACTATTACCTCGTAGAAATTAAGTAATTATGAGCTTTTGGGATACCGAACCACAAAAACCTGTCTTTGACTTTGATGTTGAAAAACAAAAGTTAAAAGAAAACATGGACTATCTAATGACGATGTCTGTGCAGGAGCAAACTTTATACAAAAAGTGGGTAGAGTTGCAAGACCCTACAATGATTCAGGCTAAATCCCAAATTGCATCTTATTATGACCTTCAATGGAGACCAACTGACATCAACAATAAGGAGCTAACGATAAAAGAAATTGAATCGTTAGACCCTTACGTTGAGATTGTGGATGATGCCAAAGAATCTACTAAGTGGGCAGCGGTAAGACGAATGATTCACACAATGGATTTTACAGCAAACCCTGGCAGAAATGTAAAGATTAATGTAAAAGATAGAACAAGCGGAAAGTTATTAGGTCAAATCTCTTTAGCATCCGATGTAACCGCATTAGGTGTGAGAGATAACTTCATTGGTTGGACTAAAGATGATAAATTTGTAAAAGGTAAGTTAAATAATACAACTATTGCTTCTACAATTGTATGTACTCAACCATTGGGTTATAACTTCTTAGGTGGTAAGTTAATCGCTATGATGACTACGGTGCCGGAAGTAAGAGAGTATTGGAAGAAGAAATATGAGAATGTACTTATAGCAGTAGGTACAACATCTTTGTATGGTATCCATTCTCAATACAATGGTATTCCACTTTTCAAAACTTTAGGTGAATCGGCTGGTAAGATTAGCATTAAGCCGGATGATAAGTATTATGACCCTTGGCATCAATGGTTAAAAGAAAATCGTGCCGAATGGTATAAAGAAAATATATCAGATGAGAGAGCTCGTAATGGTGCTAACATGGGATATGAAGCTAACGGACCTGTTAGTGGTATCAAACAAAAGATATTAGGACAAATCTTTAAAGAATGTGGTATTAAGGCAACTGAATATCATCACGGATTTAAAAGAGGTGTGTATATGGCTATGATGTATGAGAATGGTTGTGAATTCCTTCGTAACGAAATTACCGAAGATAAACTAATCATCAAAGATAAGTTTAAGCAAGGTACAGAATACATCAATAAATGGTGGAAAAAACACGCTATTAGTAGATACACAAAACTACATGATGAAGGCAGAATCAAACCTGAACATTTATTCTACATAGATGCGATTGGAATCAGCTGGGAAGAAATGAAAGAAAAATATTTGGGAGAAGTAGGAAGATAAAAAAAAATAAAATTATGGCAAAGAAAAAACAAAAAGAAGAAGTAAAAGAAGTTGAATTTGAAACCCCAACTCAAAATGATCTGGGTGTAATTTCAATCCAACAAAAAAAATATGAAGATTGTGAATGGTGTTTTCAATTTGATGAAGATAAACCACAAGTATTTGCTTGGACAGATGACCAATTAAATAAGCAAGAAGACCCTAAAGTAATTTTTACAATTACAAATGTAGAAAATTCTTATATTACATTTACAAATGGAGAATCTGGTAAATGTTTTAAAATATTTGCTAGAGAATTATCCGATGAAGGTAGAGTAATGAGAGAAAAACAAAGAGAAGCTTTTAGTTTAAAAGAAGCTGATATGGAAAATTTTGACCAAAAAATGGAAGAATATGCAAGTGAGAATAAAGAAGCTTAATCCAAACGCAGTAATTCCAACATACGCTAAAGCTGGTGATGCTGGAATGGATTTAGTAGCAACTTCAATAATATCAGAAACTATAACTGATGTTACCTATGGTATGGGTATAGCATTGGAAATTCCTTATGGATTTGTAGGATTAATATTTCCTCGTTCATCTGTTAGAAAATATGATTTGGCATTAACAAATTGTGTAGGTGTAATTGATAGTGGGTACAGAGGTGAGTTACAAGCTACATTCAAAAAAACTAATTGGTTGAAAGGTAATGAATCTGAAAAATACCAAATAGGTGATAGAATTGCACAAATTATGATTATACCACATCCACCTATTGAATTTGTAGAAGCAGAAGAATTATCAAATACCGAAAGAGGCGAAGGCGGATTCGGTTCAACTGGAAAATAAAAAAATATGTTTGAATATCAACAAGAAGAAAATAACCACTCATTATGGGTAGAAAAATATCGCCCAAATAAGTTGGTAGATTATGTAGGTAATGAGCACCTAAAATCAAAAGTAGAAACTTATTTAGAAAGTGGAGATGTACCACATTTACTATTATACGGTAGAGCAGGTACGGGAAAAACTACGTTAGCAAAATTAATTGTTAAATCGTTAGATTGTGATTATATGATTATCAACGCATCGGATGAAAATAACGTTGAGACTGTAAGAACAAAAGTAAAAAACTTTGCATCTTCTATGGGATTCAAACCATTTAAGATTATCATAATGGATGAGTTTGATTATATGTCACAAAACGCTCAGGCAATCCTTCGTAACTTAATGGAAACATTCTCTAAACATTGTCGATTCATCTTAACGTGCAACTATGTTGAGAAAGTAATCGAACCAATTCAGAGTAGATGTCAATCTTTCCAAATCATTCCACCAACTAAAAAGGATGTAGCAATTCAGATGAGTAAAATTTTGAAAGCTGAAGAAGTGGAGTTTGACCCAAAAGATTTAGTTCCAATAATTGATGCTAGTTATCCTGATATTCGTAAGGTAATCAATACTTGCCAACTTAACTCGCATAAAGGTAAGTTGAAAGTGGATGTGCAAAATCTATTAGAGAATGATTACAAATTAAAAGTATTGGATATTCTTAAATCAAATGATGATAAAAGAAATAAATACATGAAGTTAAGACAGGCTATAATTGATAGTAGAGCATCGGAGTTTTCAGAATTGTACACACTACTTTATGATAAGGTAGATGAATATGCAGCTGATAACACATCGGGCGTAATCCTTATTTTAGGTGATAGTATTGCTAAATCTGCGGTAGCAATTGATAAAGAAATTATAGCAGCATCAACCTTAATACAAATTTTAAATATAATATAATATGGCTAACATTATCGGACAGGGGGAGATTCCACAAATGGGCGGAATGCAACCAAAACTAGATATATCATCATCAACACCAATGGTGTGTGAAAAATGTGGATATAATGTGTTCATCCCAGCTATGAAACTTAGAAGATTATCTAAGTTGGCGTATGGTGGTGACCAAGACGTTCATATTCCATTTCAAATCGCAGTTTGTGGTGAATGTGGTGCTGAACAAGAGTTTTCAAAACAAATAGAACTTAAAGCTTTAGAAGCTAAAGATAAGATGAATAAAAAAGAAGATTAATGGCTAAAACATTATTCGACCATATAAATGCAATAACGCAAGATAAAGACCCAAAGTATTGGGATAAGCTTGATGAGAGCGATAAAAAGACATGGAGTAACTATATGATACTCCGTTTTCTTTCTATGAAATCCGAATGGATAGAGTTGATAGCAGATATATCACCTTACATTCAGGAAGCTCCACCAAAAGCAATGTATCTTGCTCTTATCGGATTGATACCAAAGACTAGAGCATTCTTAAAATATATGAAACCAGCTTCAGCCGATAAGTATGAAGGTTGGGTTATTGAGTTAGTTGCAAAGTATTATGAAGTATCTAAGTTAGAAGCTGAGGATTATGTTCATATACTTTATCAAACAACCGCAGGTAAGCAACACATCAAAGAAATTGCGGAGGCTTATGGTACTGACACTAAGCAAATTACTAAATTAAAACTCAAAGTTTAATTTGGTATATTCACCATTTTTTCGTATCTTTACATTATGGCAAAAGTATCATTTTCGCAGTACTCAATGTGGAGTAGCTGCCCACAACAATATAAGTTAAATTACATAGATAAGTTAGGTGAAAGTTCTGGAAACATTCATACTATCTTTGGTAGTTCAATGCACGAAACTATTCAACACTATCTTTCAGTAATGTATGGTGTATCCAAAAAACAAGCCGATGAGATTAATTTGGATAAATTATTATTAGATAGATTGAAAGAAAACTTTACTAAAGAAAAAGAAGCCCTTAGTGAAGGAACTCCGTGTACTCAAATTGAATTAGAAGAATTTTATGGTGATGGTAGAAGAATATTAGAATGGTTAAAAAAGAATCTTAATAAATTCTATTCTAAATCAGGATTTGAATTAGTTGGTATTGAGATTCCACTTAATGCTAAAATCAAAGAAGGGGTTCATTTTATTGGATTCATAGATATTGTACTTAGAGATTTAGCAGAGAACTCAATTATCATTATTGACCTTAAAACATCAACTCAAGGTTGGAATCAATACCAAAAAGCTGATAAGTTTAAGAACGCACAAATACTATTATATAAAAAATATTACTCAGAATTATTTAATATTCCACTTTCCAAAATTAGAGTTGAATATCAAATTATGAGAAGGAAGTTGCCCGAAGATTCGGCATTTCCAATTCCTTACATATCAAAACATGCTCCTTCGCATGGAGCACCATCAGTTACAAAAGCACATGATGAATTTATGGAATTTATCAATACGGTGTTTAATGATGATGGAACTTATAAAGATATTCAGTTCCCCAAAGTACCGGGTACCAACAAAAAGAATTGTAAATGGTGTGAGTTCTTAGGAAAGCATTGTGATGGTAAGGCTGATAAATAAAAAAAGTTCTTTAAAAATAGTTGTTTTTTATTTTTATAATATACTTATATATACAAATATATAAATTAATATTATAATGACTCAAGAAAACACAAAATTAACAACTGTGAAAATCTTGAAAGATGTTTACTCATCCTTTAAAAAAGTATCATTCACATCAGATGTAACACTTCAGAAGTTAGTAAATCGAACTGTGGAAAGATATGTTAATGATGAAGATTTCAGAAAAGAAATGAATGAGTATTTAAAACTTCAAGTTTCAGGTTCACAATTTTAAAATTAGTTATGGCAAAGAAAAAAATATTGTTACTTTCAGATGATTTAAGAATGGCGAGTGGTATCGCTACAATGTCTAAGGAATTGGTTTTAGGAACTGCTCACAAATACGATTGGTTTCAAGTAGGTGCGGCAATTAATCACCCAGAAGCAGGTAAAGTTTTAGATGTAAGTGAAGACATCCAAAAAAATTATGGAATTGCAGATGCTAATGTAAAAATTTTACCTTGGAATGGTTATGGTAATGCGGATTTGATTAGGCAACTAATTAACGCAGAAAGACCAGATGCTATCCTACACTTTACTGACCCTCGTTATTGGACTTGGTTATATGATATTGAGCACGAAATTAGACAAAACGTACCACTATTATTTTACGCAATTTGGGATGATTTACCAGACCCAATGTATAATCGTAACTTCTATGAAAGTTGTGATTGGATTGGTTGTATATCTCGCCAAACATATGGTATCATTAAAAGAATTAGTGCAAGAATTGATAAACCAACTTGGAAACCAAAAGCTGATTGGCAAGTAGGATACGTACCACATGGTATTAATACTGATATATACAAACCGGAAGAAGTTTCGGCAGAATTCAAAAAAGATGTATTAGGTGATAAAGAATACGATTTTGTTCTTTATTGGTCAAATCGTAATATTAGAAGAAAGCAACCAGCTGATGTTATATATGCTTATAAATTATTTTGTGACAAGATTGGAAAAGAAAAAGCAGATAAGTGCTTACTATTAATGCATACACAACCGGTGGATGAAAATGGAACTGACCTTTATGCTGTTATCGAAGCTGTAGCATCTGATGTTAATATTAAGTTTTCAGAAAAAAGAAGGTCACAACAAGAATTGAATCTTATCTATAATATAGTAGATTGTACAATCAACATCGCTAACAACGAAGGATTTGGATTAGCAACTGCAGAATCGGTAATGGCTGGTACACCAATCATCGTAAATGTAACTGGTGGATTGCAAGACCAATGTGGATTTAAAGTAGAAGGCAATGTATTAGTTGCTGACGATTATATTAAAATTGGTTCATTACATGAGTGGAGAAAATGGGAAGCCAAAGCAGAACCTGGTCCTTGGGCTATTCCGGTATGGAGTAGAGCAATGGCATTAGCAGGTTCAGTACCAACGCCTTATATTTGGGATGATAGAGTTGATGTAACCGAAGTTGCTGAAGCAATTGAGAAAATGTATAACACACCAAAAGAAGAAAGAAAAGCAAACGCTCTTAAAGGTAGAGAACATTTTATAAACGAAGCAGGATTATCTCATACAAATATGTGCCAAACATTAATTGATGGAATTGAATCAACATTTGAAAATTGGAAACCTCGCCAAAGATTTGAGGTATTTAAAGTTAAATAAGTTATAGTATATGAATAAACCAACATTAGTATTTCAGGGACCTATTTTTACTAGAAGTGGGTATGGTGACCATTGTAGAGATTTGATGAAATCACTTCGTAAGATGGATAAGTACGATATAAAGATTATTCCACTTCGTTGGGGTAATACACCACAAAACCAAGTAAGTGATGATGATGATTTTGGCCGCTGGATGTTAGAGAGAGTAATTGGTGAGATTGGTGATAAACCGGATGTGTTTATGCAAGTTTCAGTAGCAAATGAATTTGAACCAAAAGGACATTATAACATTGGTGTAACTGCTGGTGTAGAAACTACAATTTGTCCAAAAGATTTTATTGATGGGTCTAATAAAATGGATTTGATTATAGTACCATCTAAATTTACAATGCAAAACTTAGCAGGTACAGTATATCAACAAAAAAATCAACAAACTGGAGAAATTGTTGGTGAAATAAAATTACAAAAACCAATTGAAGTTTTGTTCGAAGGTGTTGATACTGAAATATTCAATAAAGGATTTGAAAGACCTGGTGATAAAGCTGACATATTAGAAAATATAAAAGAAGATTTTTGTTTCTTAGTTGTTGGTCATTGGTTAAAGGGTAATTTGGGACAAGATAGAAAAGATATTGGAATGACTTTAAAAACATTCGCAACTGTATTTCAACACACTCCGAAGGATAAAAAACCTGCTCTTTTAATAAAAACATCACACGCTGGATTTAGTGTTATTGATAGAGAAAACATTAGACAAAAAATAGAAGATGTTGTAAAATCATTTGGTCAAAAATGTCCACCAATTTATTTGTTACATGGTGACATGGAAGAAACAGATATGAGTAATCTTTATCATCATCCAAAAATAAAAGCAATGATTTCATTCACAAAAGGTGAAGGGTATGGTAGACCAATGGCTGAGTTTACTTTGACAGGTAAACCAATTATAGCTAGTGGTTGGAGTGGGCATATGGATTTCCTACCAGCTGAACACACTGTGTTTTTGGAAGGTACACTAACTCAAATTGATGAATCCGCTGCTGACCAATTTATTCTAAAGGAAGCACAATGGTTTAGTGCAAATTATTCAAATGCAGCTAATAAGATATATGATGTTTATAAAAATTATAATTCTTATTTAGAAAAATCAGAAGGGCTACGAGAAAATACTTTAAAAAATTTCACATTAGAAAAAATGCATGAAAGATTTACTAATATTGTTGATTCGTACATAAAACCACAGCCAAAATTAGTACCATTTAATATTCCAAAATTAAATACATCTAAAATGCAAATTCCAAAACTTAATAAAGTTTAACAATGCCATTTGTACAACAATATGATAAAATAATAGAATCCGAAAAAAAAGTTTCTAAAAGTTTAGTAAGACCAAGAAACATTTATAAGATTACTTCGTATGAGTATGTTGATGGGACTAGAAAATCTTTATCTGGACCCGAAACTGCTATCGTTTTTGTTTTTGGAATTTACGATAAAAAACTCGTAGGTTTAAAAATAACTGAAATAAAGCCTGAAGATTTTTTTAAATGGCTTAAAAAATTATTTTTAACAAATCTTACCGAAGAATCTATTTCTCAATCTAAAATGCTTGAAGAGTTGTTACAAATAGGTGATAGGGCCGGTTCTAATATTTACGAATCTCATGTAAAAAATAAAAGAATAGGAACAACAAATAAAGAACTTTATAGGACATACACTATTACTGGTGTTAAACAAATATCAGAAGTGATAATAAAAAAAGATTATATAAAGCAATATATTAAAATTTTAAAGAAGTTATAATAAGTTATGATAAATGTTACATATGCAATTACGGTTTGTAATGAAATAAATGAAATTACAAATCTTATTAATTTCCTACATCCTAGATTAAAAGAAGAAGATGAAATATTAGTTCAGTATGATTCTGATTCATCTACAAATCAAATAAAAGATTATTTAAAAATAATAGCTCAATTGCATAAAAATATTAGAGTAATAGAGTTTGCTTTAAATAAAGATTTTGCTTCTTTTAAGAATAATTTAAAGAATCATGCAAATGGTATTTTTATATTTCAAATTGATGCGGATGAAATACCATCCGAATACTTAGTCGAAAATATACACAGCTTTTTAGAATATAATAAAGATGTTGACCTTTTCTTTGTTCCTCGTATTAATACTGTTGAAGGATTAACAAAACAACATATCCAAAAATGGAAATGGCAAGTTAATGAAAACGGATGGATAAATTTTCCTGATTACCAAACTCGCCTTTATAGAAGAACTTCTGAAATCGAATGGAGCGGTAAAGTGCATGAGCGAATTATAGGATACAATACTTTATCGGTTTTACCACAAGAAGAAATTTATTGTTTATATCATCATAAGCAAATTGAAAGACAAGAAAAACAAAACGCTTTGTATGATACAATCTAAGATAGCTTTCCTAACTGAAATGGGATTTGTTGGAAAAGTTCCAGCTAATCATCCAAATATGAGAACGGAGTTTGCTTGGATGCATGCTTTAGATGCTGACCATTATAATCTTCATCTATTTGGTTCTGATAAAAATTTGACAGGATATGACCATGTCTTTATTATATTTCCAAAAGGTAAAACATTTTTAAGTTCGGAGGGCAGTACATTGGTAAGAGGTACTAATCCAGTTTCTGAATTATTGAGGCAAGATATAGTTGAAAGAATTAAAGCAAAAGGTAATGGTTCGGTTCACTATATTCAAGAAGGACCTCATTGGTGGTATAACGATTACGAAATATCAGACCAAGTTTATTTCTATAACTTTTTAGCAAGTTGTGATTCAATTTTCACACATAATGATTCTGATGTATATTACTATAAAGGATTGTTTCCTAATAAAAAGGTAAGACCTATTGGTACATTAATGATTGATACTTTAATTAAAGATATTGTACCAACAAAAGAAGATAAAGCAATTATAGGTGGTAACTTCGCAAGATGGTATGGTGGGTTTGAGAGTTATATGATAGCTGGTAATTTCGAAGTTCCTATTTGGGCACAAACATCACATGCTATGAGAATTGGTGAGGATAGTGTGGATAATCTAACTCACTTACCTCGAATGATGTGGAACGAATGGATGGCTGTATTATCAACATTCAAATACGGAGTTCATATGATGCCAACGGTAGCAGCTGGAACATTTGCTCTTAATTGTGCATATTTTGGAATACCTTGTATTGGAAATCAAGATGTAGATACTCAATTACTTTGTCATCCATCTTTATCGGTAGCAGTGAATGATTTGGAAACTGCAAGAGAATTGGCAATACAATTAAGAAATGATAAAGAGTTTTATAATCAATGTTCAGAAATAGCAAAATCAAATTATGAAGCTTGTTTTTCAAAGGAAGTTTGGTTACAACGAATAAAAAGAGAATTATGATAACAGTTATATTAAATGGTTACAAAAGAGGTGCTAATCTTAATGAACAAATGGAAGCACTTAAAAAACAAACTGTTCAGCCGGATGAGATATTGGTGTGGTATAATAACCCTGATGATAATGAATTAATCAATTACGATATTGGTACAGAAGTTCCCGTTGCATATTGTAATTACAACTTTGGTGTGTGGGCACGATTTGCTTTCGCATTTATGGCTCGTAATCCTTATGTATGTATATTTGATGATGATACAATACCTGGTTCAAAGTGGCTAGAGAATTGTATGAACACAATGAAAGAAAATGAAGGTTTGTTGGGGACGGTGGGACTACTTTATTTGAATCCACTATCAGCAGAACATTCATCTTATTACGAACACTATTTACGATTTGGATGGCCGGAAGCTGGTAATAATGATAAGACTATTCAAGTTGATTTAGTTGGGCATAGTTGGTTCTTTAAAAAAGAATGGTTATCTTATATGTGGATGGAGCAACCTGACCCAAAATATAATACATGCGGTGAGGATATGCACTTCTCTTATATGTTACAAAAATATGCTGGAATAAAAACATTTGTACCACCACATCCTCGTTCTGATAAAGAAATGTGGGGAAGTACAAAAGGAGCAACTTATGGTGGTGATGCTAACTCACTTTGGGAATCAAACCAAAAAAGTGTAGAAGGTGTACCATTCAAACAATTAATGAATGATTATTTTCATAAACAAAGACAAAAAGGTTGGAAATTAGTAAATGAATAAGAAACACCCAATATTAGTATGTTTTGGAACTAGACCTGAGTGGTTAAAGGTAAAGCCTTTGATTGATATAATGGATAGAAGTGAATACAAACTACTATTCACAGGTCAGCATGAAGACCTACTAGCAGATATAAGAGTTGATTTTAGAGTAAATATAGAAGAAAGTTTTCGTCATACTAGATTAGATTCTATTATGATTGCTTGTATGGAATATTTTCCAAATTACAAGTTCAGCGGTGTGTTGGTGCAAGGTGATACAGCCTCCGCTTTTGCCTGTGCGTTAGCAGCGTTTCATAGAGGAATAAAGGTTTACTATTTAGAAGCGGGACTCCGTAGTTACGATTTAGAAAATCCTTATCCAGAGGAAGGTTACAGACAAATGATAGCACGCTTGGCAGATGTAAACTTTGCGCCAACACAACTTTCCGCTGAAAACTTAGATGCGGAAAGAGTAAAAGGAGATATTCATATAGTTGGAAATACTGTATTGGATAATCTCCTAAAGTATGACAAAGGTAGTTATGGTGATACTATCTTAGTAACAATGCATCGTAGAGAAAACTTTTATTGGATGGATGAATGGTTTAAGCAGATTAATCAGTTAGCAATTGATTATCCACAGTATAAATTTATACTACCAATGCATCCAAATCCAAACGTTCAAAAGCATAAGGGGTTATTGACAAACATAAATGTTGTTGAACCCCTTACGCACGATGAAACTATTAACATTCTAAAGGATTCTAAGTTAGTAATAACTGATAGTGGTGGATTGCAAGAGGAAGGGGCTTTCTTTAACAAAAAAGTAATAGTTTGTAGAAAAGTAACAGAAAGACCAGAGGGGAAAGGTTCTGGGCATTTATTTGTTTGCGAAACCCCAGAAAAACTATCCGATTTATTTTGTGAATTAGAAAAAAATCCGTATATTTGTAAACCTTGTCCATATGGAGATGGGAAAGCATCGGAAAAAATTTATAAAATATTAAAAGATGAATTATAAAGTTACGTTTTTAAATCATGCATCGTTTTCAATTGAAACAGACAATTCAATTACATTAGTTGACCCTTGGTATTTTGGTAGAATATTCAATAATAGTTGGTCTTTACTTAAAGATACTGATGATAGTAAAATTGATTATTCAAAAGTAAAATATATTTCGGTATCACATGAACACCCAGACCATTTACATTGGCCTACATTAAAATACATTAAAACAAAAACTGATAACGAAATTACAATTATATTTCCTCGTAGAACTAATCCAAATGTAATGGATGAATGTAAAAAGCTTGGATACAGTTTTGCATACATTGACCATTATATTGAAACTGAAATAGAAGAAGGGTTTACAATAACAGCATTTCCTGAAGGACATGATAGCGCATTGGTTTATAGAATTGGTGATGATGTGATTTGTAATCAGAATGATGCTTATTTAGATGATGAAGTTCTTCCTCGAATGAAACAAATGTTTCCTAAAATTGATTTATGGTTATTCCAATTTAGTTTAGCTGGTTATTATGGTAATAGTACCGAACCAAATGCAATTATTGAAAAAGGTACAAAATTTCATATAGATAAATTTATTAGATACCAAAATTATCTTCAACCAAAAATGAGTGTACCATTTGCTAGTTATGTTTATTTTTGTAAGCAATACAATGACTACATAAATGATTACGCTGTTAGTTTGAATGACTTACTTCCACTTACAAAATATAAAACTCAAATACCATTTTACAATGAAGAAATATCATTAACATCAAATGAAAATAATGATACCAATATTGTTAAATGGAATGATGTTATAGCAAATTGTAGAAAAGAAATAACTACTGTTAGTGATTTCCCAAGCGAAGATTCTATTATAAATGAACTTAATAAATTATATGATTCGGGTTATAGAATAGAAGGTCCTGGTATGGTAATACTTGAATTTTTTGATTATAGTAAAAATTTACTTATTGATACAAAGAATAAACAATTTGTGTTTATAACTAAAGAAGAAACACCAACCCAATGGATAGCTGGTATTTTGCCCGGAGAAGAATTGATGGCTTATTTAAAAACTCCTTGGGGTGGTGATACACTAAACATAACCGGTGCTTTTATTAAAAAACATCAACAATTATGGCACATTTTTTTAATGGCAAGAGAACATTTATACCATAGATAATATGAGAAATAAACAATTTCAAAAAGAACTAACTTTTTTCTTAAATAAATTAAGAAATAACCAAAACTTTGCCTTCGTAAGATTTTCTGATGGTGAGCAATATATTCTTGATAACCAAGAATTAAAATTAGATGATAATCTTATTCAAATTGGTGAGCATAAGCAAGGTGGTTTATATAAATCGCAAGATTTTAAACACTTTGACCCAATAGAACATGCACATATTAGAGAATTATTATTAGAATCTGCGAAACATAAACAATCAGAATACTATAAAGGAATCGGATGTGTTTGTTGTAATGGTAGAGAATATGTTGACAAACAAATTAAAATGTTTAATGGTGATTCTGATGATTTAACTTGGGCAAATCTATGGGTTAATGGAAATTATCCAACATTTATAAGTTGGGTACTACCAGAACTTTATAATAAAAATTGTGTTATGGTTTGTCATAAAGATGCCGATACATCCAAACTACCATTTGTTGTAAAAGATTTTAGAGTTGGTTACAATGCTATGGTAAATGATTTGCATGTAATTGATGAAATTGATAATTGGATTACGGAAAATAAAATAGAAAATCACGTATTTCTTTTCTCAGCATCATCATTTACAAATATAGCTACTTATAAACTATATAAAAAACACCCAAATAACACCTTTATTGATATTGGTACTTGCTTAACACCATTAATGAAAATGCCAACAGAAAGAGATTATCTTCAAAGGTTTTGGTATTATAGAGGTGGTGGTGACCTTCAAAAAATATGTATATGGAATTAGTAGAATGTACGAAAGACTATTGGGAGTTTGTTAGAAAGCTTCGAATGGATGGTAGAGTAATTGATGGCTTTTTACAAACAACTCCAATTACCGAAGAACAACAGATAAAGTATATGACAGATAATTCACAACATTATCGTATTGCTTTATTAGATGGTAAGCCCGCAGGATATGTTGGTGTGATTGAAGATGATATTAGAGTATGTACCCATCCTGATTTTTTTGGAATGGGAGTTGGTAAGTTTATGATAAAATCAGCTATGGCTATATGGCCAACTGCATACGCTAAAGTAAAGCATGGTAATATTGCTAGTGATAAGTTATTCATTAGTTGTGGGTTTGAAGTAAGTGGTAGGGATGAAAACTTCACATACTATAAACTAAAAAATAAAATGGTTAGCTTAAAAAGTTCAATTACACAAAAAGGAAAATATGTTTCTAAGATTCTACACTTTGTTGGTGGAGAAAAAAGAACATTTAATGGAGTTGATACTGATTCAATTAAGCAGGGACAGTTCACAAAGTTTGAAACAAAAGATGGTAGACTTGTTATGATAAATGATAAGAATATCCTTTGTATAGAAATAATAAAAGAAGATTAACATGATTAAATTACACAACCCATACAAAATCGTAAAGATGTTTGAGGAAGAAGTGGCAGAGTACACTGGAGCTCCTTTCGCTATTTCAATTGATAGTTGCACAAATGCACTATTCCTTATTTGTAAGTACTTAGAAGTTAAAGAGGTAACCATACCATCTAAAACTTATCTATCAGTACCACAATCAATCATCCACGCCGGTGGTGAAGTTATATTTGATAGGAGACCTGAAACAAATCATTGGGTTGGGGCTTATCAATTGAAACCATATCCAATTTGGGATGCAGCTAAAAGATTTACTCAAGGTATGTATCAACCCGGAACTTATATGGGATTATCATTTCATATTAAAAAGTTACTTCCAATTTGGAAAGGTGGTATGATTCTTACTGATGACCCTAAAGCAGCTGAATGGTTTAAGAGAGCAAGATATGAGGGTAGAAGTGAGAAGTATTATAAGGATGATGATATTGAGTTCTTAGGTTGGAATATGTATATGACTCCACAACAAGCAGCACATGGATTGGCAATGATGCAAAACTTACCTTTACACAATTCGGACCAAGGTGAATTGAATGGCTATAGAGATTTAACCGAATTCACTGTTTTCAAAAATAATAAAGTTATACAATAATGATAACATTCCATAGATTAGGAGAAAATGGAAGATTAGGAAATCAATTATTTCAATATGCTGCTTTAAAGGGGTTGGCTACTAAGAATGGTTACCAAATGAAAATACCAAACCCACAAACTATGAGCTGGCATGGTCAGATTTCTTTGTTGGATAAGTTTAATATTAATTGTGAATATTTGACTCAAGAAGATGCAAATAAATTACAAAACTTATATGAAGAACCAACTTGGCAAAAATATGACTCAAACTTCTTTAGTGTACCAGACAATACAACAATAGATGGGTATTATCAAAGTATATTTTACTTTGAACATATAGCTGAGGAAATTAAAAAAGAACTTACTCCAAAGAATGAATATTTGGATAAAGGAATGAACTATATTGATTTCTTAAAAGAGCAACATCAATGTGAAATTGTTAGTGTGCATGTTAGGAGAGGTGATAATATGACTAATGGGCAAACTGGATTGATTCAAGCGTATGAACCTGATGGAATGTATGAAACTTATTTCAAAGAAGCAAAGAAAGTATTCGATGGAAAGAATGTAAAGTTCTTAGTATTCACCGGTGGGCAGAGATTCAATGAAGACAATAGTATTGATGTTGATTGGTGTAAACAATTCTTTGGCGAAGATGGATTTCTTTTTTCTGAAGGACAGGAACAAATTGATGATTATTGTAGAATAATGAGTTGTGACCATAATATACTATCACATGCAAGTAGTTTCGGATGGTGGGCAGCATATGTTAATCCAAACCCAAACAAAATAGTTGTAGCGCCAGAATGGTATCACCCCGATGAACCAACTTTAAAAAGGGAAAAATTTTACCCAAAAGAATACATTTTAAAATAAAAACAATGGAATTAATATTTGATATAGGATTTAACGTTGGTGAATTTACACAAACATGCTTTAACAAATTCCCAAATTGCTCAGTAGTGGCAGTTGAAGCTAATCCGGATTTAGCGGCTAGAGTTTCAAATCATTTTTATACAAACTACAATTTTACACTTTTAAACAATTTAGTTTCCAATAAGGAAGGAGACATGGTTGATTTTTACATATCAAAATATGCAACAGGTGTATCAACGGCTTCAACAACCTTTATGGAGAATTCTAGATTTACAAAAGGAAGTAAAAATGTTGAAGCAAATTCAATTAAATGGGAAGCTCCTATTAAAATAGAATCTATAAGTTTGGATAGTATGCTTGAAAGATTTGGTATACCCGATTTAATAAAAATTGATGTTGAGGGATATGAATTAAATGTGTTGCAGGGACTAACACAAAAAGCAAATGATATTTGTTTTGAGTGGCATGAAGAAGAAGCAGAACAATTATATAAAATATTAGACCATTTGGAAAGTTTGGGTTATGACCAATTTGGTGTCATTGGCTGGTTTGATGAAGGTGACGTATTTCCTAAAGCAACATTTTCAGATAAGGGAGACCCATATTTGGAATACCCAAAAAACTTTTACAAAAGAAGTGAATTGGAATTGGAAAAAATAATTAATTCAGAAAGACGTATAAATTATGGTATGTTTTTCGTAAAATAATAAATGAATGAAAATAGTAGCAGAACATAGTGGAGAATATGGCGATGTCATAAATAGTTTTTATAATTTAGAAAGATTTGATGATAACTCTGAAACAGAAGTATTATTTCAAGGATATGCAACATCAATTAATTCAGAACTAAAAGAAAAATATAAAAACTTTAATAAACGTACATATCTTAATTTAGAAGCACCTTGTGCATATTGTAGTACAACTAATTGTAATGATGAGCAAGAGTATTTTACACATGTATATACGTTATGTCCATATACATGTGATTGGATGAATAAAAAAAGTTCTACAAAATTTATACCAATACCATTCCCATATGCTAAAGAATCTTTTGAATCAATTGATTACACTGCCGAAAAAACATATGATGTAATTTATATGGGTCATTTATTAGGACAGGAGCATTTTAAAATAATTGATATAATGAAAAATTACAATTATGTTCATGCATCCATAAGCGGCTATCAGGCACCATATACACCAACCCATATTAATATTCAAAGTAAATTGAAATGGGATATACTTTCCAAAAGTAAAGTTTCAATAGCAATGAACTTAGCACCAATTAATAATGGACATTCTGGTTTTATAACCAAATATGATGGTTGGCAAAACAACCAAGCATTTAAAGATTTGGAAAGTGGATATATACCACAATTTAAACCAAGAGTGATAGAATCTATGGTTTGTAAAACTTTGGTTTTGGTAAAATATGACCAATGGAATGTTATAGAAAATTGGTTCACGCCAAACGAACATTTTATATATTGGTATAACTTAGAAGACCTTTTTTATAAATTATATCACATTATTCATAACTATAAATCATATCAACCAATTGTAGATGCTGCATATGAAAAAGTAAAGGAATACGAGATTGAAAAAATATATCAAAAAATGAAAAATTATGAATCACTTTAAATCAAAGTTTTTAGGAAATGAAATTTTACTATCAGATAAATGTAACTCTATATGGGGTGCTTCTCGTGGTGGTGAAATTTATGATGAGCAATTAATAGCAACTTTTTATAATAATATAATCTTTAACAGAGATACCATTAATTTTTTTGATATAGGTGCTAATACTGGTAGTTTTATATTTTTACCAATACTTAATAAATCAATTAAATGCTATGCATTCGAACCAAATCCATTGGCATTTGAAGCATTAGAAGAAAATATTAAACTTAATGGTTTAGAAGATAATGTAAAACCATTCAACTTAGGAATGTGGTCAGAAAAAAAAGAATTGGAATTAAAAGTTCCTTTAGATATGACAGATAGTGGTTTGGCAACGTTAGGAGATAACCCATCAAGATTTCAGTATGATAATAAATCTGGTGAATACAAAAACTTTAAAGTAAATTGTGAAACAATAGATGATTTAATGGAATCTTTACAATTAGAAAGTTTAGACCTTTTAAAAATTGATACGGAAGGTGCTGAACTTAACATCTTAAAAGGTGCAGAAAAAACTTTAAGAGAATATCAACCATCAATTCTTTTGGAATATGATGACAAAAATACAACACAATTTGGATATAAAAAAGATGATATAGTTGAATTATTAAAATCATATGGATACTCAACATTCAAACTTATGGCATCTTCCGATTTATACGCAAGTGTTCTTTAAAAACAAAAATTATGAATATAGAACAATTTAAAAACAAAACAATTTTAGTTACTGGAGCTAGCGGCTTCGTAGGTAAAAATTTAGTAGAGGAACTACAAAGACAGGGTTTTACAAATCTTTTAACACCATCTTCATCCGAAGTGGATTTTACGAGAGAAAACGATGTAAGAGGATATTTTCAATTACATCAACCACAAATAGTGTTACATATAGCAGGTTTAGTTGGTGGTATTGCTGCAAACAAAGCAAGACCAGCTGAGTTCTTTTATAAGAACGCAATGATGAGTGTGTTGATTAATCATTATTCTTATGTTAATGGTGTTGAGAAGTTGGTATCATTAGCAGCCGGTTGTGGGTATCCAAAAGAAATACCTGTACCATTTTCAGAAGATGATTTTTGGAATGGATTACCTGATATGAATTCGTATGGTTATTCATTGGCTAAGAAAAACTTAGTAATTGGTGGGTGGGCATATAGAGAACAATATGGTTTCAATACAACGGTATTACTACCAGCTAATCTTTACGGACCTTATGATAACTTCCATTTAGAAAATTCGCATGTAATTCCTGCATTGATTAGAAAGTTCATCGCAGCTAAAGAATCAAATTCACCTACCGTTGAAGTATGGGGAACTGGTGTAGCAACAAGAGAATTCTTATATGTTGGTGATACTGTTAAAGCAATCATTGACGCTATGGCTTGTAATGAAACAGGTCCTTTCAATTTAGGAACTGGTGTTGAAACATCTATTAAAGAATTAAACGAAACTATCGCTAAGTTAGTAGGATACGAAGGTGAGATTGTTTGGGATACAACTAGACCAGATGGGCAACCAAAGAGATTCTATGATATGAGTAAGTTCAAAGAAACATTTGGATATGTACCAAATACAACTTTGGAGGATGGTTTAAAACAAACTATTGAGTGGTATTCAAACAACAAAGAAAACGCAAGATTATAATGTTAGAAAGATTTTTAAATGAAAACGGAAAATTCGATATTCCATCGGATGTAGAAAGCATCAGATTTGATATAGGATTGAGCTATTGTGCACCAAATTCATCATATTGGTTAAATAAAAATAAAAATACTTTTGTTATTGGAATTGAAGCTAATAAATACGCTGTAGATTCTATTATAAGGAATGGTTTATATACTAATCAATATGGTATTGGTGTTTCGTTTCCAAATGATAACTTTTTATTATTAAATCTTGCACTTGATAACGTTGCCGAAAAAACAACAAAACCATTTTATCATATGTCTAATGATGTTGGTGTTTCATCTCTTTTGAAACCAACAAATCAATTAGATGATTCGGTTAGAGAATTAAGTGATGTTGATGTTTATCCATTTTTTGAATTACTTGATAGAATAGATTGGGAAAGATTTGACCATATTGACATTGTTAAAATAGATACTCAAGGAAAAGATTTAGATATAATCAAAAGTGCTGGAAAATATTTAGATAAAATAGTTTATTTAAATTGTGAAGTAAATACTTTTAATTATTATGAAAATAACCCCAAACCAATTGAATTTGACGAATTTTTATTAGCAAATAATTTTGAAAAAATAGTAAATAATTCTTATGTTAATGGTGAGGTTGTTGATTCAACATATTTTAATAAAAAATATGAAACATTAAGAAATAAAATTGATTCATTCGTATTATGAAAAAAATATTAGTTACGGGCGGAGCGGGATTTATAGGTTCTCATTTAGTTAAGAGATTAGTTGAAAGAGGACATGAAGTTACTGCTATTGATAATTTGGAAAGAGGTAAAGTTGATTTCGTTGAAAACATTAAACGATTAAAATTGGTTGTATGTGATTTGACAGATTACGAAACAATGCAGCAATTCTTTGAAGATAAAGATGTGGTTATACATTTGGCATCTAAAGTTGGTGGTATTGGTGTTTATTTGGATAATCCATATGGTGTTATGAAAACAAATATGGAGATGGATGCAAATGTTTTGAAAGCAATATTGCATTACAAAATAGATACATATTTTTACGCATCATCGGCACACATTTATCCAAAGGAGTTACAAATGATTGCAGACTCTCCAATGATTAAAGAATCAGATGCATATCCAGCTAATCCCGAACTAACATATGGTTGGGCAAAACTAATTGGTGAAAAATCAATTGAATCGGCAATAGTTGAAAACGATTGGTTAAAAGCAGCAATAGCAAGATTCATTGGTATCTACGGACCAAATCAAGACTTTGGATTGGAAACTGGTTCAGTAATTCCTGTATTCTCACATAGAGCAATCAAATATCCTGAAGTACCATTTAGAGTATGGGGTACTGGTAAAGAAACTCGTTCTTATTGTTACATTGATGATGCTTTGGATTGTATTGAAAAGATGATTGAAGCAATGGATACTAAGCAATTAGTAGGTCCATACAATGTTGGTAAAGGTGAAAGATGTACGGTAGAAGATATAGCAAATACGGCTGTTGAAATAAGTGGAAAGGATATTGAAATAGAATGGGATACTGATAAGAAAACAGTAATATGGGGACAGTGGTGTGATGTATCTAAAGCAAAAGAAGAATTAGATTGGGAAGCACAAACATCTCTGAGAGATGGGATGATAAAAGTATATAACGATATAAAACAAAGATTATGAAAGTATTAATTACAGGTGGTGGGGGTTATTTAGGTTCAACCCTTACTAAACATTTATTAGAAGCAGGTTACACTGTTACTGTGTTGGATAATTTGATGTATGGTCAATTATCACTATTACATTTATTTGGAAATCCTAAATTCCATTTTGAATTGGGGGATGTTAGAGATAAAAAACTTTTGCAAGAATTAGTATCATTGAACGATGTTATTATTCCATTAGCAGCAATTGTAGGTATGCCGGCATGTAAAGCTAATCCAGAATTAACGGTAGCTGTGAACTATCAACAGATAGCAGATGTATTAGAAGTATTAAGAGATGACCAAAAGTTAATCTTACCAAATACCAATTCACAATATGGTTCATCGGATTCAATCATTACTGAAGAATCGCCATTCAAACCATTATCATTATATGCAACAACTAAGTGTGATGCTGAAAACGCAATGTTAGCAAAAGGAAATGGTGTATCGTTGAGATTGGCAACTGTGTTTGGTGTATCACCTCGTATGAGAACTGACCTTTTAGTAAATGACTTTACATATAAGAGTGTGGTAGATGGTTACTTAGTGTTATTTGAAGGACACTTTAAAAGAAACTACATACACGTTCAGGACATAGCTCGTACATTCCAATTTGTTATTGAAAATTATGAGAAGTGTAAGGGGCAAGCATTTAATGTTGGATTATCAACCGCTAACTTATCTAAATTAGAATTAGCAGAAAAAATTAAATCACATATCCCATCATTAGTAATTAAGCAAGATGATTTCAAAGAAGATTTTGATAAAAGAAACTATATCGTATCAAATGAGAAATTAGAAGCGTTAGGATGGAAACCAATTTATGATTTGGATTATGGAATCAAACAATTGATACAGGCTTACAAATTGGTAGTTAAGAAAAATAATCAAAATTTTACAAATTTATAATATGACAGAAAGAAAGTATTTACCTACATTAAGTGAATTAGTTGACCGTTTAAGTATCGTTCAATTAAAAGAAGTATTCATTACCGAACATAAAGAAGAATACGCGGAAGAAATAAAAGCAATTGTGCATGATATTCAATTGTATTTGGATGAAAGTAAAGAACCAATTACAGCTGAAACAATCAGAGCGATTATAGTTTTATCACAAATGAACTTACATATTTGGCATAACGAATCAAATTATCGTAAGGGAATTAAAGATGGTAATAATTTAGAATTAACACATGGATTAAATGGAATCCGTAATGTTGCTAAAAACAAAATTCAAGAAGTAATGGGTGGTAGAAAAGATTATAAGATTGATTGCTTAGCAGCAGAATTTAAAGATTGGGAAATTAGTTGGTAGTATGAAAATATTAGTTATAGGAGATAGTTGTAAAGATGTATTCATTTATGGTAAAGCAAATAGACTTTGCCCTGAAGCTCCTGTACCTGTATTCATTCCACAAAGAAAGACTGAAACAGGTGGTATGGCAGCTAACGTATATGAAAATATAGAATCATTGGGTGTTGAAGTTGATTTAGTTACGAATTCGGAAGTTATTACTAAAACAAGATATGTTGAGGAAAAAACAAACCATCAAATCATTAGAGTAGATTCTGATTCGGCCAAATCAAAAAGAGTAGAAGGACTAGAATATATTCCTTTTGAAAATTATTGCGCAGTTATTATATCAGATTACAATAAAGGATTTTTAGAGTATGATGATATTGAGTATATTTGTTCAAAGCATGATATTGTATTCATTGATACTAAAAAGATTATTAATGAAAAAATGTTAGGAGCTAGGTTCATTAAAATAAATGAGCATGAGTATGAAAACAATATCGCAGCTGGACAATACTTCAAAGAATTCTACGATAAATTAATTGTAACTATGAGTGGAAAGGGATGTAAGTATATGGATAAAGAATACAATGTGGCAGAAGTTGAAGTTAGAGATAATAGTGGCGCCGGAGATTCATTTATTTCTGCATTGGTAATTCAATATTGTAGAACAAATGATATTCAAAGTGCAATAATTTATGGTAATGAATGTGCCACAATAGCAGTTCAACATAAAGGAGTTACTAAAGTTGGTAAACATTTAAAAGCACTTCCATGACAAAATTAATAATATTTGATTTGGATGGTGTATTGGTTGAAGCAAAACAAATACATTACGATACGCTTAATCAGGCTCTTAGAGAAACTGAAATCGTAACAGGTAATGAATATGTTATTACCGAAGCTGAGCATCTTTCAATTTATGATGGATTAAAGACAACCCAAAAATTAGAACTACTTACAAAAAATAAAGGACTACATCCTGAGTTTTATGACAATATTTGGTTTAGAAAACAACACCTAACAATTCAGGCAATATCACAATTGCAAACAAATCATATATTGGTTTATCTATTTAATGAGTTGAGGGAAAGGGGGTATCAGCTCGCATGTTGCTCAAACTCAATTAGGCGCTCGGTATTGGTAATGCTTTCAAAGATAGGTCTTATTGAGTATATGGACTTAATCCTCTCCAATGAGGATGTAAAGAACTCTAAACCGCATCCTGAAATGTATTGGAAGGCTATGAGTATGATGGGTGTATTGCCGGAAGAAACCCTAATTGTAGAAGATTCTCCACATGGGTTATTGGCAGCAAGTAGAAGTAGAGCAAGTGTATTAAGAGTAGATAACCCGCATGATTTGACATTGGAAAAAATAACAAACAAATTAAACGAAAAGAAAAGTATGAGTACACCAAAATGGCAAGGTGGTAAGATGAATGTATTAATTCCAATGGCAGGAGCAGGAAGTAGATTTCAACAGGCAGGTTATACATTTCCAAAACCACTAATTGATGTGGAAGGTAAACCAATGATTCAGGTTGTAGTGGATAACTTAAATATAGAAGCTACATACATTTATGTAGTACAAAAAGAACATAGAGAAAAGTATAATTTAGATACTCTCCTAAACTTAATCACTCCTAATTGTAAGATTGTAGAAGTTGATGGTTTGACTGAGGGAGCTGCTTGTACAACCCTATTAGCAAAAGAATATATTGATAACGATGCTCCATTGGTTATGGCAAACTCTGACCAATTTGTAGAGTGGGATTCAAATGAGTTTATGTATAAGATGATTGAACAAAAAGTTGATGGTGGTATTGTTACTTTTAAAGCAACACATCCAAAATGGTCATTCGCTAAAGTAGATGACTATGGATATGTAACAGAAGTTGCGGAGAAGAATCCAATTTCAGATATAGCAACTGTTGGTGTTTATTATTGGGCTAAAGGTTCTGACTATGTTAAATATGCGGAACAAATGATTGATAAGAACATCAGAACTAACAACGAATTTTATACTTGTCCAACATTTAATGAAGCAATTGAAGATGGTAAGAAAGTAAAAACATTTAACATTGAAAAAATGTGGGGATTGGGAACACCTGAGGATTTAAAATATTACTTAGAAAATTATAACAAATAATGGCACAATATCAACGTATAACATTTATTATACCTTGCCGAAATAATTTAAAATATTTAAAGCAAGCAGTTAATAGTATTGAAGATTGTTATGGGGATACTCATAACATAGTAATATTAGATGATGCTTCTAATGATGGAACTTGGGAATGGGTAAACAACCTAAATAAACCATACATTAAAACATATAGGAATGGTTCTGATAATAGAGTAGGACATACTGTACTTTATGATATTGGTATTAGATTAGCCGAAACTCCGGTAGTAACTATATTACATTCGGATATGATTGTAACTCAAAACTATGTTGGGAATATGCTAAAACATTTAAAACCAATGAGCGTAGTTTCAGCAACTCGTATTGAACCACCATTACATCCACCTGGTCCTGAAAAGTATGTAATGGATTTTGGTATGGAGCCGGAATCATTTGATAATGGTGCATTCCAAAAGTTCGTTTATGAAACCGAATATGTGATGGAAGATAAAACAACAAAAGGTATCTTTGCACCTTGGATGTTATATAAAGAAGATTTTGTTTGTATTGGTGGACATGACCTTTTATTCGCACCAATGGAGTTGGAAGATTCTGATATATTCAATAGATTTCATTTACAGCAATATGAGTTAATACAAAGTAGAGATGCTTTTGTATATCATATGACTTGTAGAGGTTCACGTTTCAAAGATGGCATTGAAATAGAAAAGGTAATTGATTTACCAGATGGAACAAAATGGTATAAACCAAAAGATTCTGAAGAATATACAAAACTTCGTCAAAACAAATTTAGAGAATGGTGGAGAAAATGGCATACTGATGTTTTACATGATGAACTTATGATGCCAATTGTACCAAACAGATACGATACCTCATTTGTAGTTCATAATTGTACACCTTATTTGTTAGGTGTTTTAGAACCTTGGTGTGACCATATTTACGTTGATTGTGATTTTTCTGCTTATATAGCAAACGAAGAAAATCAATCAATGTTCAAAATATCAGAAAAGGTTCATAACATAGGAGATTTGATGAGAGGTGATGTACAAATATTGTTTGATGGCTCTAAATTAAAAAATGAACACTATGGGCAGTTTATAAAAAACATACCATTTATAATTCAACAAACGGATTCAATTGGTAGTTTTGAATGGGATATATTCCAAATACATATACTTAATTTAAGGACAAAAGATATGGTCCCACCATTTTTCAAAAACGTATTTTAATATGAATATAATTGTAACAGGAGGAGTTGGTTTTGTTGGAACTAATTTAGTAAAAAGGTTAAAAGAAGAAGGGCACAAAGTAATTGTAATAGATGATTATTCTGTTGGAGTGGTTGATAATCAAATTGAAGGAGTAAGATACCTTCCTATGAATGTAGAGCAAATTGATTTTATCAAAGGCGATGAAGTTGATTTATGCTTTCACTTAGCAGCATTAAGTAGAATACAACCATCATTTGAAACTCCATCGGATTTCTTTAGAGTAAACGTAAGTGGTACTGAAGCTGTATGTGATTGGGCTAGAAAGTGGAATGTAAAAGTAGTATATAGTGGTTCATCTTCACAATGGCATGACCCATTTCAATCACCTTACGCAATGTATAAAAAGTTAGGTGAGGATGTATGTAAGATGTATCGTAAAGTATTTGGAACTAACATTGAGATTGCAAGATTTTATAATGTGTATGGTCCATACGAAATTACTGATGGTAAGTGGGCAGCTGTAATTGGTAAGTGGAGAGGTCAATGTATAACACAAAAAGCAATAACTATTGTTGGTGACGGTAAACAACGTAGAGATTTCACTCATATTGATGATATTGTTGATGGATTAATTAAAATAGGATTTGGAACTGAAACACATGAAGATGCATGGGAGTTGGGAACTGGTTTTAACTATTCACTTAATGAGGTTGCTGATATGTTTGTTAAAAAGTTTGGCGTTGATAAAGTTTATATGCCTAACCAAAAAGGTAATTATAGAGAAACTTGTAGAGAAAATAACGATGCTTTGGAGAGATTAAATTGGAAACCAACCGATAAATTAAAAGATTATATAAATTCATTATGAAAAAAAGAACCCTAATTTGTATCCATGTAATGCCATCCGAAATGGAAATGTTTGAAAGACTTATGATTCAAATGCATAAAGCCTTTAAATATCTTAATAACGATGATGATGTTACAATTAAAGCCACACTAAACCTAAATCCAAAATTAACAGATTGGGATAATAGCGAATACAAACAATCATATTTTGTAGCCAGATTTGGTGTTCTTTTTAATGGATTAAAAAATATAAATGAAATTATATTAGATACATCTTGTTGGGGAACTACACAACAAAAGAGAGAAAGTTATAAATTGGATTATGACCAATTTATATTTTGTGATACTGATATTCTGTTTCACGAACATATGTTACGATACCAATTGGATGTATCTTACAAATTAGATGGTATTTATTTATTATCTCCATCTTTACCAAAATGGTGGGATACTAGTTGGGACTACTTAACACATTCTGAATATTTAGATAAACCATTTGGATATGCAATAGATTCAAAAGAAGTTATTGAAAATACATACAATCAAAAAATTAATTTTATAAGTGCAAAGCAAATTCCAACACTTAAATTTGGATGTGGAATGCATACTTTATATTCTAAATCATTTTGGGAATTAGTAGATATTCCGGAATCATTTGGGGGATATGGGCCTGAAGATACATATGGGATGGAAGCCGGAAAGATAGCAATAAAATTAGGATACAATGTACAACAATTTGTATTAGATGGGGTTTATATAACAGAGGATTATATTAATAGGGTACCTGAATTTGCTGATAAAATAAAACCAATAGATAAGAAAAAGGAGTTTTATGATAGGGCCTATGATATAGCAAGACAAGAAATTTCAACATTCGCTACAAAATTAATTCAAAAAAATCAACCTAATCTTCAAATCTAATATTTATTATCGTAAAATTAGATGAAATGAATATAAAAGAGCAAATTAGAGCTATAATAAGAGAAAACTTCATAAAAGAGATGGGTATTAACGATACTCACCTTAAAGCTATTATGAAATACTATGATAGAGGTACTCCATCTACAAAGAAGCAAGTAGCTATTGTAGTAACTGGAAAGAAAACATCAAATAGAGGTCAGATTCTAAATGACCTTATGGATATGGACTACCATGAAATTTTGGATACCGAAAAGAGATTGAAGTATGTAAAAGAATACTTCGATAAGAAAGGACAAGAAAGAGTTGCAGCAGCGTTACCTCAAACTGAAGAAGAACCACAAAAAGACATCTAAATGGAAAACATATATTCGGTATTAATAACGGCAATCACAGTATTAAGTGGAACAACCGCATTTCGTTACTATGAAAAGAGAGCAATGCGTAAGGAGAAAGATGATGAGTTTATCAGACATGATTGCAAAGACCGTATTACTAAATTAGAAGCACTTCTCGCCGCATCTTCCAGAGAGAAGGATGAATTACGAAAGATGGTTTTGGATATGACAGCTAAAGTAGCTGAATTGAGTGTTAAAGTGGAATTCCTTACCAAAGAGAATGATAAATTAGTAAAGACTCCAAGAAACAAAAAATTATTAAACGGATAAGAAATGGCAAATGTATCACTTAAATCATTATTAGTAGAAGTATCTAATCCTAAATTGGAAAAGATAGTAAAACAAACTTTAGGTAGTAAAGTTCGTCTTGAGCACTTTAAGGATAAAATGTGGATTGTAGCTCCGGGTGATTTTTATTCTAAGACCAGATTAAATCAAATGGTAGATGATTTAATTGAAGCTATACCAGCAGCAATGTTAGCAGCTCCCGTTGGTGATAGAGGACCTATACGATTAGGTACTGGTGGAGCTACTGAAGGATTTATTGTAATTAAATTAAAATAATAGGTTTTAATGCCAATCTCAAGAACTTTATTTACTGAAGATAAGAAGTTAAGGGTATTTGATTTTGATGATACACTTGTCAAAACATCTTCTTTTATATATGTAACTCATAAAGATGGTAAGAAATCAAAATTAAGTCCTGGTCAATATGCTGTTTACAAAGAAAGACCTGGTGATGTATTTGATTATGCCGATTTTCAAAAGGTATCAAATCCAAAGTTAATTAAAGGGTATTTTGAATTATTAAAAAGAATGTCTGCATCTGATAGCGGTAGAACTATTTACATTCTTACTGCTAGGAGTGCATATAAACCTGTTTATGACTTTATTAGAGATTTAGGAATTCGTAATTTAAATGTTGTTGCTTTAGGTGATGCTGATCCTGAAAAGAAAGCAGACTGGATTGAAGCAAAAGTAAGGGATGAGAAGTATGATGATGTTTTCTTTGTAGATGATTCAATTAAAAATGTTGAGGCAGTACGAAAAAGATTAAAAAAGTACCCAAACATAAAACAAAAGATTCAGCATGTAAAATCAAAAGAAGAATCTCAACCTAAAGTATTTAATCCAATATCACAAAATTGGCATTCTTTTATGCAGAAATCACAAAAAGAAAAAGATACGATTTTAAATAAAAGAATTAAAAATCCTGAAACAAACAAAGATATAAAAATTGCATCTGCTTTACGTTATGATAAAGACTCCAAAGTTTATAAAGCAGCTATACAACAAATTAAATAATATATGGGAGTATCAATAGTTATAGTGGACTGTACAAAGCAGGACATAAATAAGGCTCTTAAAGAATTCAAAAGAAAGGTTATTAAGTCTGGGCATATAATAGAATTAAAAAACCGAAAGGAATACACTAAGCCCACAACTCAAAAGAGAGAAGAAAAACAAAAGGCTATTCGTAGAAATCAAAGAGAAGTAATTTTGGACAAAATTGCTATCGGAACACTTTCTGAATCAGCATTGGGAACTAAGAAGAAGAAAAGGGGATTTTCTCAAGATTAAAATCATTTCTTTTAGTATTTGAATATATTTACTGTTATAACATTACAAAAATAACATAAAAGAACCATGTCATTAATATTAAGAATTCCTAAAGGCTCTCCACTTACAGCTTCCGAAATGGATGCCAACTTTTCTTATCTTGAAAATTTGATAAATATTGGAACATCCGGTACTGGCGGTTCTGCTGGCTCAGGTGGCTCATCTGGTTCAAGCGGAAGTAGTGGTACAAGTGGGTCAAACGGAAGTAGTGGCTCAAGTGGCTCTAGCGGTACTAATGCAAGTGCAGGTTCATCTGGTTCATCTGGTAGTAGTGGTTTATCACAAAATGGTACTGATGGTTCAAGCGGTTCAAGCGGCTCATCGGGTAGTTCAGGAGAAAGTGGTAGTAGTGGTTCAAGCGGCTCAAGTGGTTCATCCGGTCAAAGTGGGACATCTGGTGTAAATGGAGAAAATGGTACATTCTTTGGAACTTCGGGAAGTTCTGGTTCATCTGGAGTGAATGGTGTACAAGGTTCACCTGGTTCTTCTGGTTCAAGCGGCTCAAGTGGAGAAAGTAGTTCAAGCGGTTCAAGCGGTTCAAGCGGTTCAAGCGGAATTTCGGGAGATTCTGGTACAAGTGGTGTAAATGGTACATCTGGTTCTTCTGGTAGTAGTGGATTACCTGGTTCATCAGGTTCTAGCGGCTCATCGGGTACAAATGGTTCACAAGGAAGTGATGGCTCAAGTGGGTCATCAGGTTCTAGCGGTGGTCCGGGATTGCCTGGTACTGATGGTTCAAGCGGAAGTAGTGGCTCAAGCGGTACAAGCGGCTCAAGCGGAAGTAGTGGGTCATCGGGTAGTAGCGGTACTGATGGTGCTGGTACATCTGGCTCGAGCGGCTCAAGCGGTACAAGCGGAACTTCCGGTAATGGTTCGCCAGGAACTTCTGGCACAAGCGGTACATCTGGCACAAGCGGCTCATCTGGTGAAAATGGTACAAGTGGCTCAAGCGGTAGTAGTGGTTCATCGGGTACAAGTTTACTTCCATTATCAGGCAGTACAAATAATGGTCTAATAACTTATTTACCGGCTGGAAGTGGAAGTGTTGAAACTAATCTTACATTTGATGCAGTAACAAATACTTTATCCGTTTATGGTAAAGCACATATTAGTGAATTTGTAAGTGCATCTGGGGTTTATTTATCACAATCAGCAAATCCTGAAATTGTTTCTCCATCATCGTTAAGTTTGACAGCAGCAACTGTAGTATTAATTTCATCATCATCACTTAGGTTGGCATCTTTTACAAACGCTCAAACCAATAGTTTAGTATTAGGTGAGGGACAGTTGATTTATAATTCAAGTGAAGCAAAAATTATGGGTTATACGGATTCTAAATGGAGACCGATAGCTTATGATGAAATAGTAACAGCTATTAATACATTTACAGGTTCAGCTAGAATTGAATTAAATAATATAGAATCTTACACTGCTTCATTAAAAGCAGTAGCTATTGTTTCATCATCAACTCAAATACAAAACTATGATGTATTTGCTTTAAACTCAAATTTATATGAATCAACTGGTTCTATAAAAGGAGAAATTTCGGCAATAGAATTATATACTGCTTCATTAAAAGCAGTAGATATTGTATCTTCATCAACCCAAATATCAAACTATTATAAATTTGCAGAAACCGCATCGGCAAACACTTTTTATGGTACTCAAACAATTAGTGGTTCATTTAACTTAACCGGTTCAATGATACAAAGTGGATTAAGCACACTAATTGGTAACACTATATTAAGTGGTAGTATTCAAATGAGTGGGTCAACCGTTCAAACTGGAGACAACACGCTAATTGGTAATACTGTATTAAGTGGTTCTGTTTTTGTAAGTGGTAGCACGCACTTCCAAAATTCAATAATGACCGTAACGGGTTCATCATACTTTACTGGTTCAATGTATGTTGATGGTGATTTTTACAAAAATAGACAGAAGCAGTTTAATTTCCTATCATTGGTAAATACGGGTTCGTTATTACTAACACAAAACCAATTGTATTCCGCATCTTTTGTTAATGGAGTATCACCATTATATGTAAAAAGTGGTATGTATTTAAGTGGAAGCGCTGGCGCGAATACTTATACGAAAATAGTTTTTGAACATACTGGTATTTACAACTTCCAATATAGTATTCAAATGGATACTAACGATAATCAGATTGCAACCCTTCATACTTGGTTTGCAAAAAATGGAACTGATGTTGAGTATTCTAACTCCGTATTTGGTGTAGCTAATAACGGATATAGTATTGGTTCAATGAATTTAATATATACTATGGAATCTGGTAGTTATATGGAGTTACGATATGCAACTTCGGATACTAATTTAGAATTAGCAAGTGTTAGTAGTTCATTGGTTCCTGTTAGACCTATAGCGCCAGCCATCATAGCAACTGTAACACAAGTAGCATAATTTATTTTAAATTATTTTAAAATAAAATACTTATGTAAAACAAAGTTATGATATATTGGTTTACGGGGCAGCCGGGTACGGGCAAAACAATACAAGCAAACAAACTTAAAGAACTTCTCCAAACGGAAAAACGTAATTGGAGAAAGGATGTCTTTCATATTGATAACGATACGTTTGATATAAATGAAGCACAAATAATTTCAGCCTTTTTAAATAATAATAATTGTGATGTTGTAGTTTCTATCACATCGCCTGATTTAAAACAAAGAGAGGAATTCAAAAATAAATGCGGTGATGGTATAGTAGAGATATATGTACATGCTAATAAGAAAAAATTGAAAGATAGAATGTGCGAATACGAACAACCGCAAGAAAACTTTTTTGATATGGATACAACATCAGATAATGCAGTACAATCATTTACTAAATTAGTTCATTATTTGAGAGAAAACCAAAAGATATGAACAAAATAGAAGAAATATTTAGGGCTTGGAAAATATCATATAATCCAAATGAATGGGAAAGCGGATTGGCTATTGCTAGAATGGAAATTTGTGATAAATGCGATTCTAAAAAAGATAATCCATATATTCATTGTGGAGAGTGTGGGTGTATGCTAAGTAAAAAAATATATACGCCTGTTATGGGTGGTTGTCCAAGAGGAAAATGGATTTCGGTAGAAATTGAATTTGAAAATAAAAAAAATAATCCGAAAAAATAAAATTGATATACTTATATAAAGAAAGCAAATAAGTCTATCAAAATTGTTATGGAAGAGCAAAAAGAATTTAGGGAATTTCCTAACTTTGACCCTACAAAGAATTTATCATTGGCACCCCAACGAAGAACAAAGAGGGGATTGGGTGCTAGACCTTTATTAGAAAGTGAAATAAAGGATATACAAAAAAAAGCCCGTTCGGCGGCTGAAGCAGCAAAATTATTAGGGGTATCATATAATACCTATAAAAAATACGCAAGAGAATATGGTGTATTTGAGGACCTTAAAAATCCACACGGATTGGGTATAAGAAAAGGAACTCAAACCCAGGGTGGATTTCATGCATTGGACGATATTATAGCTGGTAAGTATCCAAAGTATCCTGTATGGAAACTTAAAAAAAGATTACTACTTAGTGGCTATGTTGAAGAAAAATGTTCAAATTGTGGATTTGAAGAAAGGAGAATAACAGACCATAGAGTTCCATTAGTTTTAGACTTTTTAGATGGTAACAAAAAGAATCATCAATACGATAATTTAAGAATGTTGTGTTTCAATTGTTCGTTCTTAATAAATGGAAACCTTTCTGGACCTAAAAAAGAATATGAATATTAATTTGGAAAATTCAGAAAAAAGTAGTATATTTGTAATTAAACATTAAAAACATAAAATTATGGCAAAGTATTTTGAAGTTACAGTAACAGTACAACATGAGGTAGATGGCGGTAAAGGTGGTACAAAAATCAAAAAAGTGAAAGAAAACTATTTGGTTGATGCTATGACCGTTACGGAAGCTGAAGCTAGGGTAGTTAAAGAATTCGAAAAAGCAGGTATTCAATTAGACTATGAAGTATCTGCGGCTAAAGAATCTAAAATCTTACAAGTTATTAAATAATGGCTTTTGAAACTAAAATAGAAGAAGTTAAAGAAGTAGTATTAAGGAGAGTACCACCGGGTGATAGATGGCAGCCGGTAGACTCTCCTTCTACCATTTTAGAATCTCTAACCGATGGGTTGGAGTATCATTTTCAACAAACCGGACAAACGGATTTCTTCCTATCAGCTCGTAAAGGGACGGTAGAAGTAATCTATAAAGAGGAAATAAAGGTTGAGAAACCTGTTAAAAGATACTCTTTATACGATGAGGATTAAGTTTGTTTACAAAAAAACTATATATTTATAGATAAACCTTAAAACAAAAATTATGGGAACATTTTTAATTATTTTGGCAGTTCTTGCAATCGGTGGTACATTCGCATACTTCGGTATGAAGTCTGGAAAGATTGAAGATAAGAACAACAATAACATTCCAGATACTATCGAAGAAAAAATCGAAGAAGTTAAGGAAGTTGCAGTTAAAGTAAAGAAAGTAGCTGATAAGGCTAAAAAAGTTGCTAAGACTATTGTTGTTGAAAAGAAAAAGCCAGCAGCAAAGAAGAAGACTAGTAAGTAATCAATGAAAAAGCTTATATCCGAACTATCTACTATCCAAAAAGAGCTAAAGGAAATCAGAACAAACTTATTCGTAGATATTATCACCGAAGGAGTTGATGATCCTGGTATCCTTAAATGTATCTTTTTGGCTGGTGGACCGGGTAGCGGTAAATCCTACACGGCAAAGGAAATCTTTGGTGTTGGTAGGGGAGAAATGGATTCGGTATCGGCAGGTGGATTGAAGATAATCAATTCAGACACCGCATTTGAACAAGCTCTCAAAAAAAGAGGAATCAATCCAAAAGATTTAGCAGACATCGAAAAGAATGACCCTAACTTCTGGGCTTTTATAGCTGGGGAGACTGGTGATTCTATTCGTAATAAGGCTAAAGAGGTTACTAAGAAACAACAAGAATTTTACGAAGCAGGACGTTTAGGAATGATAATTGACGGAACGGGAGATGAAGTTCTTAAAATCCGTAACAAAAAAGACAAAGCCGAAAAGCTTGGATATGATTGTTATATGGTATTCGTAAACACTTCGTTGGAAGTTGCATTAAAAAGAAATGCTGAAAGAAGCAGAAGCCTACCTGAATCGTTGGTAAAAGACGTTTGGAGAAAGTGCCAAGAGAATATGGGTAAGTTTCAGGGAATATTCCACAACAATTTTATCATAGTAGATAATACGGAATACCATCCAGTTTCTAAATCAGTACAAAAGCAAGTTGATTCTTTCCTTAGAAAACCAATTGAAAACCCAATAGGAAAAAAATGGATATTGGGTGCAAGAGCTCTAAAGAAAGTTAGAAGCAAATAATAGGTTACGTTACAAATTTACGTTAAAATTGTAACAACAAATGGCTAAATCAGTAGGTTCGGCAAACAAAGTATCTTTTGGTAAAAGAAAGAGTAATCCAAAAGGAAAAAAATCGTATGGTCCTAAAGCACAAGCACCTAAAAAGTATAGAGGACAGGGTAGATAAAATGGGTTTATGAAAAACGGAAAAGCTTACTTGAAAAAGTTTGTGTATAACGAAATTGATGAAGAAGAATTATACATAAAAGATAAAAGCAAAGTTAAGAAACAAAAACCAAAGAAGAAGGACTCAAAACCAATTAAAGGTAAAAAGAGTTATTCTGATGATTGGGATTAATATATAGAGTTATGAATAAATGGTTATGGAGAGCGCTCGGCTTACTTTTTGTAGGTTGTGCATACATAGGAGCTATTGTACCAGGCGTACCTATGACAACTTTTGTGGTACTAGCTGCATGGGCATTCGCTAAAAGTTCGCCAGCATTAAATCATTGGTTGCATACGCACCCAACATTCTCACCACATCTTATCAGATGGGAAACTAAAAGAATATATCCAACAAAGGTTAAGTATATTATGCTTCTTTGTTGTTTGGTGAGCTATACATTTCTATTATTTACATTACATAAAGTGGGAGCACTGATTGGGATAGCATTATTTATGTTATTTTGGTTAGTATGGGCTTGGAGATTTCCCGGTTCAGAAGAAGAATATGAGCGTAGAGTAAAAGCCGGTAAAAAAATTGGCTGGACAAAATAACATAATGTATAGTTATACGAATGGAAGATGTTACTATTATTGTTCAAGGTAGAATTTCACAAGAAGCCTATGATTTTTGGTTAGAAAATTATAAGCAATATAAAGTTATTATTTCTACATGGGTTGATAATCAAATTAATTTTTTGAACATTCACGATAACTTTAGAATAATTTTATCACAAATACCATTACTATCTGGTGACCAAAATTTGAATTATCAATTAATATCCACAATTAATGCCTTAGAGTGTGTTACAACAAAATATGTAATAAAAATAAGGGGTGATGAATATTGGTCAAATTTAGAAAATATTGTAAATACCATAAAGAAAAATGAAGATAAGATATATACATCATCCGTATTTTTTAGACATTGGTCATTTGCAGAATATCACGTATCGGACCATTTGATGGCGGGAACAAAAGAAAATATGTCATTAATGTTTAAAGAAACTAAACATAATTTTGATAATGGTAAGTTAAATGTTTCCAAATGGATAATAGATGGTAAATTTTGGAAGTGGGGTAATACGCATTCTCCTGAAGAGCGATTAACAAAATCTTATTTAAATGCAAAACACCCTAATAAATTTGAAAAAATTGATGGTAGAATTTTAATGAAAGAAAATTTTGATATTCTAAATATTGATGTATTAAAACCATATAAGATAAAAGCAAATTGTTTCAAAGTAGAATGGAGAGATAATTTTATACCAGAAAGAAATTATAGTATTTCCACAATTGACCAACTATTTAGTGATGAGCCTTATAAAATTCCAAATAAATGATATACATATCACATAGAGGAAATGTAAACGGAAGGGTAACAGATGCCGAAAATAAACCTGAATATATAGATGAAGCAATTACATTAGGATATGATGTTGAAATTGATGTTTGGTATGTTGATGGTAAATGGTCGTTAGGACACGATGAGCCACAATACGAAATAGATTTTGATTGGATGGATGATAGAAGTGATAGGTTGTGGATTCATTGTAAGAATAAACACGCAGTTGAATATTTTGCAGAAAATGATTATGAAGCCGCTAATATCAATTGGTTTTGGCATGAAGAAGATACAATGACATTGACATCATTTAATTATGTTTGGGTATATCCTGGTAAACAGCCAATTAAAAAAAGTATAGCAGTAATGCCCGAAATAAATAATGATGATGTTTCAAAGTGTAGTGGAATATGTTCAGATTACATTCAAAAATATAAAGAGCAATGAAAATAGCATTATGTTTTTCGGGTCATATGAGAGACCTAAATGAAACAAAAACTTTTTGGACTGAACTTATTGAAAAATATAAGATGGATGTATATGCTTCATTTTGGGATGAAGAAAATGAAGATAAAGGTGATACTATAAATAATTTTCTAAAAATATATACACCAAAAAAATGGGAAGTTGAAAGATATGATGTTTTTAAAGAAACAACATTAGATATTGCTTCTATGTATGTCGACCCACCATCCTTTTTCAATGATGGTTTAAAAAAAGCAGCAAAAGAATTTAGACAAATATCAATGTACTATAAAATATGGAGAGCTAATATGCTATCCAAACATATAGGAATTGAATATGATTTGGTAATAAGAGCAAGAACAGACATTGTATTGGATGATAATTTTGAAATTAGATATAATCAAATGCTGAATATCCCTATGGGTAGAATTAAAGCACAAATGTGGCCCGATTCGGCAAGTATTACTGATATATTTGCGTATGGTACACCAAAAATTATGGATTACTACGCATTTGTATTTTTAAAAGCAATGGAATATCAGCAGGCTGGACATTATATGATTCCTGCAGAACATTTACTACACGTTCACTTTAAAAAGATTCATATTCAAATAAGAAGCTTTCCAAATTATCTATTGATTACAAGAGTTTGGAAAGATTCACCACATGAATATTATAACAACTACGTTTCCCCAGCGGAAGAAACTATTGAATGTAGTGATGAAAAGGAACTAAATGTTAATCCAGCCGGCACATTTGTAAAAGATGTAAAAAAAGAGTTCAAAGTAGATTAGTTTTTCGTTTAGTTTAATATCATTATATTTAAATGAAAAATATTAGCACTATGAATATTGAAAATAAAGTAAAACAGGTGATTGATATGCTAGAAGATGCTATGTCCTTTGAAGATTGGCGTAGGGTAGAAGATGCCCACAAAGAACTGACATTCCTTTTTGAAGAAATTGAGTCATCTTTTCCTATGGATGGGTATGATGATGAGGAATTGGATTAAGCATAACTGGTTGATTTTCAATCACTTATAAAAAAGATTAAAAAAGATTTTGCTATATCAGGAAATCTTCGTATATTTGGGTATAATTAATCAACAAAACCCCTTTTATATGAGTTGGTATTCCGATTTTAAGACAGGTACAAAAGACCACTTAGTTAGTGGCAAATCCAAAAAAAGTAAATCATATAGTTCTTATGGTAAATCCTCTTGGTGGATGGACGATTGGGATGTGGATTACCACTCTCCAGTTTATAGTACATACACTACAAAAGAGATTGCTACTAAGAACCTATATAAGTTGGCAGCTCATCGTAGAGCAATCGCTAACTTCGTATCTATTGTAACAGGTCAATCTATTCCTGTTAAGTTTTCAACTAAAGGCGATTCCTATACTGATGGTAAGGTAGTAACTATTTCGGCTAACATAGCTGAACCGAAGGAGTTTGACCCGGCCGTAGGTTTGGCATTGCATGAAGGTTCACACATCAAACTTTCCAATTTCCAATTATTGAGAGATTTGGATTCGGCAATACATCGTATTGTTGGTAGTGAAGAATACAAACGATTGGATGAAGTTTCTAAAGCTAAAGGTATTCAATACTTTACAGGTATTGTGAAAGACTTACTTAACTATGTAGAAGATAGAAGGATTGATAACTTCATCTACAAATCAGCACCCGGTTATAGAGATTATTATCGTTCAATGTATGATAAGTTTTTCAATGACCCTGCTATTGATAAGGGTATGAAATCTGATGAGTTCACCGAAGAAACGTTTGAGGCTTATATGTTCCGATTGATTAACCTACATTCTAAATTCAGTAGGTTAGATGCCCTTAAACAATTACGTTCTATCGCTTCGGTAATTCAACTTAATCAAATCAGTAGGTTGAGAACAACTGAAGATGCACTTAAAGTTGCTATTGAAGTTTACTCAATAATTGTGGAAGCTATTGAACCACTTAATCAGCAACAACAACAAAACGGAATTGGACAAGGTAGTGGTAATGGGCAAGCAGGTGAGGGTGAGCAAGAAGCGGGTGAAGATGATATTGATGTTCAAATGAGTGATGATGATGGTGATGATAAAAGTGGTGATACCAATGGTGATTCGGATATGAGTGGTGATTCTAATGAACCTGCTGAAGATGGTAAAGGTATGACCGGTAAGATTAGTGTTAAAGTTGGTAAAGGTGGTAAACCTTCCGATAAACCTGCTGATGGTAGATTATCACAAAGACAGATGGACATCATTCGTAAGAAGATTGAGAAACAAAAAGAGTTCTTACGTGGTAACATTAAGAAATCTAAAATGTCTCAATCTGAATCCAAACAACTTCAATCAATTGAGGAAGCTGGCGCAGAGATGAAAGTAGTAGCACAGGATTATTATGGTACTTCTTCTTCGTTCAAAGGTATTGAATGTGTTGTGGTTAAGAAGATGACTCGTAGCTTAATGGAGCAAGATAACTTCCCACTTACAACCAAAAGATGGAGTAGTACCGAAGATACTATGTATGAGCAGCACGCTAAAGAAGTGTTAGAAGGTATTCGTATTGGTACTTTATTGGGTAAGAAAATGCAAGTTAGAGGTGAGAGTAGAGAAACGATTTTCAATCGCCAGCTTGTAGGTAAGATGGATAAACGAATGGTATCTTCTTTGGGGTATGGTAATGAGCATGTGTTCTTTACTAGAGAGATTGATATGTTCAAAAAAGCTAACCTACATATTTCAGTAGATGCCTCTGGTTCAATGAGTGGTTCTAAGTGGAATAAAACTATGACTAATATTGTGGCATTGGCTAAGGCAGTTGATATGATTCCTAACCTTAACATTCAAATTAGTTTCCGTACAACAACTGGTGAGTTACCTTATATTGTATTGGCTTATGATAGTAGAGTGGATAAGTTTATGAAGGTTAAGCAGTTGTTTGGTTATTTACATCCAAACGGAACTACGCCTGAAGGTTTGTGTTTCGAAGCAATTTCAAAACAAATGGTAGGTAGTAATGGCGAAGTTGATTCATACTTCTTAAACATATCAGATGGTGAACCTTACTTCCATGGCAAGGGTATGAGTTATAGTGGTAGTAATGCAGCTAAACACACTCGTAAGATGATGAAATCTATTGAGAGTATGGGTATCAAAGTATTGAGTTACTTTGTGGCAGATAATGGTTACGATATGGATGAAACCACAAATAGTTCAGCTCGTATATTCAAAGAGTGTTATGGACCTTCAGCTAGTTATATTAATGTAACTAATGTAAACGAAGTGGCCCGTACAATGAACAAATTGTTTATGAGTAAACCACAAAATTCATAACTAATTGATTATCAATGAGTTAGCAAAAATACAGCTAACTCATTGATTTTCAACCATTTGTAATCTCAAAAAATAATTAAAAAAACATTTGGTAGTTTCAGGTATTTTTCGTATCTTTACGAAGTAAGATTGATAAGAAATAACAATTATTATTTATATTTAAAACCCCTTAATTATGGCAAAGTCTAATGTAGACAAAGTGAGTAAAGTAATCTTCAAAGTAGTGAAGGTAGGCTCACATTTCAAACTAGCAAATACTGCTGGTAAAATTGTAGGTACTAACGGAATTAGTACTGGTACTCGTAAGAAAGCTTTCGAAGCTGGTAAAGCACTTCGTAAAGTAGTTGGTAGTGGTGGTAAGATTCAATACCGCTTAACCGATATGGCTGAATTTGATAACTTAGTTGCTCCATTGAAAAGCAACGCCGAAGTTAATGTTGAGAAATTGGATAATCATAAAGAGATTACCGATTTTATCCATAACGAATCGGTTAAACTTAAACCTGAAGGATTGGTTATTTCAGACCTTAAATGGAAATACCTTATTCGTTCAGCTGTGAGAGCTAAAAATATTATGATGACTGGACCTGCTGGTTGTGGTAAGACATTAGCAGCTAAAGCATTAACTAAAGGTTTAAAGAGACCTGATTTCTATTTCAACTTAGGTGCTACGCAAGATGCTAGAGCAACGTTGATTGGTAACACGCACTTTGATTCTAAGAAAGGTACTTTCTTCGCTGAATCCGCTTTCGTAAAAGCAATCACCACTCCAAACGCTGTTATCCTATTGGATGAGTTGAGTAGAGCACATCCTGATGCTTGGAATATTCTTATGACAGTGTTGGATTTGGGACAACGTTACCTTCGTTTGGATGAAGCTGTTGATTCACCAATTGTAAATGTGGCTGAAGGTGTTACCTTTATCGCTACGGCTAACATTGGTGGTGAATATACATCAACGCGTGTTCTTGACCGTGCTATCTTAGACCGTTTCACTACAATTGAAATGGATGTATTGAACGATACGCAGGAGTTTGACTTGTTAAAGTATATGTATCCAGCTGTTAATGATGATGATTTGAAAGCAGTAGCTGAAATCGCTCACCATACTAGAGAAATAGCTAAAGGTGGTGATGGTAAATTATCAACTGGTGTATCAACTCGTGCTAGTGTAGAAACTGCTGGACTTATCTATGATGGATTCAGTTTGTTCGAAGCAGCTGAGATTAGTATGTTCCCCTTCTTCAGTAATGATGGTGGTGTGGATAGTGAACGTACCTATGTTAAGCAGTTGGTACAAAAGTATGTAAAGGATGAGAAAGCTGATGAGGCTTTATTCACCGAACCAACCGAAGATGATAGTGAAAAAATTGTTTGGTAATTTAAGGGGTTAAATCCAAACATAAGGTGGGTGACTTCGGTCATCCACCATTTTTTGTAAACAAACATTTTTTTAATGGTCATTCATAGTATATGTTAAAGAAAGCAAACGAAAACGAAGTAATTGATTCCTTTGAGAAGAAGAAAAGGATTAGAGATGCGGCTAAATACTATGGCCTGTTTTTAGAATCATTAGGATTTGATTATGAGGCTGACCCACAAACGGTAGAAACTCCTTTGAGGGTAGCTAAAGCTTGGGTAGAGGATTTGGTTAAAGGGAGTATGACACATGCACCAAATATAACTGTATTTCCAAATGAGGAAGGTTATGATGGTATAGTAATTCAGACTGGTATTAAGGTGAACTCAATGTGCGCTCACCATAACTTACCTTTCTATGGATATGCAGCTGTAGCTTATCTGCCCGAAAAGAATGTAATAGGATTGAGTAAGTTGAATAGAGTTGTAGATTGGTTTAGTAGAAGGCCACAAATGCAGGAATCGCTTACACAACAAATACACAAATACCTTAGTGATAAATTGGAATGTGAGCATGTGGCGGTATCAATCAGCGGACATCACCTTTGTTGTGGTATGAGAGGTGTACAACATCCTGATTCCTTAATGACTACCAATAAATTTAGTGGTAGGTTTTTGGAAAAGGATAATTTGGTGAGAGAAGAATTTATGAACGCTATAAAAATGAATAAACTTAATTAATATGAGTAAGGATACAACAAAAGACTGGATGGATAAGTTAGTGAAGAACTATCGCATACCAGAGGAAGCACCAAAGGAAAATAAAGAACCTGCAAGGTTATTAAAAGAGTCCCAACTTCGTATCATTATGGAGAGGGATAAAAAAGATTTAGTAAACAAAAAAAATAAATAAAATGATAAATTTTTTAAAAAAGTACAAAGAACAAATCTTTAATGTGATTACCATATTTTTGATTTTAGAATTCGCAATTTATCCCGGTCTTACAACTGCTAATACATTTTCAAATATAATGGCAGGTATTGGATTATTGCTATTAATTATTTGGGGTGGTTTGGCACTTTATTCTTATGTAACATCTGATAAAGGTGGGATAGTTGATAAAGAGGAATTGAAGGAAGCTGAACAAATGGTTAAAGAAAACCCAAAGAAAAGAAATCCTAAACAATTTGATGGTGTTAAGAGTGATGAACCTTTTGTAAAGACTAGAAAAAAATCAGTAACTAAAAAAACAAAGTAATATGGAATCAATGAGTGAAAGATTTGCACGTTTGGAAAGAGAACGTGACGAAGAACTTAAACAATATAAATTAGAACAACAATTAAAAATTAAAAAGATGACAAAAATTATTGGTGGTAGTGTTATAGGATTATTCCTAATGGTATTCCTTTTCAAATCTTGTGAAAGAATTGATGCAGGACATGTGGGTGTTAAAGTAAACCTTTATGGTGATAACAAAGGTGTAAGTGATGTGACTGAAGTAACTGGTATGGTATTCTATAATCCAATTACGCATAGCATCTATGAGTTCCCAACGTTTATTCAACACAAAGAATATACAGGTGATAATTCATTCGTAGTAAATAGTAAAGATGGTAGTGAGTTCCATGTATCACCAATCATTAACTATTCAGTAAAGAGAGAGAAAGTTCCGGCAATCTTCGCTAAATATCGTAGAAGTTTGGACCAAATAGAAGAAGGTTTTTTAAAGACAGCTGTATTTGATGCCTTCCGTTTGGCAACTAACGTTTATACTGCTGATGAATTAATTAGTAATAGACAGAAGTTTGAAATAGAAGTTCGTAGAATATTAGAAGGACAGTTATTAGCAGAAGGATTTGTAGTTAATCAATTCACATCTAACTTAGTATATCCCGAAACATTCAAAACAGCTATTGAAGCTAAGAATAACGCAGTACAATCGGCATTGATGGCTGAGAATAAAGTTAAGCAAGCAGAAGCTGAAGCTAAGATTAAAGTAGCAACTGCAGAAGGTAATGCACAGGCACTAATTACTTCCGCTAAAGCTGAAGCTGAAGCAAATAGGATGAAACAGCAAACATTGACACCGTTACTTATTCAATTGGAATATGTACAAAAATGGGATGGTAAATTGCCGGTATATGGCGAAGTTCCACAATTGTTCAGAAACATCCAAAAATAAATTTTTAGAGAAAGTCTTGGTAATTCCAAGACTTTTTCGTATATTTGTATAGTTAATTAATTGTTCAACCTTAAAAGGCATAAAATGAAAACCTTTAAAGATTTAGATTTTAAACCACACCCAAATACAGGGCATCTTGGTGGGGTTCAGGCTCGTATCACATTTGATAATGGATATGGTGCATCAATTGTTCAAACCGAATTTAGTTATGGTGGTAAGGATGGTTTGTATGAGTTAGCAGTGTTCGGTAAGAATGGACATATTACATACGATACTCCAATTACAAATGATGTGTTGGGTTATCTGAAAGCAGAAGAAGTATCTAAAATTATGGAACAAATTCAATTGTTGAAATAATGCAACCAACAAAGTATCCCGAAGCAGCAGCATTTGTACCCGGTAGAAGAAAATATTGTAGACGAAAAGTAAAGGATATGCGATTTGAAATGGCTACACGTAAATCCGGCAGAGATGGTATAAGTGATTCTCAATTCCAACACATATTAGGTAAGTTGCAGGCAGCTGGTCACTTAAAGATTGAAGGGTTTACTAACTTCAATGTTACTAAAGAAGTTTTTGAACCTATGGCGAATGTGCCGGGTAGTGGTGGACATGTTGATAAATACACAATCAGTTTTAAGAGTAGTATGGGTGAGAATATGAAAGGTAATAGACCTCATTTAAAAGGATACTTAACTTCGGCATCTGATAATGATAAAGAGTATAAGTTAAAGGGATGGTTCAATGAAGATGGGACTATTCGATTGTTAATAACAAATTAATTATATGGGATATAATCCATTTAGATGGTGGACTAAAGGTAGACCAAACAAACCACTTAAAGCAGATACTCCATTGTTGTTAAAGATAAGGAATGGTGACTTTGATTATTCGTATATGTTCAATGAAGCTAAAGGGATGAGAGAAACTGCTACCAAAGCTTATGAACAAACATATAAGAACTATGGTGGAACTGACCAAAAGAATAGGGAACAGGCTGCATTGGAAGCCAGTAGAATGAAAAGAGTGAAAGCTATTAAGTTGGAGTTGGAAGCAGCTAGAGATGAGGAAATCATATTATGGAAGTTGAGGACGGAATTAAAGAAGGAATTTGGAAAGGATTTGTGGGATAAAGCTATGGAAAGACAAAGAGGAAAAGGTACATTAGAGGATTTGTATGAATGGTATAGGAAAAACAGCAAAGTGAAAAATCCGCAATCTATACAGGATATTCAGTTGAGGAAACCGAATACCAAAGGGTTGGAATATTTATTCTAACAAAAGATACCGTACTATGAACAACTTAATCAAATTACAGTCCTTAAATGTATGGGCTGACGAAACTGGAGTTTATCAATCAAATGATGATGGAACGCCAAATGTAGAAGATAAAAAATTATATAGTGATATAAATCCGGAGTGGTTTCAAAACTTATCTTCGGAAGATAAAGAGCAAATTTCAATTATTATTAAAAACAAAAACAACTAAAAAACAGTTATGGAAATCGTAAAGAGCAGATTCGGACATGAGAGAAGTATTGAAAGAATCAATCTAAACAAAGTTAGAGTGTTAGGAGAATCGCAGTTTGTTCGTAAATCTCAAAATAAGAATGGGGATATGACCCTATTTGATTTTGAAGGTGGACCGGCTTACACTTTAGGTGGTAAGTTAAACTTCGAAAAAATGTTGTGGAAGATTAGAGGCATTGAACCAAAGGATAGTGGGTACAAAGACCTTTATGAGGTTATACTATATATAGACCCAATTTATTAATTATGGAATTAGAACCATTACAACAAATTCAGATAGATAAGTTAAATGAACTTATAGCATCTCAATCATTACAACCAACGCCGGAGCAATTAGGAAGAAAAGTATTTAATGCCCAAACAGGTGAATTACAATTATATGTAGATAATGGTAATGGTGGTGTAAGATTGGCATCGGTGAATTTGTTCGAATAACGAATCCGAAGGATGAGTCGTTATGGAAAATTTCTTGATAGTTTATGCCAAGACCAAATAAATGTGTTGTTATCCAAGGAACGTATGAAAATAAAGAATCCGTAAAGAAAATAAGGAATTCTTTTTTACTATCCGGTGATTACCAAATCATTTGGTCAACTTGGAATTATATACCTAAAGATTGGTTTTATCCAAGTGAGATTGTAATTCAAAATAATCCACCATCTCACTCCGGACACGCCAACTACAATTACCAAAAGATTTCTACAATCAATGGTATGATGAAAGCAATGGAGTTGGGATATAAAAGGGCTATAAAGTGGAGAAGTGATATGATACCAACCAATCCATTTAAATTATATGAATTGTTTGGTGATGGGTTAAACATATATTTTTGGGTTAATTCTGAAATGGGATATGTGGCTGATTTTGTATTTGAGGGTGAATGTGAAGATATTATAAAAATATTTTCGCCGGAAGACGGACATAAAGAGAAATTAATTTTTCCGGAACATTCTATAACCCGTCAAATTTATAGGAATGAATTAAATTTTAAAACACAAACGTTTGGGCAGAATTTAACAAATGAAAATGATATATTTTGGATAAAACGAAATTATCATTTATCAGAGAATAAAAACCACCCATCTTTGTATTTTACTAGGATACCATTAAATTGGAAAGCGTATCCATTAATTTAAACTTTCCAATATTTAAGGGTATGAAACTTATACTCTTAAAATTAGAAGCAACATTCATAGCATTCGGCCTTGCTATGTATGAGTATTGGAAAAATCAAAGGCCGTATTAAAAACTAAAAATTATGGCATACGGAGAAAAGGTCATTGACCATTATCAAAACCCCCGTAATGTTGGTACGTTGGATAAGAGTAAACCAACGGTGGGGACTGGGTTAGTTGGGGCGCCCGAATGTGGTGATGTAATGAGGCTCCAAATCCAAATCGAAGATGGTATCATAACGGATGCCAAATTCAAAACTTTCGGATGTGGCTCGGCAATCGCAGCCAGTTCCTTAGCAACTGAATGGTTAAAGGGAAAGAGTGTAGATGAGGCGGCTAAGTTGGATAATATGGATTTAGTTGAGGAATTATCTCTACCACCTGTAAAGATACATTGTTCGGTATTGGCGCAGGATGCAGTTCAAGCCGCTATCAATGATTACCGAACAAAAAACGGATTAGAACCAATTAAATTTGATTAATATGAAAAAGTTATTGAACTGGTTAAGGAGTATATTCGGCCAAAAAGTAGGTGCTGAGTTACACATTTATTCTATTAAGTGGGAGAAACCTTTGGATGGAACGCAGATTAGGGCGGTTATTAATACGATGATAAATTATTTCCCACCTAATTGTAAACCGAGTAGTATAACCACAACATCATCATCTACATCTTTTAATTTTTATTCAACCTGCCTAAGTGGACAGCAATTAAAAGATATTGGTGAAAAGGCTGTAAGTGGGGCTAAGGTTCAATCGGTTTGGTTAGATGGAACTCAAATTTTACCATAATGGAAGATAAGATAGAAATAAACGATGGACACTATTTGGAGTTATTAGATAGATTACACGTTATAATGTGTAACTTAAATGACCATTGTTTGGAACACCCATTGGCTCAATCTGATGAAGAAATAAAATTCAAAATAGAATACGCATTAGGACAAGTCTGGGATGCGTATCAAATGGTTGGAAGTAAAACAAAATAATATGAAAAAATTATTTAGAAGTACAACAGATAGTAGAATAGGTGGAGTGTGTGGTGGTATCGCCGAATATACAAATAGTGACCCAACAATTTGGAGATTACTTTTTTTGGCATTAATATGTGCTCCATTCCCTATGATTTTTATGTACTGTTTGGCGTGGATTATTATACCTAAAAAATAAAATTATGAAAGAGTTTATTGCAAAGTATCAGAAAGCAATTGTAGGAACGGGAGCCGTATCGGTACTCCTTATATGTTTCTTACAACAAAAGGAATTAAGTAAGTTAAGAGCTGAAGTTAAAGTACAAACAGCAGCTGCTGACTCACTTCATAATGAAAACTTCCCTTGCCAAATTGAGTTAGGTAGATACCAAATTGCGTATCAAATCCTATTGGAAAGAAATCCAAAAGCGGCCAAAGAGTATGGTGATATAATATCTGAAGAAACTGAATAATTATGGTAACACTACAACCTAAAGCATTAGAACACATAATCCAATTAATGAAGGAAGGTGGTTTAACGTCTGATACTCATAACTTACGAGTTGGTATCAAAGGTGGTGGATGTAGTGGGTTATCTTATACAATGGATTTCGATGATAAGATAGAACCTACTGATGAAGTGGTAGAGGCTGATGGATTGAAAGTAGTAATTGATAGAAAGAGTTTACTATATCTTTATGGTACTCAATTGACATATTCAGATGGATTAAATGGTAAAGGATTTCAATGGGAGAATCCAAACGCATCTCGAACTTGTGGATGTGGTGAATCGTTTTCACTATGATGAAGTTCTTTCTCAAATTAGCAACTATACTTTTGTTATTGGGAGTTATAATTTTTGTAATACCATTGGCTATATTTATTAATATAGTAATGCTATTGGATTCATATATTACCCAAATATATCGTTATTATAAAAGAAAAAGATAATTATTAGTAAAAATTTTAATATGTCATTAACTAAGAAACAAAAGAAAGTAAGAAGGCGTAATCAGTTAGCAAAAAAGACCCGTAAAATGTTGTTTAAAAAGGGGTTATTTGGAAAAAAATGCTAATCTAATATAAGAATACTCAAAGACTTGCATGCCATGCGGGAGACACCCTTAAAATTGCTCTAAAAGCGTTTTAAGACCCACTTTAACCCATTGAAAATCAACTGATTATAACTCGTTGAAAATCAATGGGTTATTTATTTGATTTATTCCAAAAAAATTCGTATATTTGTATATTATAAAAAGTTATGAGACGTAAAATTATATTCATAGATGTAGATGGCCCATTGGCTTGGGCAACTTGGAATGATGGCAAGGTTACTATCAAAGGTGGACCGGAAGACTTTACAATACCATACCCTTGGGTTAAAGAAGATTGTGAAGCACTACAAAAAATATGCGATGAAACAAACGCTGAGTTAGTACTTAGTTCAGATTGGAAAAAACATTTCACATTCAATCAGATGAAACACATTTTCTGGCACTATGGAATTACCGCACATTTGGTTGATATAACCACACATCAGGACTTATGGCACAAAATGAGTAGACCATCCATAGACCACGAAAGAGCATTAGAAGTTGCTAAGTGGGCTAAAGATAATAAGATAACAAATTGGATTGCTATTGATGACCTTCGTTTAGGTGAGCAATTCAAATGGTTATCACCCAAAGTTCCAATGTGGAGGCATGTGGCAGTTGATGGTGATTGGGGGCAAGGTGGTAGATTGCGAGATAAGGTAGAAGAATGTATAACAAAACTAAACCGATAAAAATGAGTAAAAGAGAACAAATATTAGAAAAGGAAAGACAACTTATTAAACTGTTGGAAAGTGATATTATGGTTGATGATGATACACCAGAAGAACTATTAGAAGCAATTAGAGAAGCTTATGATAATGATGAAATTGTAAGTGAGAGAGGCACCAGTCTTGGTGATGTAACAACTGGACAACCATATCGTTTGAGTGATGTAGATGATTTTCCATTTGGTACATATATTCAAAACCAAACGGGAAAGATTATCACAAAGCACTTCCGAATCAGCGATGATTATCAGATTAAGCAAGCACCATTCTTTACGGCAGTTAAAGAAATGGGGTTCACTAGAATTTATGTTAGAGAATTCTATGGACATAATAACTATGGTGCTAGTGAAGTATGGGAAAAGAGAAATGGTGGGGTAACTACTCTAATCAATATCTCAAATGTAATTCGTAAATGGAATGGTAAGGTTAAGAAATCATTCAAAGATAGTATTGGAGTAGATGTTCAGGTATATTCGAATGATGAATCGGAAATATATACCAAATTAGTTGAAAGAATTATCGGATTGGGTAAGAAACGAAAGCATGAAAGTAATAACATTGCTTTAGTTATTCAAACCCCAAGAGGATATGATACAACTTCGTTTGAATTACCTGACCAAAAGTTAGATATTGAATTGGGATATGGAAAAGGATTCAAACCAATTCACGAAAAGATTATCAACACACTTAACCAAAAGAATGGTAAAGGATTGGTACTCTTACACGGTACGCCGGGTACGGGAAAGACTCACTACCTAAAGTATATAGCAAGTAAGATTAAGGATAAGAGAGTTTTATTCATCCCACCTTATTTAGCAGACTTCATTACATCACCTGAGATGACACCATTCCTAATTCAGAATAGTAATTCAATCCTATTCATTGAAGATGCGGAGAGAGTAATTACGGATAGAAACAATGGTGGGGCAAATGGGGTATCTAATATCCTTAATATTACCGATGGTATCCTAAGTGATATTCTAAAGATTCAGATTGTTGCAACATTCAATATGGATAAAGCTAAGATTGATTCGGCATTACTTCGTAAAGGTAGATTGATTGCAGAACATAAGTTCGATGCATTACCTATTGATGATGCTAACAATCTATTGAAACACTTAGGTAAAGATTATGTGACAACCAAACCAATGACACTAACTGAAATATATAACATAGGAGAGGAAGAATACAAATCAGAAGATAAGTATTCACCAATCGGATTCAATAATAGATATTAATATGAAAGGTTATTACGCTATATATAATCATCGTTCAAACCAATGGCTTTCTCAAGGTGGTACTTGGATGGAAGATACCGATACCTACAAAGACGTAAATAATGTAAGAAAATTTTCAACACTATCTGATGCGGAATTCTATTTGGTAGGTGGTAGTGTGTATAAGAATGATTATAAAGATTTTTTCACAATTCGTAAAATATATTTTTAATGTTTGATAAATCAAAACTAATAATATTGGTTACTGGTACAAATATAGAACCTTACGATAAAAATTGGAAGGAATCTGAAAGAACTTGGATACCCGAATTAAGAAAATTAGGATATAACATAAAGATTTCGATTGGTGTCCCTAGTTTATCAAATTATTATCTTTTAGATAACGATAAAATTTATTTTAAAACATATGATACTAAGGATGGTTTGGTTGATAAAAGTATTAAGCTGCCAATAAAATGGATACTTGCAGAAACAAAATATCAATACTATATGAGAATTGATTCAGATTCTTTTGTAGCCCCATTAAGATTTGAAAAAATGTTAAATGAAAATTTTATCAAATATGGTGATGTTGATTATATGGGATGTTCTATTCCGGTAGATATGTGGTGGGATAAACCACCTATGAGATTCCATATAATGAAAAAAGGAATTTATGCAAGTGGAGCTGCATATTTTCTTTCTAAAAAAGCTATGATATTGGCAGATAGGGATATGAGAATAGATGATGATAAGGAATTACAATGGGATGATTTGGTTTTGGGGAGAGCTATGTGGGAAAACAATATACCACTTTTGCATGATGGTAGAATTTTACTACACTCAAAATATTATATGGGATTTCAATACCCTAACAACGAAGTACCCGATATATCAATACCAAATTCATATTTAGCAATTCAACACTATATGAACGGGCATATGGATGAGGCAAAAAATAAATTAGGATTTTAAAACAAAAAATATGAACACAATTAAACAATATGGATTAGCAATACTTTGCGTTATATTTGGAACTATTGCTTTCCTAAACTATGCCCGATTCAAAGGTAGAGAATTGGAGATAGAACAATTAAGTAGAGATAATGAAAATCTAAGACAACATATAATTACCTTAGATGAAAAAATAACCTTATTGGATAGTTATCCATACGAACATTCAGAAATAAAAAAAGAAAACAATGACAGAGTTACTGATTTTCCTAAACATAATGATTTTGGAAATTGTACTAAGTATAGACAATGCGGCTGTACTTGCGGCGATGGTAAAGGAGTTACCAAAAGACCAGCAAAAAAAGGCGCTGACTTACGGGATAGCGGGAGCATACCTTTTTAGAGGATTAGCTTTACTATTCGCATCCGTTCTTATCAAATTGGTATGGTTGAAAGTAGCAGGTGGATTGTATCTTATGTACTTAGCATATAAAGCCCTATCTTCAAAAGTTGAGCAGGGTGGTGAGAGTAAGATGACAATTAAGATACCATTTCTATCAGCACTTTGGTCTACTATCGTAGCAATTGAGATGATGGATTTAGTATTCAGTATTGATAATGTATTTGCCGCTGTAGCATTCACACCTAACTTATGGTTGATATGTGGTGGGGTATTCATTGGTATCCTTGCTATGAGATTTGCAACAACAAAGTTTGTGAAAGTGTTAGAGAAAAATCCTATATTGGAGAGAGTAGCATATTGGGTAATTGGAGCATTGGGATTGAAGTTAGTATCATCATATTGGTTGCATGATTTGAATACTGAAAGCATAGATGCAGTATTCTCAATCTTAACTTTATTAGCGTTTATTATACCTTTAATTTTGAAGAAAAAATAATATGGCTTTTGATATATCTAAAATGGTAATTATGGTAACCGGCACAACAATTGAGCCGTGGGACCAAAATTGGAAAGAATGTAGAAGGACTTGGGTAACTTCTTTGAGAAATATGGGATACCATGTTTACATAGCAATTGGTAACCCTGATTTGGAACATTACTATAAAATAGAAGAAGATATAATTTGGTTTAAAGCAGATGATACAAAGTTGGGCTTATATGATAAATCAATTAGGTTACCAATAAAATGGATATTAGAAGAAACAGGATATGAATACTATTTCAGAATTGATTCAGATTCATTCGTTGCTCCTAAGAGATTTCATAATATGCTTATTCAAAATTTTAATGAAATATCAAATATTGATTATATGGGTTGTTGTCATCCGAATGATGGTTGGAATCCATTTCATATTAATAGATACTATGTGTTAAAAAGCGGATATATAGCTAGTGGGTGTGGATATTTGGTTAGTAAAAAAGCAATGGAAATTGCACAAAGAGATATGAGAATAGTTGAAGACCCTTTGGATTGTACAATTGATGATTGGGTTTTGGGTAGAGCGATGTATGAAAACGGAATTTATCTATTGCATGATTCAAGAATATTATTTGAATCAAAGTATAAATCATTGGCATTAGACCCATATAACATAGGATTACCAGATATAGCTGAGCCGGAATCGCATTTGGCAATACAACATTATATGAATGGTCATATGGATGAAGCATTTGAAAAATTAGGATATAAAATATAAGTTATGCACAACCCCTTTTGTTACATCGGTTGCCACAACTGGGAATACCGAAAAGAAAAACATCCAGTTACAAATCACCCAATGGGTCTACCAACTATTAGAGTAGTAGTAAGAGAATGTAAATGGTGTGGGCATAGAGAGCATCATTCCCTTCCTAGAGTTGGAAAGAAATTTACTCTATGGAAATCATTTGATGATATAAAGAGGGATGAATGTATAGATATTAAAAGAGTTAGAGATGAAATTTAGAACGAGAAAATTAATAAAGCCCGGTGACCTAAATGCTAGAGGCACACTATTTGGCGGACAGGTATTGAAGTGGATAGATGAAGAAGCATCCATATTTACAATATGCCAATTAGGTGAGCGAAGTATTGTTACAAAGGCAATGAGTGAAATCAACTTTGTGGCATCTGCAAAAACTGGTGACATTATTGAGATAGGATGCGAGTTAGTACAATTTGGTACAACATCAGTTACAATTTCATGCGAAGTTCGAAATAAAGATACTAAGCAAACTATCATTAAAATTGATAAGATTGTATTTGTTGCGGTAGATGAAAACGGAAGACCAAAACCACATGGTATAATAAAATGAGTAAATGGATTTGCCAATACTGCGGACAAGATACATCTGATGTAGATTATGATTACTTAGTTGGTAATAATCATTTAGCATGTATATTACTGGCTAATGATGATAAAGGTGTGAAGATAGAAAATTGGAATAAGTTAGATAATAAAGTATTTGAGATAGCTGGAGTTCCTATGAGAGTATCCGGAACTCAAATATTAGAATCACGTTATACCATTGATGTATATGAAATGGTGGATGGTGACCAGTTTGTGAGAGTAGATTTGTGGGCTGATAATATGGAACTGAGCGTTAAGATATTTCCGCCTAAACAATTTACAACAATACCAATTCATTTGGAAAGGTATGTAGTAAAGGAACACCTAAAAGACCCAACCATTTTTTTAAGTACTGTTGAGAGTTTAGTAATAACTGATACAGAGGTGAAGAATTTTCTAACATTTCTTAGGGATAGGCTTAATTCCAAAAATGGTAAAACCGGTATTGTAAGTCATGTCATTAATAATGGTAGTACAATGACATTTGGTTCAGCAAGTCTTTGGTAATCTCAGGAATTTTTCGTATATTTGTAAAATGAATTTTATAGTTGAATTTTGTAAGGGTGCGTTATATGGATTGGTGGCCCAAATTATTACTTTTGTACAATTACAAGGTAATATTAAATGGGGATTATTATCCAAATATCCAATATTGACGCTTTTAACATCAATACCAATGGCTTACCTATTTATGAAATCGGTAGAGCATTTTGTTGTTGCTTATAATGGTGAAATATGGCCTAGTAGATTAATAGGATTTGCAATAGGTATAATTGTATTTGCTATAATGAGTATCTTAATGTTTAAAGAACCAATAACTATGAAAACGTTTGTGTGTTTGATGTTGGCATGTTGCATATTGGGAGTTCAAATTTTTTGGAAATGATAATTAATATCTTACCGGATGAGTTAGAGCCGGAATTTGTAAATAGTTGGAAGATGGGACTCTTAAGAGAACCCTCTATTGATTATGCTACAAATGCCATACATTGTTTGTTTGAAGGTAATGATGTAATCGTTTTTAGATTTGATAAATATGGTTGGATAAATGATAATAGATACAACACATATTTTGTATCAGCTGGAAATGCTGGTATAACAATACGAATAGAAAAAACTTTATAAAAACCCAACTTTTTTAATTAAAATTAATATATATGAGTGGATATACAATTTTCGGAATCATTTTAGTGGTAGTATCACTTTGGATGGCCTATGAAATTTGGAGAGCACCTTTAATGCAAGAGACAGAAGATGGTGGACTTCGAACAATAAGACCAACAAAGAAGTTAAGTGACTTATTTAAAAAGAAAAAGTAATATGAAAGTACAAATTACAGATTCTTTTACTAAATCACTTAAAAGACTAATATGGCATCAGCATTGGTTATACCGAACCTATGCCACCTTCCGATATGATATTCCACTCTTTGTAAAGAATGTGTGGAGATTCAGAAGGGAGTTATGGGACCATCAATGGTGGGATTATCGTTACACTTTGAATATGATGGAACGTTCTCTTATCATAATGGAAAAGGGAATGGGTACGAAGGGAATGGAAGTGAGCGAGACTAGAGAACCAAAAGTGAAATCTATGAGAAGGGCTTTGGAGTTACTTCGTAATAATAGAGAAGATAACTTTGTAGAAAGAGCTGAAGCTGAATTAGGTCCTATTACTAGATGGGATTGGGAATTGGATGAGGAAGGTGTAATGATTGATAGAGATACACCGGAACAAAAAGAACATAATCGTAACGTATTCAAAAGAGCACGTGAGATTGAAGATAGTGAGTGGAAAGAATTGTGGGAAATTTTTAAAGGCACTAAGAACTCAAAGAAGTACGGTAAAAATTATGATGGTACTGATATGAGAGCTTGGTGGGATTAAGCAAGGAAAAAACAAAAACAATAATATATGGTAACTTTGGGCTTAGTTACATTTATTGTTCTTTCTTGCGGTTTGTTAGCGTGGAGATGGGTAAGGGGTATTGACTACATGAAAGAAAATCATCCTGATTACAAAGGAGAAGATTTTCTGAATTGGGACAATGATGCTGATGTAACCAAAATTGCTGGTAGGGATGGATGGGATGATAATCTCGTTCACACCGAAGGTGATTTCTAAGAGTAGACAGTATGATGGAAACAATCGGATTTATTGGTAGCATACTTTTAGCAGTATGTGGTATTCCAGAAGTGGTTCGCACTATTAAAGATAACAAATGTCATTTAGGATGGAACTTTTTGTTACTTTGGTTTGGTGGCGAACTTTTCATGCTTACATATATTATACCAATGAAAGACCTTCCATTATTATTAAACTATGTATTCAATACGGCATTAGTAGGAATAATGCTATTTTATAAAATCAAAAACACAAAATATGTTACCATTAAAAGAAGCAATCGCTGAGAAGCATTCGTTAGCAGAAAAAATGACATTCAATCAAAGAATGTTAAACGGAGAATTGAGTAAAGAAGAATATATCGCATATCTTTGCCAACAATTAGGAATATTCGATGCGATAGAAAGAGGTAGAACACTACCACACCCATCCCTTAACAGAGTTGATAATATCTTAAAAGATATTCAAGAACTGATGGAAATTGGCGATGATGCTGGGTTGGAAATTGACCTTTTAGATTCAACTGAAAAATATTTTTTATATATTAAATCATTATCGGATGAAGAAATACTTCCGCACATTTATCTTAACTACTTAGCCCTAATGTTTGGTGGGCAGATGATGAAATCAAAAGTTCCTGGTAATGGTAAGATGTATGAGTTCGATGGTGATATGAGGGAAGTTGCTGGAAGTATTAGAGCAATTCAAAAAGATGAATGGGCAGACGAAGCAAACAAAGCATTAGATTACAATATAGCTATTTTTGATGAACTACAACGAATATCTGAATCAGCTGGCGAATAAGTTTCAACAAATGGTGTTAGCTGCACCTAAAGTTGGGACTGTATTTACCGAAGACTTTGGATGGGTTAATCATCGTTACGAATCTTCCACATTTCGTTTGGCCCATATCGAAAGGTATTGGGATAAGAATATAGAAGTACTTCACTTTACTACCTTTCCACACAAATGGAGTCCAGAACCTATATTTGGGTTTGATGTAATTTGTACTGAAAACAAAGTAACAGGATGTTATATGGATTTGAGTCCGGGTCTGAAGGATTACCCATTTGATAATGGTATTGATTTTAAGGATAGGAAACCATTACCTGAATGGGCTACTGTATTTTCTGATAAGTTTATAATGTTGAAGCCGGAAAGTAATGAAGAATTTATTCGTTTTTGTGATTGGGTGTTGGACAGATATGATTGGTATCTTAATTCTATCTTATGGATGGAAAAGAAAGTAGAAGATATTAATAGTGTAATAGAGAAGCAGAATATTTATTGTCAAATACAGGCAACAAACCCTCGAACATTTTCAGCATTAAAAGCTAAGATTGGTGAGGAAAAAGCTCGTTATTTTATGGAAAACATACTATTCCCAAAAATATGACACCAAAAAAAATATACATAGATTTTGGAACTCCCATAGAAGAATGGGCTGATAATAACAAAGGAGTAATTATGGATTCCATATATTCCAATGTATTTGATTTTGTAGAATCCGAAGAAGATGATAGAGTAGTACTTCAGGTATCACCAAAGATACCACAAAGAAGAAGACCGGCGGCACTTAAAGAACCACCTATTAATGTGGATTTTATCATATCGAAGGACGATATTGATTTAACACTACGAAAGATGATGGAATATTATATTGAGGTGGAAGAATATGAAAGGTGTGCTGAAATCCAAAAGCTACAAAACGGAGAAAAAAAACCCAAAAAGAAAAGTAAAAAAGAGGCTTACTGGTAAAAACTATATTTATACAAAAAATAAATAATGTTCGTACCAAATCATTTGCATCTATTGGTAAAGGGATACTTAAAATCCCCACCACAAACAGAAAAAGTGTTAAACATATGGTTTACACAATTGGTTGACAACGTAGGAATGAAAGTTGTTGCAGGTCCTACATCGGTTTATGTTAATGAACCGGGCAACGAAGGGATAACGGGAACGGTAACATTAGCAACATCGCATGCATCTATTCACGTTTGGGATAACGAAAATCCGGCTATGTTTCAATTTGATATTTATAGTTGTTCGGATTTTAAACCAAAAGATGTACTAAACCATATAGATGATTGGTTTGGATTAACTGAAGCACATTGGCAGTTTATAGATAGAAACGGTAAAGATTTTAAAGTGATTGATTCGGGTCATTTTAAAAAGAGTGTTGTAAGAAAAATTACCGATGTATTTAAAACGAAAAAAGTAGTTGATGAACTTGGATGATATTAAATATGGTAATACAACTAAAGAACAGGAGCAGAAGGTAAGAGAAGACCGTTCCGGTATCATCAAAGACTGCGAAGAAACTGGTATCATCAAAGATGTATTAGAAAATCATCCATTTCCCAAAAATTCATCCGAAGAAACTAAAAACGAGTTAGATTATTTGTTAAGAATTACAAAAGAAGCATCCGAAGAAGATTTAAAATTTTGTAAGTTAATAGAAACCAATCACTATGATTTCTTTGTTATAGTTGGAAAAAAGCTGGGATTAGATGTTAGCAAGGAAGAAATACTAAAATGGGTTGGTGATGTGGACCCGATTCTATTTTACCTTAAAGATAAGTTCAATAGACCAAGGCCATATCAATTGGCAAAGGAACTAAACTTACCACTTTATCCAATAACCGCATCTGATGCAAATTCAGCAGCATATCCATCTGGTCATACTTTAGATTTTTTAGTAATATTATATCATTTTGGAAAAATGAAGCCGGAAATTGCGGATGAAGTAGATGACTTTTATCATCAAATAAAAAGAGTAAGAGAATTGAGTGGATTACATTATCCATCTGATAGAAAAGTATCTGAATATTTATTTAAGCAGTTAGTTAAGAATAAATTAATAAAATAAGTTACAAACCTTAACGAAAGAAACCATATATGGACGACGGTGACAGTGAAAAAAACAATCAAAAAATTAGAAAACAAAGAGAGCAGATTGATGCTCTATCGCGATACATCATTGATGCTGGCAATGTTTTTTCTACCTTTGGGGTACGATGCACTGTTCAAGCTATTGATGGATATAACAGGCTCATATTGGGGAGCAGACGTGGTCTTTTACTCAATTTCAGGCTGCTTTTGGTTGGCATATATATTGTTTACCAAACGTTTAAATAAATTTGGAAAATCCGAATAAATTTAGTATCTTTGTATAGATGGAAATCAACGAAAACATATTAAAACTTAAACTTAAAGAATCCGAATTAAAGGAAGAATTAGCAAGTGCTGAAGCTCACATACCTGTAAATAATATGGGTAAATGGGCTCGTCAAACTAAAATTGACCGTATTTCGGAAAGACTAAAGAAGGTGCAAGAAAAAATCCATTTTCACGATTCTATATATTTATCTAATGAAATATACAATGAATGGAAAAAGGATGTAAAGTAGTACGTTTGGATGAAGCTTCTTTAGGTAGAGTTCTCCAACACATTCAGGGCAAAAAGAGTGTGAAAAATTGGGGTATGCTTACCGCATATAGATATTCTAATACTCCAAACCAAAATAAAAAACTTAATAAAGAATTAGAAGCTGAATTAAGGCAGATGGGGCATGGATTCTTTAAAGTAGAAGGTCATTGGGTTGAGTGCCAGGATGGTAACCTATCATACGAAGATTGTCCGAAGAACTTACTAAAAGATGCTATCGAAGAATCACTTTTCGTTCCAAATATTTCAGCAAAAGATATTCACAACTTAGGTAAAAAATACGGACAGGATGCGGTTATCTTTGGTGGTGAACAAACTAAAGGAAACGCAACTCTTATATTCAAAGATGGTAAGGTAGAAAATATTGGTAAGTTTTCTCCTGATAAAATACAACAAGCTTATTCAAAACTAAAAGGCGGAAAAACTTTTGTATTTAAGCCAGAAGAACCTAAAGTTTCTGATGATGAAACAAAGTTAATGCATTTATTACCAAAAGATATTTTAGACAAAACTATTAAAAATCCAGCAACAGGAAATATGATTAAAGTTAAATCAGCTTTAGCATACGATGAGAAACACCCTGTATTTAAGGCAGCTCAAACATTTGTTGCACAATCTAAAAAATAAATTTGGCGGATTCGTATCTTTTTAGTATATTTGTATATACTTATTAATTCTATGTGTATAACTCATTGATTCTGAGGCATTTATGAAAGTTATCCACATTTAGAAAAAAAGATTTGGTAGTTTGAAAAATTATTTGTATCTTTACAAAGTTCTTTTAAATAATATAATATTGTGGGGTAGAGCAGAGGTAGCTCGCAAGGCTCATAACCTTGAGGCCGTTGGTTCGAATCCTTCCCCCGCAACAAAAAAGATTTGGTAGTTTGAAAAAATTATCGTATCTTTACAAAGTTAAGGTTGAAGCCATCAACTAATAAAACCGATTGAGTGACTCGTTAAACATTAGTTTCGTTAGAGTGAAAAGAAACTACAAAGCCGGATACTTTAACTAACTAATTAAAAAAAGATTTGGTAGTTTGAAAAAATTATCGTATCTTTACTAAGATTCAAAAATAAAGTAGTTGATTGGTTCGCCAGAAAACAAAATTGAGAATCTTTAAAAAAAGTTTTGGAAAATTGAAAAAGATTTCGTATCTTTACTCTGTTCTTAAAACAAAAGTTCTTTAACATATTGAAGATACTACACATAGTAACCTTGTGTTACATAGTGTACGATGGCCGCCTATGGTCATTAAATAAACTACGAAAGTAGGATAAAGTGAATCATTTGGTTAAATGATTTGCGGTTTGTAATCCGTTTAGGGTTATGAGCTTGAGTAGGCAAGTGAGATATTACTTGGGCTTTGTATGTGAGGGTAACACTGTAGCAGAAGAGTTTGGGTAACTGGGGGTATGTAGAACCTTCGGTTGAGTTCGGAAGAACAATAAGAATAACTCATAGAATTATTGTAAGACATAGAAAGCTAATCCCTTTTTACTATTGCGTGATTCAATACCAAAGTGGTCTTGATAATCAAGCTATCCGAAAGGACGTAAGATAAGACTGTGTACGCGTGGTGGCGTTACTATCCTTTAATGTGGGACACCAATCCCTATTAATGAAGATGACTTGAAGTATGGCGTTGAGATAACGCATTGGGTAGTTTAGTATTCTCTCGTTCAAAAGATGGGGGAGCTGGTGATGGACCGCTACCTGAATCAATCTACAAACCAAAACTTTATATTTTCAATTTAGGTTTGAAAAACTATAATTAAACATAAAGCATAAGTGTCCATCAGTTGTGACCGAAAGGTGCATACATAGTTGGGAGTTGTTCCCAGCCATAAACGCCCGCAAGGTGGTTATGATTTTTACGAAAAGCTTATAGACCCGCAAGGTTGAATCAGTTCGGCAGGATTGAATAAGGGGAGTAGTAAGAGAGTAAGTTACAACTTTAAGAGTGGTTATACTTTACTAACCTGCATTGACTGGTACATCTCAAAAGGGTGTGGAAACGAAAGGAATCAAAATAATCTTTCTAAAGCTAGTTATCCCAACGTGTATTCTCAACGTTTTTACTTTCTCAATGGTTGTATATTGGTTCGATTCCAATAGAGAGAGCAAATTCATCCTGTAAGATGAATTATCGTGGTCTTTCTTTTACATAATGTTCACCTATTGAGAATAAAGAGTTATGTAGACCTAAAAGAACAAAACTAATGTAGACAGTATAGGCTGGTTTTTGTAAGTTTGACTGTTAATCCCTTATCAAATAGGGCTAAACGAAAATGGTTGACACGATAGATACCTGTGGTTAGGCAAGCGCTCGGAAAGTTCCCACCTTACAAAAAAACTTTCCATTTATGCGGTGTAAGTGTTACGGTAGCACATTTCACATTCCAGTGAAAAGGAGAGGTTCAATTCCTTTCACCGCTCTACTAACAACTGAAAAGTTGTTCGTTTCATATCTTAATTTTTATTACAACTTAGATGGGGGTGCTTCGGCATCCCCTATTTAAGCCTGATGAAACTAACAACAATTCGGAAAAAATTATTTATATATACTTATTAATATAACAAAGTGATGAAAACTTTAACACTACATACAAATTGTTCGCAACCTACATTGAGAAATGAGTGGGCAGGCATTCGTATGTTTAGTACGATTAGTAATCCGGCAAACTTAGGCAAGGTGGATTATATTTGTACACAGTTAGAGGAAGCATCAGGTTGGTAATAGATTATACTTAAAACAACATAGAAAGACCTCTAACTGAATCAAATCGGTTAGAGGTTTTTTCGTTTTAAGCTCCTTTGGCGCAGCGGTAGCGCAGCAGACTGTTAATCTGTTGGTCCTTGGTTCGAATCCAAGAGGGAGCGCAGTATATGTTCTTTGACATATTGGGATAAGTTGGAAGTTTAGCTCAGCTGGTTTAGAGCATCACGTTTACACCGTGAGGGTCATAGGTTCGAATCCTGTAACTTCCACAACATGTTCCATACACATTCCTACAATCTCTCAGTTGAAAGCTGTTGTAGGATTGAGTGAGTAGCACGATAGGGCTATCAAATGTGAGTTATATGGAACGCCATTGGGGTATCGCATAGTGGCAATTGCGGCTGACTGTAAATCAGCTCTCATTTGAGTTCGGCGGTTCGAGTCCGTCTACCCCAACACCGGTGATGAAGCTAACTAGGTAGAAGCGAAAGACTGAAAATCTTTAGGAAGTGGTTCGATACCACTCATTACCACTTAACAATTAAAAAAACAATTATGGCAGATTTTAATCATGGAGTTGGTACATTAATAAAAGAGTTGGTGACACCAAAAGGAAAAATTGAAATGGGTAGTAAAGGAATAGTAACTGCGTATCTACCAGAAGATGGTAAGTTCGCAGTAGATTTTGGAAATGGACAATGGATAACATTTGATAAAATATCATTGGACGAATATTGTAAAATAGAATTAGAAGATAACAATTAAAAACAAATACTATGGAAAGTGACAAGTATGACAAAAGTCAGACCTCTTAGCTCAGTTGGTTAGAGCACTATACTTTTAATATAGGAGTCAATGGTTCGAATCCATTAGGGGTCACAAAAAGTTCCGAACTTAATATTGAGTTAAAATAATGATGTACACATTATACGATAGGATGGAAACCTATCACATTGGAGTATAGCTCAGTTGGTTAGAGCGCTAATCTGATACGTTAGATGCCGCAGGTTCGAATCCCGCTACTCCAACACACATGGGTATAGTGAAATGGTATCATGCCGGTCTCCAAAACCGTTGTTGTGGGTTCGAATCCTACTACCCGTGCAATTGGCTCTTTAGTGAAATGGATTATCACACAACGCTACGGACGTTGGGTTAAAGGTTCGAATCCTTTAGGGGCTACATAATAAGGCGAGTTGTTAGAGTGGTGATATGAAGTTCTGCAAAAACTTTTACACAGGTTCGAATCCTGTACTCGCCTCTTGATATTGTGGGGAGATTAGGTAATCCGTTTGGTCTCATAAGCCAGATATTCAGGTTCAATTCCTGGCCCCGCAACCAAATGGTGTTTGAAGCATTAAGGTGATGCGCTAGTTTGTGGAGCTAGATAAGACGGTTCGATACCGTCCTTACACCCCAACGGAGAGTTGCCTGAGTGGCCGAAAGGGCCGGTTTGCTAAACCGTTGTACGGAGTTAATCTGTACCGAGAGTTCGAATCTCTCACTCTCCGCATAAATAATTTGGATAATTGAAAAATTATTCGTATATTTGTATAACTTAAAACATAAAAGAGATGAACGTAAAACAGGCTTTAAAAGCAAAGAACAAACTTACCACTCAAATCAAAGCGTTATATGAAATCGCTAAGAATCATAACTCAATTGAGGAAGGTAACCTGCGTAGATATTCCGTAAATGGAGTATTGAATGAAGCAGAAGAATTGACCAAAGAGTTGGTTGATTTAAAAACTAAAATCCATCAGGCTAACCAACCTGTATATGGTAAGATTTTCCTAATGGCAGAGCTAAAAGGAAAGGTAAAGCAACTTAAAGGAATGAGTTGTGAAGAAGGTAAAGTAACCGAAAGATTTGGTTCAATCCAATCGGTGAAAGAAGTAGAAATTAATATCGCTCAAAAAGACCAAATGATAAAAGATTTGGAAAATCAAATTGAGGGATTGCAGGATGAGTTGGATGTGTATAACGCAACTACAACCATCTAATAAAAAATTGGGAAGATGTGAGTGATGAAATTTGTTTTTATTATTATCTTGCAAATCTGACGCATTGCCAATCAGTATTAAACGATGATGATTAAATAATTTCAACTCTCAAATCTTGATAGAGTCAACATTCGCGCAATGTCAACACACTCAAAACTCTTATTAATTGGTAATCATATTAACTTATTGATTCACCACATCAACCCATCTATGCTCGGTTCGTCTAACGGTTAGGACACCACCCTTTCACGGTGGTGATACGGGTTCGATTCCCGTACCGAGTACAATAGCATACATCACAATCAGTCAAGCCGTATTTAGCTGTTAGTGTATGTTAGATAAGAGAAAGAAACGGCTGGGACATTCTCTTATCAAAACGCTTCCAAAGCATTGCAGGCGATGCGCTTGACTTGTAATCAAGATAATTCGGTTCGATTCCGGATGGAAGCTCAAACTAATTCATTGAGGTGTTTGTCAACCAGTGCATGACATGGATGGTGCGGATAAAGGTGAATTAGTGATTAAGGATTGTTGGTGAAGTTGGTTATCATGCCACCCTGTCACGGTGGAGTTCACGGGTTCGAGTCCCGTACAATCCGCAAAAGGTATAATTAGATTGTATATGCAATTAGCTCGGCAATCTTTAACACCTGCAGATGTGAGGTGATTATACTTTTAAGTTGTTTCATACACTTAACACACCTAGTAACAAGGTAAGGCACATAGAGTTACATAGAGGCATGGAGTAATTACCCAACGCCACATTCGGACTACAAATGTAGATTAGGTTCAGACGTTGTAGAGAAAGAGATGTTAAGAGTAAACTTGCAAGTTGAAACAACTGTTTGGTTCGGTAGCTCAGTTGGATAGAGCAACAGCCTTCTAAGCTGTGGGTCAAAGGTTCGAATCCTTTCCGAATCACCAAATAAAAAGTAAGACATGAAAAATGTAACTTTAGTAACATGCTTCTTTTTGTTATTCATTCCGCATAATATAAATAACTCTGAAAGGAGTGAGGAAGAAGTTGTGGATGAAATAATAGAAAAGAAAAAGTTACCTTATGATTTAGTGACCGTAACAACGTACACTGTATCTAAAGGTGAAACCGATTCAACTCCATTAATTACCGCAAGTGGTTACAAATTGGATAGCCTTAATCCAAAGAAACAAAAGGTAATAGCAATAAGCAGAGACCTGAAACGAAAGTATAAGTTTGGACAAAAAGTAAGAGTGAAGGGTGCTGGTAAATTAGATGGTGTATATACCGTCAGAGATTTAATGGCGAAGAGATGGACAAAAAAGATTGATATATTAATTAACCCAGATGATAAAGGAACAAAAATCAGAAAGGTTAAGTTATATAATGTAGCAAACATAGGGAATTAGCGTAGCCCGGTATCGCGCTTGGTTTGGGACCAAGAGGTCGTCAGTTCGAATCTGGCATTCCCTACGAAAAGATTTGGATAAGTGAAATATAAAATAAATGGCAAAGTATATTAAAACCGCATTCATACGAGATTTAGAAATCAAATTGCAAAATGAAGAAATTTCATATGGTAAAGCGATTGAACTTATTCAAGAAGAAGTTATTGAAAATTATAAAAAAGATAATACCTTATTGAAAAAAATAAAAAGATTATTAGGTGAGGTTTGGCTAGGATTTAAGATAGCTGAAGGAAACCGAAATAAATCTCAATGGGGTAAATTTTAAATTAGGATAATTAAAATATTATTCGTATCTTTGTATAGTTATTTGAAATAGTATCGCCGCCGAGGTGATGGAATGGTAGACATGAAAGACTTAAAATCTTTTGAGCAGAAATAGCTCGTGTGGGTTCGACTCCCATCCTCGGTACGTTCAATTAGGGGAAGTAGCTCAGTTGGCTAGAGCATCTGCCTTGCACGCAGAGGGTCATGGGTTCGACTCCCTTCTTCTCCACATCGGACCTATAGCTCATTCGGTTAGAGCAACTGACTCATAATCAGTAGGTGCTTGGTTCGATTCCAAGTGGGTCCACAAAAATTGCGGAAGTAGCTCATTCGGTAGAGCACAACCTTGCCAAGGTTGGGGTGGCCAGTTCGAGCCTGGTCTTCCGCTCAAAAGGACTTTAATGGTTGAAGTACAAAACCGAAGTAGGTTAGTCCCACCTACACAAAAGCGAGAGTAGCTCATTTGGTAGAGCGGTAGCCTTCCAAGCTTCAGGTGGCCAGTTCGAGCCTGGTCTCTCGCTCAAGTGGGCCTGTTAGTATTAGGCCGCAAGAAGAATAGATGTTTTTCAATTACTACAAACTCAAGCATTAATTTGCTTGGGTTTTATTGCCCGATGATGTAATGGTTAGCATCACAGATTTTGATTCTGTTCGTATTGGTTCGAGTCCAGTTCGGGTAACAAAAAATATTATGAAATATAAAATTTCATTTGAAGATATAAATAAAATAAAAGAGGTTTACAAAAATGGTAATGATACTAGATATGTACCTAGCAATTCAGATGATATAAATAGTCCATATTTCATAAAAAGTGAAAGATTTTTTTGTGATTTAAAAAATGATGAATTACTAGATATTATAAAAAATAATATACCAATAGATGATGTTAATGAATGTATAACATCAATTCATTATATAAATTACAAAAAAGGTGAAGGGGCAAAAGAACATAGTGATATTGGTGCATCTAATAAAACTTTTATTTTCATTCTAAACGATGAATTTGAAGGTGGTGAATTTCATTTGGATAAAAATTATGTTCCATTAGTGAAAGGAGATATAATAGCTTTTAATGGAAATCAGCTACACTTAGTTAAACCAATTAAAAAAGGAAATAGAGAGGTTTTAGTTGTCTTTCTAAAAAATAAATAAAAATTTTAATAATTAAAAACAAATGTTATGGGATTATTTTGGACGTATTATGTAATTTGTTTCATCTATTGTCTTGTAATGTCAATACGAAAATGGAATAGAGATGTAAGAGCAGGTGGTTTAGGTATATCACCTGGTTTAGATTCTTTGGCTCTATTGATTATGTGTTGGATATTAGCACCAGTAGATATATTCTTAACTTGGGTTAGGGTATATAAAGAAGCAGAAGAAGCAAGAAGAAATCAAAGTACTTTAGATACTAAAGACTTTAAAGATGAAAAAGTATTCTAATTATTAGAGTACTAAACAGAGAGTTGGCCGAGTGGTTGATGGCGGCAGTCTTGAAAACTGTTTTACTGAAAGGTAACGGGGGTTCGAATCCCTCACTCTCTGCACATTGTAAGGTGTTGGAATTGGCAGACAAGCCCTCCTGTCTCGGGGGTGGTGAGCACGAAATAGGTTAGTAATATGGGGTAGACCACCATCCTGCAGGAATGTGTTACTAACTGAATCGCACTATGGTGGTTCGAATCCATCTCTTACAGCAAAGGCCCCGTTGATGGAATTGGTAGACATGCCAGACTTAGGATCTGGTGCTGAGAAGCATAAGAGTTCGAGTCTCTTATGGGGCACTCAAAAACAAAATTTATGAAGTACAAAAAGCTTTATGGTAGAGAAGAATTTGAACTTATCCCTTATGTTAAAAACTATTTTGAAAACAATGAAAATATTGAACTTCTTATCGGATGTGATTCGCAAAACTTTGCCGATAAAACAATATATGCCGTTGTTGTGGCTTTGTACCATAACGGAAAAGGAGCTCATGTACTTTATAGAAGATGGAAAGCAGATAGAGAACCAACCCGTTCAGTAAGATTATTAAACGAAGTTTGGTATGCAATTGAAGCAGCTGAATATTTAAGAGAAGCTGGTATTCCAAAACCAAAGTGGATTGATATTGATTTGAATCCAGATCCACGCTTTAAATCAAATGAAGTGTTCAGACAAGCAGTTGGTATGGTAGAAGGTATGGGGTATGAAGTACGATATAAAACATTAGGTCCAATTGCAACTTATGCAGCTGACCACTTAGTAAAAATATAATATGAGTTACTCATCTGTTCAAGACTTATTTATTAGTATTCCTCAAAAAGTATTACTTGTTGGAAACGGTGATATTAAAAATATGGGAAGTATAATAGATAGTTATGAATATGTAATTCGTTTCAATGATTTCCAATTGGATGGACATGAAGAAAATGCAGGTACTAAAATATCTGCATTATCTTTGCATTGCAGTGACTTTTCTCACAAACATACAAAGTATTTAGAAAAAAATTATATAAAGTATAGTGGTAGTGTTCCTATATTTACAACATCACCAAAGTATCCAAACAGCAAAGATGATATAATACATATACAATCTGGAACTAAACTATTGGATGTATCACTTCCTTTGATGATTAGCCCAACATTTAGACTTTCATCGGGAGGAACTTTAGCATTAAATTTATCTTTGTTCTTTAATAAAGAAGTACATTTAGTTGGGTTTAATTTTTTCTTAAAATCAGGTCATTACTACGATAAAGATTTTACAAACGAAGAATTTTGGAAAAAAATTATGGGAACTGATGTTGTTGAACATGATGGTGAGTTTGAAAAAAGAATACTAACTAATTTTAAGAACATTCACATAATTGATTAATATGAAAATAGTTGCGTTTTTACCTGTAAAGGGAACAAGTTCAAGAATAGAAAACAAAAATATAAAATTGTTGGATGGTAAACCACTATTCTTACATACATTAGAAAAACTTTTACAATGTGATATTATAGACGAAGTTTATTTAGATACTGAATCCAATGAGGTAATTGGTATGGCATCTCATTTAAATCATTTTGTATTAAAGAGAGACCATTCTTTGGCTGATAATAAAACCGATGGTAATAAATTATTTATGAATGAAGTTAGGCAAGTGGATGCCGATATATACATTCAGATTTTATGTACATCACCTTTTATAGAAACCAATACAATTAAATTAGCAATAAATCAAATAGTACATTCCAAATATGATTCGGCTGTTTTAGTTAGAGATGAAAAATTATATACGTGGACAGATGGTAAGCCTGTGTATGATATAAACAATATACCTAACAGTGTTGATTTGGAAAGTACAACAATTGAAACTATGGGATTATACATAGTAAAAAAAGAATGTGCTATACAAACTCAAAGAAGAATAGGTGATAATCCATTTTTAGTTAAAGCAAGTATAATCGAAGCCATTGATGTTAATTGGCCTGAAGATTTTGAATTGGCAAATCTTATAGCAGCTGGTTTGAGAGAGAAAGATAGAATCTTATTGGATAACCTAAAAAGTCAATTGAATAGTTCGATGCTATCGGATTTGTTAGATGATTTGGGATATTCAACTATAATAAACGGATTACAACCAAACATAATTGATGCTAAGATTTTTGGTAGAGCTAAAACTTTGAAGATACGAAAGTTAAAAGAAGGTGATAGTTACAAAGGAATATACAATGCATTACATAGTTATAATACAATAGTACCAAATGATGTTATAATTGTTGAAAACGAAATATCAGATTACGCATACTTTGGTGAACTAAATGCTAACTTAGGAATACGTTCTGGTGCGGTTGGTGCAATTGTTGGTGGGGTTACTAGAGATTCAGCTGATGTAAAGAAATTAGGGTTTCCTGTATTTGCTAAAGGTAATAAATGTATTGATGTTAGAAGGCGTGCAACTTTGGATGGAATAAATGTTCCAATACAAATAGAAGGTGTTAGGATACTACCCGGTGATTTAGTATTTGCTGATAACGAAGGTATTGTTGTTATACCAAAAGAAATTGAGAAAAAATTATTGGCTATGGCTATGGAAGTTTGTATGAAAGAAAAAAGTGTATTGTTGGATATAGCTAATGGTATAGGAGTTGATGAACTTGTAAAACGAAATGGAGAATTCTAAATGGATATTACTAAAGAAGTTATAAATCATTTGGCTAATAATATAAAAACCGAAATAGCAGTTTCACCTTTAGACGGTGTTGGTGTATTTGCCATCAAAGATATTAAGAAAGGTGAAGATGTGTTTCCAATTTGGGAAGGTGAAACTGGAATTTATGTTGTACCTAATAGTGATTTGGATAAAATACCAAAATCGGTGCAACATTTACTTCACAAATATTTTATCAACGAAGAATGTGGATATAAGATAATACGATTATTCAAAGGATTAAATTTCTTATTCCACGGATTCAGTTATTGTAATTCAGCACACCCTAATATAGAAAATGTAAACATTGATATAAATGGGATAGCACTACGAGATATAAAAGCAGGCGAAGAAATTTTAGAATGGTACACAGAGAATATAAACTTAGAAAATTAAAAATTAAGATATGTATATATAAACATTAAAACTTAAAAGTTATGGGAACACAACATGTGCCGTTACAAATTGATGAAAACAACAATGTAACAAAAGTAGGACACGATATGGGTGGTTCGTATGAATACACCACAATTAAAGATAACGAACAATTTGATAATTGCGTAATTTGTGGAAAAACTACGGTGTATAGAACACAGCAACATATTGATACTAGAATCGGATATGTTGAAGGCGTTGGACAACTTTGTGGAAATTGTTATACGGGTGGTTCACCTTCAGGCAGAGAAATGATTACAATACCAAAACATTGGGTATTGGGGACACCAAATGACCAAGAATTGGGTAAAAAAGTTAGGGCCTATTATTGGGAAAATTACGGATAATCATAACTCATTGATTTTCAACAACTTATAACTCATTGATTTTCAATGGGTTATTTTTTGTCAAAAACTTTTTTATTGATAATCAACACGTTAGAATTTGTGAGACAAAAATAATCACTAAAATATTTGTTTAATTCAAATACAATTACTACCTTTACTATGTAATAAAACTTAAAAATATGAAGGTCAATTTAGGAATTGTGGTAGCATCCCACTTAAACGATGCGATGATTGAAGTAAATTTCAATACGGAATTGGCAACCAAACGTATGAAGTTTGTAAAAGCTCTTACTTTCCATAATCAGAATTTGGAATTGGGTGTAACCGATGAGTATTTGAATTGGTTATGGTCTGAATTGGATAACGGTAATTGGGGTGGTGAATATGATAATTCAACTAATTATTCAATTGTAAAAAACGAAGGTAATATCAGAAACTATTATTTAGAAGCTTTCCCAACCGATGAATTGGGTATTGAAATTAATCCTGAAGCTACCTTTGCTGGTTTACAAAAAGTTTTGGATAACTTTGAAGATGTTTATGAATACATTGGCGTTGGTGATAGTTTGGTAAGAGAGCGTGTATTCGATAAATTGGCAATAACAATGGGTGTAGAATATGATGTAATTTATTCACAATGGTTATTGTCCGCTTAATTAATCAATTAAATAAAAATAAATATGAACAAGTTAGTTTTTAAAGTTAATGAGAAGGCTTGTATAGCTTTCCTTAAAAAGTATCCTTTGGTATGTAACCTTATGGAGAATTCCAATGGTAAAGATTTAATGTCCGCTTATAAGAAGTTCTTAAAGTTAAAGGAAATGAATGAATCTAAGTTGGGTGGTAGAGCTGAATGTATAGGTTCGGTTTCATTTGGTACTAAGACATTCTATAAATACGATTGGGATGCTTGTAGTGGATGGGCTGAAGTTTTTCAATTTTATAAAAATAAAAAATAAGAATATGAATAAAGTAAATGATTTAAAACAAGTTATTGGGAAAGATGTTTCTCAAAACTTTTCACCAACTTGTAGAGCAAGATTGGTTAAAGTAAATAAAGTGAATTCAACATTTGAATCAGTTCCATCGCCATACGATAAGTTCCCTAAGCCGGAGTTTGTTGGAGTTAAGTACAAAGTACCTAATTGGATTGCATGGAATAGTTTCTTTTATTAATAAAATTAAAAATTAAGTATATGATTTATAAAACAAATCAGCCGGCTATATTTACGGCACAAACGTATGGTACTAAAACTACCGTAGAGATTGACCATTGTGACTTGGACTTGGATGAAGTTATGGATGCTTTCCAAACACTTATCAAAGGTATGGGGTATCACAACGATGCTTTCAAACAATGGATATTGGAAAGAGCAGAAGAGTATAGAGAAGATGAAACGCCCCAATATGATAGTGCCGGATTTTCTTATAACAATAGATTAGATTCTACATTGAAAAATGTATTAGGTGATGCCAATCCATTGGTAGATGAAATTCGTTCACACTATGTAAGTAACGAAGAAGCTGATGAAGATTATCGTTCAACATTGTTGCAGGATTCTCAAAGATATGAAGATTCAAAAAAATTCAATGGTATTACACAAAAGTTATTGGATTATGTAGATAGGAGAGGTGCAGTATCTTATACTGAATTACATACTTATTACAAAATTCATTCTGGTTCGAATAGTTTCTCACACATATTGGCTAATTTGAGAATACCTTATAAGAATCGTAAAACACAAAGGTACTTAGCTAAAGAGGGTAAACGTTATTCAGATGCTAAGTATGTGATTAAGGTAGCTAATCCATCAAATTGGGTAGAAGTAGATTATTAATAAATAAAAATTAAAGTTATGGATATTAGAGAAAAATATAGAGAGCGAGCTATTCAATTCGCTAAAGAGTGGAATGAAGAAAATGTAAGTGACCATATTTTTGATATTATGGTTTCTATTATGGCCACAAGAGATAAATCATCTTACGCAGGTGGTGGATTTGTTGAAGCAGTTGTAGCTAACAATTTGTATTTGGCTATGAGTAGAGCCGATTCCGATTGTAGAAAGAACATATTCTTATTAACAATGTGTAACGCTAATTGTTACGCTTAAAAACTAATTGTAAAACCTAAAAATTAAATTATGGCAAGTATTGACATTGATATTGAAGAAATCATATATTCGATGACTAGTTGGGAAAAACAGGAATTAGCAGATGAACTTTATGATGATGGGTATGTTCCAAAACAAATGGGTGGAGTGCATCCTGATGATGTACCAACAGGTGACTTTGATAAAGAAGTGAGTAAACTTATTGGTAATAGTTGGAGATTATCAAAAGAAGATGAAGAAACGATTTTACGAATCGCAAATAAATTAATCTAAATGAAAGCAATAGAAGCATTTTTAATTGTAATTGGATTGTTGTTATTATCAGCAATCATTTTGGCGTTTCCAACAATGTTCCTTTGGAATTGGTTAATGCCTAGAATTTTTGGTGTAACACAAATTACCTTATACGAAGCTATGGGTATTAATTTTCTTACACACATTCTTTTCAAATCAAACGTAACTATTAAAAGAGATGGCAATGAAAACTAATATTACAATAGAAGAACAAATGGATATTGAATTGATATTGGAAGAAGCAGGTGCTTGGGGACTTCGTTATGAAGTTGAAGAAACTGCTAAAAAATATCACCATGAAGATGGACATCCTATTGTAGATGCGTATCATTTCGCTTACGAAGATTGGATTAAATAATAAACTATGTTAGTAGAAAATTGGGATAAACTTTATGGTGAGAATTTATTCACACCTGATACAATGTATGGATTTGATAAAGATACAATGACTATAGCACCCGATGCACAAGTTGTTCGTATAGCTCCGATGAGTGGTAAGGGTAATACTCCTTTCACTATTGTTGTAACCAAAGCCCAAAATCGTATCAAATGCGGAATCTACATTGATAGGCAATGGAATCCAATTGAGATATTTGAAATGAGCAAATTGGATTTGAAAACAATAGATACGTTCAAAAAATTATTATCCTACAAAATAGCAAATCATGAATAAAAAAGAAGTAGAGAGATTGGCTGAAATCTATTTAGATAGAACAATAGAACTTTTGGGTGAAAGTAAATACCATCCACATGCACCGTATTTAGTTGTAGAATACAGTCCGAATTCGGAAGGTATTGATAACGATTGGCATGGTGAATATGATGATGAAGAAAACGAAATTATAATCTATTCAAAAAATATAACATCAAAGAGTGATTTGGCAAAAACAATAGTACACGAATACACTCATTATTTACAAGACCCAAAATGGATGGCACGATATTATAGTATGGGATATAAGTATCATAATCACCCATACGAAAAACAGGCATTTATAATGGAAGAACTAAATTGGTTTAAGATATGCAAATAGAAATGATAAATGCAAATAATAGTGTGTGGGTAATAAAAAGAAAATTTAAAGCAGATAGTTGGTTTGTTCAGGGATTATTCTCTAATAAATTTACAGCTCAAGAAGCTTGTGAAGCATATCACGTTGAAAAACTATTGAGAGGACCGGATGATACACACTATTTAGTAAACGAAGTACCTGAAGCTGAAATTGTAAACGATACTATTTAGAACTATGAAGTATGACCCACAAAATGAGTTGACTGATGAACAACTGAAAGAATTATCCGAAGATGATTTCTTTGAGTATTTGGATACCAAAGCAGCTTACTTAAAAGAGTTCACAGTTCCATTAGACCAATACCACACTAAGAAATATGCATCTGTGGCAGCCGGTGGTAATCTTTCAACTAAACAATTGAGAGAGGCTAAGAAGATTGGTAGGGAAGGTGAATGGGTTCGTAACGAGAAGATAAGAGATGCTGCTAAAAACATTACTGCCAAAGTTCCTGATTTGTATGTTAAACATCACAAAACTGACCGCTCACAATGGTTTGAATAATTAATAAGTTATGAAAGAATTAGACCTTCACGGATTATTACATCACCAAGTTAGAGATGAAGTTGAGAACTTTGTTTTACTTAACGCCAAAGAACTACCTATCAGAATCATAATAGGTAATTCTATCCGAATGAAAAACCTTACTGAAAACATTTTATATAAACATAAATTTGAATGGTATATCCCAGCGCATAACGCCGGTGAAATTATTGTTACCTTTGATAAAGATTATAAACTATAACCTATGGGCAAGTTTTATGAAAATTTGGATGACCTTAATAAGTTAATTAAGAAGCTTGAAAAAAGAGATGAAGTATCTATATTCTTATTAAGAGCAATAGCTTACGCTAAGGATAACCCAAACTTATCAGTTCACGAAATAATAAAGAACACTAAGGACGAAAGATTCTAACCCATTGATTTTCAATGACTTATGTAACTTATTGATTTTCAATGAATTATATTAGTTAAAAAATTCTTTATTGAGAATCAACACGTTAGCATTTAGACCCCAAAAATAACCCCTAAAATATTTGGATATATCGTGCCGTTTTTGTACATTTACTATGTAATAAAACTTAAAAATTATGGCTACGAGCAATTTCCACAACGTAAACGCTACCCACATTTTTGCGTGTTCTTTGGAGAACGAATGGGATTATGAAGATTTGATAGGTAATGTTGATTCTGAACTTGGTTCTATTGAAGGTTATTCAACTTACACAAAAAGTGACCCGAATGAATTAAGGTCATTTCCATCTCGTTCAATTTGTTCTATTGAGCGTGATTTTCAATACAAAGATTTCAGTTTAGAAGTAGTTCTTACCGCTGTTGTACGTTCAGGTTACTATGAAGGTTGTAACTTAGATTGGCACGTTTGGTATGGTATCAATGGTAACCAATGTGATTTAGATGATATTGAAAGAACTTTGGAATGGGATACTAACCTTTCCAATTCACAACGATTAGCTTATTCTTTATTGGCTAACAAAAAAGCAGTAAAGATTACGGATGAAATAGTAGAAGAAGTTGAGAAAGTGTTTGGTAACTATACCGATAAGTATGGAGTTACTGCCCGATTTTCAAATGGTGAAACAATTTATCATAAAGTTGCATAATATGAAATCAGTATTTGACATTAAAGTAACCACTGTAGGTGGAGATTCGTTTAACCTTAAAGGTGTTCCGTATTCTACGGTAACTCAATTATCATATCAGATATTGACGATTAAGAATATTGAGATTGTAAAAGAGTATTTCAAAAAAGAAACTAAATATTAAACTATGGCTATTAAAAAGAAAGTGAGTAAGTCCACTATTGAAATTGACTTAACAGGACCTGATGGTAACGCATTTATGTTAATTGGTAGAGCTGGTAATTTAGCTAAGCAATTAGGATTGGACAAAGCTAAAATTCAAGCTGAAATGATGAGTGGTGATTACGAACATTTAGTAGCAACATTCGATAAGTATTTCGGACATTTTGTAACCTTATATAGATAATACAATGAGAAGATTTCGTTCACACTATCCACCTGTATCATTCCAAGGTACATTCAGTAACCAATGGTATGTTATATGTAGTTCCGATGGTGATGGTTGGGTAAAAGTAGATAGGAGTTATAGATGGGATGAGTTGGAAAAGGTTTGGGATAAGATTGAGTATGGTGTTAAAGCTAAAGTAACTCCTGTTAAGAAAGAACGTAAGGAATATAAAGTAGCAGGTAGTAAAGGTAATACCTACAAAGTGATAAATGATGACGGTGTTTGGACTTGTAGTTGTCCTGCGCACGGTTTCGGACGTGGTAAAGATTGTAAACACATTGTTCAGATAAAAAATAAAAAATAAGTATATGAATTACAATTACACAGCGCCAAATGGCATTAGTTATTTTGAAGTAGAAGAAAGTAACCTGCGTGCAGAAAAATCTATGAGTGATTTTGGTGGAGCCAATATGTGGAACTTATATGTTAAAACTTCAAATGGCCGTTGGGAAGATGTACAATGGATGAACGTATATAGGATTCAAGAGTTTTTCAAAACAAAACTTCCTGTATATAACGAACAAGAAAGTAAACAAAAATATTCATTAAAATAAAAATTAAAGTTATGGGATTTTTTAGTTGGAAAACAATGGACACTGATAAGAGTATCAGTAACGAATCCTCTGTTAGAGGTACATTCCGAGTTCAAATGATGGATGATAAAGGTAATGTTTGGACCGAAGATAACTATGAAGGTTATGGTGTATTTGGTGGTAAGGATTATTATGAATTACTTGCCGAAATGAATGGAGTAACTTCAGATTTGAAAGGTGAGAAATATACCAATTATATGAGAGGTGAGGGTATTGGTATTGCTTTCAAAGAAAATGGAAGTGGTGACCATACATTCGCAGTTAAGTATCCTAACTTAGTAGAAGAAGCTAAGGGTTGGAGATACAATTACTATGGACCTGATAGTTGTGAATCACAGGGATACTTTTACGATGATGAAGATTACGATGGCGAAGATGATTATGAATCATAAAATATAGTAGAATGAAGAATACGCTTAAACAACGAACCTACAAATGTAAATGTGGGGCACTAACAAAGGAATATGTTTGGGATAATGATTTGGATAAAACTAAAGTTAATTGTAGTGAATGTTCAAAGCAACTTACAAATAAAAATTTGGTAAGTACAAACATAAATTGGGCAGCTAGTATTAGAACGCCAACAAAGAATAGATAATAAATTATAAAATAAAAATTAAAAATTAAGTTATGGGATTAGACATGTATTTAAGTAAAAAGACGTATGTAAAGTATTGGGAGCACAATGGTGATAACAATTATGATGTTAAGGTCACTAAAGCTGGTAACCCTACAAACATTAACCCAAAGAAGGTAAGTTATATTGTAGAAGAAGTTGGGTATTGGAGAAAAGCAAACGCCATTCATCAATGGTTTGTGGATAACTGCCAGGGTGGTGTTGATGATTGTAGAGATGCCTATGTTAGTAGAGAGAATTTAGAGCAATTACTTAACCTTTGTAAGATTGTTAGTATTGATAACGATAAAGCTGAACAATTACTACCAACTGCTTCCGGATTTTTCTTTGGTGGTACTGGTTATGATGAGTGGTACTATGAAGGTATTAATAGTACAATAGAAATTTTAGAAGAAGCTCTTAGTGATGGAGATGCTGATGAGTTTTCATATCATTCAAGTTGGTAATATTAAAAACAAATTTATATGGGAGTAGATATATACGGCAGAAAGCCAATAGTAAAATCGGAAAGACCTGACCAAATAGATTATCAGGCTTCAACCGATGACCAAAAACAAAAGTATTGGAATAAAGTAGATGAATGGGAAGAAGAAAATCCTGGCGTTTACTTTCGTTCTAATTGGTGGGGTTGGAGACCTATTTGTATGTTATGTGAAATAGCAAACGATAAGTACAAACTCAAAATGAATATGGACCATTGGGGTTCAAATGATGGTAAAGGGCTTCGTACACAAAAGCAATGTGATAAGTTAGCAGATGCATTGGAATTGATGTTGACTAATGATAGTGGTTACAATGAGTTTATGGCCGAAGATGATGACCGTATTCAGATAGTGATGGGTAGCTGGGTAAAGAGTGGTACAGGTCAATTCTATTCGGATGAGAACTTAGAATTGCAACAACAATATGAATATGGTACTATCCTTTACAACCCTATTGTTACAAAGAAAGGTGAGTTGGTTGAATCAGCTCATAGTTGTTCATTAGCACATATCAAGCGTTGGATTAATTTCCTTAGAGCTTGTGGTGGATTTAAAATTTGGTAAGTTATGGCAAAATTATTTGAAAGTGAATTTCACAAAGGAGTTATGGTAGCTGTGATTGAAGCCGGAGATTATCAGTATCAGGTCTTAGCACCACTATTTAATGATTATGGATATGGATTTGTAGCGCCTGACCAAAAGTTGATATTCATTGATGGTAATCAACATAAATCAATATACAAAATCGTAGAGGCTCACGAAGTAGCACATATCATTCTCAATCATACAGGTATTAAAGGACCAAACGATGAAGTTGAAGCAGATAGTTTGGCTATGGTATTGTTGAGAAAATATGGATACTATGATGAAGCTAACATACTAATTCGTGAATTTAAAAAGAGACATGGTTATTCATATAACCACATTAAAAATAAACAAAATAAACTTAAAGCACATGCCTACACAAACTTTTGATTTTTTTATAGACCGTAAGGTAACAATTTGGCAAAGAGAGTTCCACACAATTAAAGCTGAATCTTTAGATGATGCTAAAGCAGAAATGGCAGCTCGTTTTCACGATAATATGTGTGTTGATACTTTCGATGAGCAAGAAACACTATTCGAAACAGAAGAGTATTTGGAGCCGGGTGATAATGGTGGTAACCCAACTGCCGAATTGTATAGTGAAGAAGATGGACAATTAATAACTACAAACATAGATTTGTTAGATTCAAAATAATTTCGTATATTTGTAAAAACCCCTTTATGAAAAGATTAAGTAAAAACGATAAAGCATTCATTCAGTTTGTTAAGGATGAGTGTAAGAGATTGGGTATAAAGACCCATATTAAAGATGTGAAGTATGTAAAACTTTCCGGTAACATTAGATGTAGTGGATACTTTGATGATGTAGATGCTATCTTAGCATGTTCAATGGGTAAGTCGGATGGATTGGAAATATTGGTACACGAATATTGTCACCTTACACAATGGCAAGATGGTTTGCATTTATGGAAAAAAGCAGGTAGAGCATTGCCTGTTATTGATGAGTGGTTGGAAGGTAAGTACAAAAGACCTCAAACGTTGGAAAACGCTTTCAATATCGCTATTCAGTTGGAAAGGGATAATGAAATGAGAAGTGTAAGAATGATTAACGAATGGGGATTGAGTATTGATACCGATAAGTACATTAAGAAAGCTAATAGTTACTTGATGTTCTATAATTGGATGAAGCAAACTCGTAGATGGTGTAAACCAAACAATATGCCATACCACAATAAGAAAGTTGTAGCAGCAATGCCAACAAACTTTAAGTTGGATTATAGTAAGTTACCTAAAAGATTTGAAACAATTTATAGAGAAGAAAATATTTAATATGGGAAAACTAAAAGAAAAGTTACTCAATAACCTAACGCCGGAAGAAATGGATGAACGATTTGGAATTTCGGCATTTGAATATGTAGAATATATGGAAAATTACAAACAATACAAACAAGTATCACTATTTGATGATAATGGTGACCTAATGCCCAACGATGTATTAGATAAAATGCTCATAGAAAGAGAGCAATTAGAAAACGAATATTATCAGCAATCTGAAATTGATGACATCAACGATAGTATAAAATTGAAGTACACAGATAATGATATTTTATATGTATTAGATGGGTTGGCAGGACCCGTTTTGACCCGTATGATACTGGATAAATTAAGGGGTGTTTGGAATACCAAAAATGGTGTAGAATAGCCCGTTTTTATTCGTTTCCTGATGGTTTTGGGTGCTGGGCTGGGTATTGACCTTATATTCAAAAAGACCCCCTAAAATCGGTTAAAAATGGCATAATATATATTGAATTGATAATCAACACGTTACGTGAGGTTTTTGAGACACCCGGCTAACGTGTTGATTATCAATAAAATTTTTTTGAAGATTTTTCCCTAAAAATTTGGTAGTTTCGGGTATTATTTGTAGTTTTACTATATAAAATTAAGATTATGAGTTTACCTTTTGACCCGATTAGGGTATTTGAAACCGCTCCATTGATTGAGGGTTATGATGTTATTAAAAATTCTTTCCCCGTTGTAGGTAAGTACACGGGTAGAGTTATTACTTACGCCGATGCAGTATATTCGGCATTGGAATCCTTAACTGAAGATTATTCAGATTGGCCGGAAGACCAGGGGTTTGGTAGTTCAGATATGACCTATGCTCGTCAAAATTTCATTGATACAATGATTAGTTTGGCTAACCTTAATGGTTACTATACTACCGATTTCAAACCTTACTTAAAGGTTGTTGAATATTCGGAAGCTGAATATCACGAAACGATGTTGCGTAGGGAGCAAGGTATCTAATTAACAAATAAAAATTAAGTATATGAATAGTAATGTAACACAATATGAAATGGACGGTAGAAACCGAGTAGTTTCTGAATTAGAAAACGAATTCGCTGTATTGAATATATGCGATGTTTGGGATTGGTTCAAAGTTAGTTTGAATGTTGATATTATGGAATTGGATTGGAATGGTGAATGTGAACACATTCTAAAGTTTTGTGAAAATTTCAGATTGTATCTTTACGAAGTGCCTGGTGAAAACTTTTATGAGTGGGAAGGTATTGAGAAGGCAAAGAGTATGGGTTATAAAGGTGTAATATTAAGTTCATTAAGTTAATAAATAAAAATTAAGTATATGGCAAATTTGTATGAAGTAGAAGGATTTTATGGTACCCGAAATAGAGGTACTATTTTTGTTTACGAAACATACAGCGGTAAACGCTGGTATTGTGTTGAAGGTAGTTGTAATATCAATTGTACCTATGATGAGATTAACGAAGGATGTAACGTTGAGAGGTTATCGGACATTGATACAATGAGTAGTAGAAATGGTATAAACTCGGTGAGAGAGTTATACGATTATGTAATAAGTTAAAAATAAATTTTATGATACAACCAAAAGAAAGTAATTCAAAGAGCCACTTTTACATTTCTGTAACTAAAAGTGGTTTTCGTTTAGGTGCATGTTACGGATTATTTGTAGGTGACCTTTTCACAGCCGCTGTGTTATTCGCTGTAGCTGAAGTATTAGGAATAGCTGAAGAAATTTTTTAAATATGAAAAACTATCAAATAAAAGAAGTTAAAGATAGAGTGTTCGCTGTTATCATACCCAACCATTATGATAGGGCTATGACATTTTGTAGAGTACAGGAATTTTATGAATCACCTAACCCTGATTTTAGAGGTAAGCACTTTAACATTTGGGATTTTATTGAATGGTATAGTAAAGAGCATAGAGATGCTTTTACTTACGCATTTGATTGGGGTGGATTTAATATACCACTACCAATAGCTTGGGAATGTTACGAAGGTACTGAAAAACCTAAAAAGAAAAATGGGTTTGTAAATGGTGTTCGTTCTATGCCTGATAATTGGAAAAGTAAATGGGATGGTGTGATGAAAGATATTGTATGGAATGTTCAAAGCCGTATGTTCAATAAAAAGAATAAAAGGGATATGAACGCTTATATTATTGGAGCTAACGATACTGAAAGTGATACTTTTATGCACGAAGTTTGTCATGGTTTATATTATACCAACAAAGAGTATAAGGAATTGATGGATGAAATTACCGATGCTATTCCTTTGGATATTCGTATGAAATTCAGAAACAACCTAATAGATATGGGATATACCGATAGTGTGGTGTACGATGAGATTCAGGCGTATCTAACTTGGCATAGTGAGTACACAAAGTTCGCTCAAGGTGTATCTAAAAAGATTCTTAAACAATTAAACAAAGAATACCAAAAGGTGTTCAACAAATATTTATAGGTATGGATGGATTAACAATTTTATTGATATGGATTCTTCTAAGCTTTCCGATTGTAAGACACGTTAATAGGAGAATGGAAGAAACCGAAGATGACCTTAGATTTAGGACATCATTTCAATTAATATTATTCATTAGAGCCCAATTTGAAGTACCAAAATGGTATTTACTTAGGCTTATAAAATTATTAAAATGAGAAAAAAGAAACTAACCGCTGGTGAAAAAGCAATTAGAGTGAATGAGCAACGATTTGCTATGACTATAATTCTATGTAACCTATTAGAAGCTGAGAATGGTGTAAGTATGATTATAAAATCCGCAACCGCAGCATCTCTTATCAATATGATGGAGATGAGTATGATTGATGGTGATGATGATGGATTAAAAAATCTTATCAATAACGCTATTGACCAGTTTTGTTATGAAGTAGAAACAAAGCATGAAGTAGAGAATTATCGTAGTAGATTGATGGAAAGTGTTTTGGCATCTAGAAAATTGGTAGATGAAATTAAACAAAAAATTGGAAGAATTAAAGAAGGTGAAGATATACTTAAAAATATTTGTTTAAATTAAAACTTATGGCTACAATTAAAAAATTAGCAAGAGTGGTTAATACTTCAATCGAAGGAGAACCACAACACGCAGCCCTTCAGATTATAGAGACTAATAGAATATTTCAATTTTCAGAAGTGAAATATATTTTAGAGGGTGGTTCGGTAATACAATTAGAAACTAGAATGAACGATAATGATTTGTACCAACCAACCATTCAGAAAATTTTAAATCAAGGGCATACAATAGAGGTTTCTTATTTTGAACCAACCGAAGGTCAATTATCACCTGACCAATTTCGGTATAATATGGACATAGATTTAACACTTCATTTTTAATAATAAAATTATGTTACGCAAATTAGAATGGATATTTGATTATTATTTTGCTTGGATGTTCTATAATGGAATGAAGCAAGACCACTATGTTGAATATATGCGAAACAAATGGCCAGAAAAAATAAAAGATTTTGAAAATTAAAAATATTTTTGTATCTTTGTACATACTTAATAAGTTATGAGAATTACACACATTTCAGATACACACAATAAGCACAATCAGCTTAATGGTAAACTACCCGGTGGACAACTATTGATTCATTCGGGTGATTTTACGTCTATTGGTAGAAAGCACGAAGTTGAAGGATTCATTAAGTGGTTCGCTAAGCAGGATTATACGCACAAAGTTTTCATAGCTGGTAATCACGACTTAGTTATGGATAGTGAAAGGTTGTATGAAGCTAAATCCGCTCACTTTGAACACAAAGAATACCCAACACCTGGTGCCGAAGGTAAACCTGAATGGTTAGTTGAACTATTGAGTAACTTACCCGATGGTGTTTATTACTTAGAGAATAACTCTATTAAGTTAGAAGGTATCAACATTTGGGGTTCACCTTATTCACCGTCATTTGGTTATGGGTGGGGATTCAACAAAGATAGAGGTAATGATATTGCACAATGTTGGAATGAAATACCAATGGATACTGATATTGTTATTACCCACACTCCAATATATGGATACAATGATAGGGCTTCAAACACAAACCAAAATGTAGGATGTGCTGATTTGTATCACCGAATAAAAGAGGTACAACCACACTTACACTTTTGTGGCCACATTCACGAAGCTTATGGTTGGAAAACTATGGGATTGACGAGTTGGTACGATTTACAAACATTCAATGGTTGTAGCTGTAATTTAAGGTACGAAGCTGAAAACGCACCAATAAGCTTTGATTACAATTTTGAAAGTGGTGAGATAAATTTTATATAATGATAAAAAATAAAATGAGATTATATTTGGATGATGTAAGAACTCCAAAAGATAGTGGATGGGAAGTAGTTAAGAGTTATGATGAATTTATAAAACACATTCAACTTAATCGCTTGGATGCCTATGAAGTTATTTCATTGGACCACGATTTGGGTAGAACTGCTATGGATGAATACTTTAACAATGTTCATCCTAATTACACATTAGATTATAATAACATAAAAGAAAAAACAGGTTTAGATTGTGCTAAATGGTTAGTTGCCGAAAGTATGACTTCTAAAATACCACTTCCGCAAATCTATACACATTCAGCTAACCCAATTGGTTCGGCTAATATTATGGGATACATCAACAATTACTTAATGAATTGTAGATTACCACAAACTTGTGTAAGAGTAAAAATAGAACATACAATTTAATAAAAACAAAAACAAATGTTATGGGACTTAAAAAACAATTCTTAGAGAAAATTAAAGCAAACTATCCTGAATTTGATCTTGAAACTTCATCCGTAGAGATTGAGTTTTGTGGTGGTGGGGATAACTTTGATTCATTCACTTACGTTTCGGTTTCCGATTACAAAGATGGAAAGTATAAAGAGCTAGAAGGTAACTTTGATGCTAACACAAATGATAATGTAGATTTCCTATTTGAGATTATTGATGCAACTGGTGTTAGCTATAACTTCAACAACGCAGGAACAACAGGCCGTATTCGTTATGAAGATGGTGAGTTGACTTGTGAAACAACTGTATCCGATGAATATTGGGGTGAGTTGGAAGAAGATGAAGATGACGAAGAAGAAACTAAATAGTTATGGCAAATCCTTTAAAACATTCTCAATCATCCGTTAAGTTATGGGGTGGCAAGGTAGAAGACTACTTGCCACTTCATAATAAGATGGATAGTAGTAAGAAATATTTTTCCGATAATAGGCATCGTGCGTTGACCCACAATATGTTTTTTATCTTTGAAGTTATGATTCCACTATTCGGCGAATACATTACCAATTCAGATGGTAAAATAGTTTCAGTAAAAGATATATGTGAGTGGCACATTTTGGAAGACTTTGGTAAAAAGTATATTCCAAATGTATCTGATTACCTTTGTGAAATGGAAATAAAAAGTTGGATGGCTAATGGTATTGGTGAGGCGCCCGCATCACAAAAGAAAATGAAAACTGTAACCGAAAGAATTACTAAAGTTATAAAGATAGATTAATATGAAAACTAAAAACAATAATGAAATTTATTTAGGTAGTTATGGATACTTAAATATAAAAACATCTGAAACTGTTGAAGCTAAAAATTTATTAAGGTTAAAAGTTGGAGATGATAAATACGAAATTTTAGAAGTAAAAATCTTAGCCGATTTCAGTAAAATACCTGATAAGTACCACGAGGTTTTTTTAAATATGTTTAGTTCAAAGTATATGGATTCGGTTTCATTTGGTGATAACCCATTTTCACAATGTGTTCCACCACCAAAGAAAAGATGGTGGGAATTTTGGAAAGCTAATTTAAATATATAATGAAAATTACAGTTGTAGTTAGAACTTATAATAGGCCTGATTTTTTAAGAGAGGCTTTAGCATCAATACAATTACAAACCCATCCTAATTGGGAAGTATTGATATTTGATGATGCTGCATCTGATATTAATTTTTCTATTTACAAAAAATTTAAATCTAATAATTTAGATAAAAGAGTTTTATATTTAACAAGTCAGAGTGAATATGAACTATTTAAAAATTCTTGGCTATTAGCTCCAGATTTGGCAAATGGTGAAGTTATAGTCAGGTTAGATGATGATGATATGCTAACCGAAGATGCTTTAGAATTTGTAAATGAGATTTATGAAAAAAATAAAGAATTAGAATTCACTTATGGTTCTAGCGTATTCTTTAAAGATAAAGATTTACAAAATTTAATATCTACAAAAAATCCATTCGAACACCCACCAAGCAGAGATATTTGGGCTCCTTATACAATTCCAAACAACCACCCGTGGAGAGAACCTTGGACATTCATACAAAATTTTTATGACCAACCAAAAAACTATACATCAATAATACACGCAGCTAAAGCAAATGCATTTTGTATATACCATACCTATACAATGAGAACTGAATCTGTTAAACGTGTTAAAGATAAAATAACCGTAACGTCTAATTTTGTTGATGATTTGGAATTTTTAGGAAGTTTGGATAATCTAAGTTTGGGATACAATTCTGTAAAAAAGATTTTGTGTTATGTAAGAATACACGATTTGGGTAGAGTAACTGATAATGGTAGAGTAACGGATAATACAAATATGTGGCAAGAAAACTTTAGAGTTAGAGACAAAGTTGATGAGCTAAGAAGTTCCGGCTTTATTTCAAAAATAATTCCTATCCAATCTGATAAAAATAAAAATGATGAGATTAATGATGAGCTAAAAGCTACATTTTTAACCTATATTGATAAAATACAGCCTATTGCTAACTCATTGATAATCAATTAGTTATAACTTATTGAAAATCAACCGATTACAACCAAAAAATTATTTGGTAATTTCAGGTATTTTTCGTATCTTTACTATGTAATAAAGTCAAAGATATGAACACGAAACACCCTATTTCAGCTCAGAATTTAGTTCACTTAATCAACAAAGAAGGTAAAAAATTGAGTGGTGCTCCCTTTACTATTCGAAGTAAAAAGACTGGTAAAGATTATACTTTTAAAGTATCGCAAGCACTATTCAATAACATTAACTACCTACATTTGAAAGTAGAGATTCAGTATCTTAATTTCAAATATATGGGTTGGTACAAAGATGGTAAAGTGATTAACAAAAAAGTAGAAGTTAAAACACCCGCTTCTGAAGCTATTAGTTGGTTTATGAAAATGTTACTTACTAACCGATTTGACGTGTTGGATACCAATGTTGATATTTTCCACTTAGGTAAATGTTTGAAGTGTGGTAAAACTTTAACCGATGCTAACTCAATCGAAGTTGGTTTTGGTCCTGTATGTAGAAATTTCTAAAATTAAGTATATGAAACAAAATTCAGTTCAGTTGCCCGATTCCTTTATTAAGGGATTGATTGTTAAGGTTCACGTTTCTCTTAATGGTAAAACCGATGTTAAAGAGTTAAAAGTATGTATGGTAAAAGCCCGTTCAATTACTTTTATAGAAGTTGATAGAGTTAATCGCCAAAACATCTTTCGTAAAGTAGAGCGTAAAGATATTGTTGAATTCAGACCTACAGCTATTTGTGAAGTTACGGTTAGGGATGGTATATTGCCGGTTAGATGGGAAAGTAGTTGGGATAGTATTGGAATAAATCCAGTTAAAATGAGTCCTTATACTAGAAAACATTTTAGTACTCATTCAAAGGGATGGGCCCCAACACTTCCATCAACAACAAATTCAGCAGCAGGATTTCCAATGGTATAAAAATTATAAGATATGAATATGAAAGTAAATGTAAACAAATTAGAAATGACTAGTTGTACTAAATGTGGTAATGATATGCCACTTTTACGATTCACAAAGTATGGTTATAGAAGTTGTGTGAATTGTAGTACGGTAGCTAGAGTAGGTGGAGTAGCAATCGCTAACCACAAAACAGGTAATGAAATTCAGATAATGCCAGCCGAAGATGCGGATAGATTGTATAGATTGTCGCAACGAAGTGGTTATGGTGTTTGTAAAGGAATGAAACATAATTAATATGATAGAGAATTTAAGTAAGATTAAGGATATGGAATTCAATTTTCCAATTAAGAACGCTAGACAAGCTATGTATAAAGTTGTTAGTGTAAACGAATTGAGTAAAACAAATTCAACAACAGGTAATTGGGGAGCCGTTATACTTGCCGCAGTTGATAAAACGTTAGGGTATATGGTGCCGGAGCATGTTGTATTTACAATTGAGTATGATACTGAAGTTATACCCACATTCAAAATAACAGCAATCACATCCGATAACGAAAGTGCTAAGATTGAAGTAAGTAGAAGTGGATTGAATACACCTGAAAGATTTTTTGAATCATTAAAATCATTAGCAGAGCATAGTGTAGTATTTAGAGCATAAAAACAAAAAATATGAGAGTAATTTATAAATACGAATTAACACAAACAATTCAACTACCAATTGATTCACAAGTTTTAAAAGTTGGAATGCAAAATGGTATTATGCAAATGTGGGTATTAGTAGACCCAAATTGGAAACAAACATCCCAACGTAATTTTGAAATAATTGGTACGGGACATGAGTTTGAATTTGATTATTTAACGCATACCTACATTGATTCATTATTCGATGGCCCATTTGTATGGCATATTTGGGAACTAAATAAATAAAAAATAAAGATATGTTTAACGAACAAATATTTTGGAAAGAAAATTTTACCGATGGGGAAGCCAAAGGTGGATTCTTTGTTAGAGCAGTAGAACTTAAAAAGTTTTTAGAAATAGTTGAAGCGGCAGAGCATGGTGGTGAGGTTGTTGGACTTCGCTTTAGTGATAATAATTTAGAAGTAATTGTAACCCCTAAAAATTAAAATATGTTATTTGAAACAATTTACAAAGCCACTAAAGGTGGTAAGGTGCAAGAGTGGACAATTGAAGTAGTAAAGAATAGGTATCGTACTATTTCAGGCCAAACTGACGGTAAGAAAGTAGTTAGTGAATGGACTAGTGTGTTTGGTAAAAATGAAGGTAGAGCAAACGAAACTACCGCTAATGAGCAAGCAGTTAAAGAAGCTGAAGCTAAACATAAGTTGAAGTTGGAGCGTGGTTACTTTGAGAATATTAAGAACATTAATAAGAAACAATACTTTGAACCTATGTTGGCTGGTAAGTGGGAAGATAGAAAAGACAAGATTGAATACCCTATCTATTCACAACCAAAGCTGGACGGGATACGTTGTATTGTAACCATTGATGGTATGTTCAGTAGGAATGGTAAAGAGATTATATCAGCACCACATATTAGAGAATCGTTGGATAAACTATTTCAGCACGAACCTGATTTGATATTGGATGGTGAGTTGTACGCTGATAAGTTCGCTAATGATTTCAACGCTATCGTATCATTGGTTAAGAAAACAAAACCAACAGCGGATGACCTGAAACAAAGTGCTAAGAACATTGAGTATCACGTTTATGATATACCTTCTGTTGATGGTACTTTCAAAGAAAGGTGTATTGAGTTAGATGAATTGAGTTTAGATTTTCCTAAGTGTGTAAAGCAAGTTGAAACGCACATAGTGAAAAACGAAAGTGAAGTGACAGATTGGTATGAAAACTATGTTGAGAGGGGATATGAAGGTCAGATGTTGAGAACCGATGGAGTTTATGAAAACAAACGTTCAAAGAATTTGTTGAAGCACAAATCATTCATTGACGAAGAATATACTATCATTGATATTTGTGAAGGTGAAGGTAATAGGGCAGGAACTGCGGGTTATATGGTATTTGAAACGGCAGAAGGTAAACGATTCAAATCAAATGTAAAGGGGACATGGGATGAAACTGCTGAAATGCTAAAGAGTAAAAAGAAACTAATAGGTAAGCAAGCAACGATTAAGTATTTCAACTTAACACCCGATGGTATCCCTCGTTTTCCTTTTGTGATTAATATTGATAGAAATTCATATGAGTAAAGAAAAAAAGAAACCTGATTTGGTTGTATGGGATGCTGAACGTGGTTACTATCCAAGAGAATTAACCTATGGTAGTAATAACGGAGCACCTGCTATACAATTAGAGGATGTTGGTGGATGGAAACAAATACAAGCTCAAAACGCTAATAAGATATTCACTAAAAAGTATGAGGAAATAAAAGATGAATTCAAAAAATTAGTGGATGAAGTTAGTTGGAATGAATTTGTATATTCAGCAACTTACAACTTTTTGCCTGTAATTGGTGAGACATATTATCTATATGAAAAAAAAGATGGTAGTCCATTCCTTTCATTAATAGCACCTAGTGAATGGAATATGGAATTTATAGGAGCAACTAGATTAGAATCAAATAATAAATGGATAAAAATATGAACCCAACACAATTAGTACAACAAATTATTGCAAATTATCAAACATCTCCGGGTACAATTTACAATACGCCAACAAAAACAAAAGCTATATTCGTAATGAGAGTACCATCTTCAATGGGTGCAGCTGAATTAAAAAATGTTAGGGATGCACTTTCAAAGGATAGTATTACAGATGATTATCATATTGTTGTAGTACCTAGTTCCGATAATGATTTTGGGTTTGAAATGTATAACGCTGATAAAATTGAAGTTCAAAAGTGGAATGAGTTAGTAAATAGAATTTTGAAATAAATTTGGTAGATTAAAAAATTATTCGTATATTTGTAAAATGAAAAATTATAGTATTACATATAATGGGATTGATGATAGTAAACAAAAGTTTTACTATTCACTCAATTCAGAAGAAAAGCAAAATGTTATTCTAAAAATTAATAATCAATATCTTGGAGTATGCGAATACACTTCAACTATGGAATTACATCCTGGTGTAATTTATTATACTCATTTTTTTACAAAAACGAGAGATAGATATGCTGAATTTATTGATGTAGAAACAAATGAAGTGGTTGGTATGTTTTCATTAGATGGTGTTATAGGTTATAGAGATGTAGACCAAAACAAATATATTAAGAAAATACTGCCACATTTATCAAAAGTTGAAAAAAATGATTTAAACTTTATATTTAATGAAATTTTTACGAATGATACTTATTGTACCGATTTCATAACTGTTGAACAAGGTGATGTTGTTTTTGATATTGGTTTTAATTATGGGTTGTTTTCACTACAAGCACTTTATAAAGGTGCTTCATTTGTATATGGATTTGAACCTAATAAAAAATTAGTAAATCTTTTTAATAATAATTGTGGTTCAAATAGAGTAAAATTATTTGAGGTAGCTGTTGGTTCGGAAAATGGAAAAGCAACATTTTTTGAAAATGAATGGCCGGGCAAAGCATCTATGGATTCCAATGTAAATTCAGATACTCAAACTATATCGTATAATGTTGATGTGAAAGCATTTAATGATATTTTGATTGAAAACAATATTACTAAAATAGATTATCTAAAAGTTGATTGTGAAGGTAGTGAATATGAAATATTTAAATCAATGGATAATAAATTCTTAAAAGAAAATGTAAATAAAATAGCCATTGAATTTCACCATCCGCTAACTGATAAAAAGGTTATTGGATTAATTGAAAAACTTAGAATAACTGGATTTGAAACAAAATCTATTTACAAAGATGGGGATACAACAGGAATGCTTTACTGTAGGAAATTAAAATAAAAAACATAAACTATGAAGTGTATTAAAAACAACAAAACAGGTGAAATTGAAAGGTTAGGCGATAGAGAAGCTTACAACAAAGTAGGTAATGCATGGAGTTATGTAGCTAAATCAGAATGGAAAGCTGCAACTCGTAAAGTAAAAGTAACCGAAGTAGTAAAAGATGTAAATACTGATACTGATGGGGTAAACCAATTAACAATTGCGGAAAAGCAATTAAAAACTAAAAGAAAAAAAGTAAACGATGACAAATAATAATAGTGAAAGAATTGTGGAATTGTATCCAGAGATGTTTACATACACAACTAGAGGGTATGAGCACAATTGGTTTGAGAAACAATACAATAATGCTTTAGCATACCTACATAAAAAATTTAAGTGGACACGAAAGATTGATTATATCCAACAAACGAATCCATACAAATATGGTATTGATGTAGAGGATGGTTGGTTTAAAATCATTTATGAATTGGTACATGGTATTAAAGTTAATGACTTAAAGAAAGGTGATTGGATTACAAAGGTGACTCAGATAAAAGAAAAATTTGGTGGGTTACGTTTTTATGTAACTGGTACATCTGATAAAAATTGGGCATTGATTAGAAATGCCGAACAAAAATCGTATAATGTATGCGAAATATCGGGCTCAGAAGTTGAAGTTGGAACTTGGACATTGGGATGGATTAGAACAATGTGCCGCCAACTAGCACTTAAAAAGTTTTATGAAATGTGTGATAATGGCGAATTGGATGGAAAAAAGTTTGATGATGTTTGGAAAGCACGTGAAGCATCGGTAACTATCGAAACGCCAAAGAAAAAAAGAAAGTAATGAGTTTAGCTCAGAGAGAGTTAGGAAATGTTTTTCAAAAAGATATTCGAACAAAAAATAAATCAATGCGCTTTATAGAAATTATAAGATACGATGGCAACAAAATTACAATATGGGAAACCTTTAATGGAGTTTTGGGTAAAGGTTGTCCTTTGACATATCCAAATTCTAAATTAGTAAAGATAAGTGATAGAATGATAGTGATGGATATTTCAAATGGTGAGGAATATTACGATTGTAGGTATGAGGACTGTACAATAAAAAGGATAAACGGATGATAAAGCGTAAAACAAAAATACTTTATATAATTACCACAATACTTTTTTGGATATTATGTTATACTTGCACTACACAGGCACAAACAAAAAAAGTTTTACCTGAATTGGATTCGCTACCATATTTAACCGCCGATACGGCATTAAATAACTTTATGCTACATTGGATAGGTAAACCTTATAAGTTAGGCGGTAAAACTGAAAAGGGAATTGATTGTTCACAATTTAATAAGAGGTTATATACCGATGTATATAAATTGAATTTGGAAAACGTATGTTATAAGCAGTGGGCTCAAACAAATAGAGTACCAAAAGATAGTTTACAAACTGGTGACCTCCTATTTTTTAGAAGTAAACAATCACCAAGTGGATGGCATTGTGCAGTTTACTTAGGTGAAACTATGTTTGTACACGCAGCAAACAGATATGAAGGTGTAAAGATTAGCTCACTTAATGAGCCAAATTATAAAAGGGCATATAGAGGTGCCGGTAGATTATTAAAATAATAAACTTATGAAACAAAAATTAAATTGGGGAAAAGTATTCGAATTCATTGCGTATTTAGGAGCAATGGGAGTTGGATTTGGAATTCTGTATTGGGGATTCTTATTTATTTGGCAAATTATTAAATCAATATTTTAAAAACATATATTATGGCATATTTTATCATTTGGAGCTTTTTAGTGTTTGTAGTAGCAACACTAGCTAAGTTCATTTACGATGTACAACAAAACAAAAAGAAAGAAAAAGAAGCAGATGAACTTTGTAAGATTGAAGCAGAGTTTGAAGCTAAAGAGCAGTTTCAAAAGTTAGCAGGTATTAAACCAATTGAAACCACTACTTCGGAATTACCTACGAATGTTACAACAAAAAAGTTGAATGAACAAATTGTAGAAGCTCTATTGAAAGCAGCTGAGAATAGTGAGTTCCCAAAACCGGATGAATCAATCAATGTACGAACTACAAAGATAACTACAATTGATACGAACTTTGGTAGTGATAATGACCCATTGGCATCAGTTCCAATGAGTAGAGTATCAACGGAAGGTAAAAAGAAAATGGCTGATATTGCTAAGCAGGATATTAGTAAGCAATTAGAAGAAAAAACAGCAAACATCCATCCTAATGATTTATATGCAATAGAAACGGTGCTGGATAATGTGAATAAAATGCCCGATGAAATTAAAGAGGCTATGATTATAGCTCCAATAGTAAAACCAAAACGTAAATATACAAAGAAAACAAAATAATATGGCAGAACAATTTGAATTAGCTAAACCATTAGCGGACAGAGTACTTATTGAAAAAGAGGAAGTACAAACAAAAACAGCAGGCGGTATTATAATTCCTGAAACTGCTAAAGCTGAAGATACAAAAATAGGCACCGTAGTTTCAGTTGGTGATGGTGTTTACACAAACGATGGTGTTAAAATACCAATGACTGTAAAGGTTGGGGATAAAGTAATGATGCCACAAATAGGAACTGCTCAGACGGTAAAACTAAACAATAAAGAATATTATTTGTTTAGAGAACAAGAATTATTAATGGTAATAAGATAAAATAAAACTATGGCAACAAAAGTATTAATTAAAACAGCAAAAGGTGACATGATAGCAGAGCTATACGATGAAACACCAATAGCATCCGGCAACTTTAAGAAATTAGTTGAGCAAGGATTCTATAACGGATTAAACTTTCACAGAGTTATTCCAAACTTTATGGTTCAGGGTGGATGTCCGAATGGTAGAGGTGACGGTGGACCGGGGTATTCAATTCAATGTGAAGTGAGTGCACCAAAACAATATCACGATAGAGGTGTCCTAAGTATGGCACATCGGGGTAGAAACACCGGTGGTTCACAATTCTTTATTTGTCACAATAGAGCAGGAGTTGCACATTTGGATGGCAACCATACGTGCTTTGGTAAAGTGATTGATGGAGTTGAAGTTATTGATTTTATCAGACAAGGTGATGCTATTCATTCAATGGAAATCATTAAAGAAACAAACATTTAATGGCTAACAAAGTTTATACAAAGAAAGGGGATAGTGGGACTACATCGTTATTATCAGGCCGTAGAGTATCAAAACTTTATCCTGAAATTAGAGCAGTAGGTGCATTAGATGAATTGAATTCATTTGTAGGGTTACTCCGAACTGAATACAAACCTGAAGGTGGGTTGCTTGAGGAAATTCAATGGGATTTATTTAACGCAGGTTCAATGATTATCAATGATAACAATTCACCGATAACAAATGTAACGGAAGATGACATTGAAGTTTTGGAAACTGTTATGGATGGTTTAAATAATCAGTTGCCAGATTTGAAAAACTTTATTTTACCAAATGGTAGTAAAGCACAAACATACGCACATATTTGTAGAACGATATGCCGTAGAGCCGAAATTGAGGTATTGAATTGTTTAGTTATGGAAAATACTGAAAGGGTTGCTATTATAACTAAATACTTAAACCGATTAAGTGATTTCTTTTTTGTATTAGCACGATACATCGGACATAAAGAAAACATTGACGAAACAATTTGGAAAAATGATTGAGTTAAAGGAATGGATTAAGGACGGGATTGATATTCGTAAAACAAACGATGGGTATGTAGTATTCACAATACAAACACAGCACTTTGAAATAAAAGAGCTGGATGAATTAACGCCGGATAAATTTAGGGAAATGGTTGAAAGGCAAAATCATTTCAGAGAATTAGAAGCTGAATTATTAGGTGAAGCATTTGGTAAAAGAGTTGAAGCTGGATTATTTAAAGACTTATTTGATTAATATGAATTGGGAAATATTTGGCTACATAGGAACTGTGGTTGTTTTATACTCATTCTTAATTGAAAACATTTACCGATTACGTTTAATAAATTCAATCGGTTCTATGTTTTGGATAGTTTACGGATTAGGTATTATGGCATGGCCTACAATCATTGTAAATAGTTGCGTATTGATGATACATACCCAATGGTTTATAAAACACAGAAAAGAATGGCTAAAATAATTTATTTAGAAGATACGATTACATTAATGGCTAATACTAAAAATGGAATGGAGTTAGTTCAACGTTTAGCAAAAATTGGTGAGTTTAAACAAACAGAAAATGGGTATCGTTATATAGTAATTGAAAACAATAATGAGGCAGATGGACGAAAATGAAATATTAAATTGGTTAAGGAAAAACAAACCTAACATTTACTATTTGTACATTTCATCTAAAAGTTTAATTAATAATTCAAATGTAAGGGACCTTAGTAAGTTGTACGCTGAAGCAAATGAGTTTATACAACGTGATTGGATAAATAGCAACACAAATGTAACGGTAGTAAAGCGTGAGGATTACGAACATAGCGGAAATGCTGCTGGATTTGATTTAATTTCTATTGATGGTAAGTTGAAAATACAATCAAAGTTAAGATATAACGGATTGCATATTGAGCAGACGAGACGAAATTCAGTTAAAAATAATAAAGCAACTAATTCAAATACGGGATACACAAGGTATGCTATTGGTGAGGCGGATGTTTATTTATTTTCAAAGCCACCTACAATAGAATCTTATAATGATATTAATAGTTGGAATTTTATAGCAATACCAGAATCGGAATTAATTGATAAAAACTATCCGGGGTATTTATTAAGTAGTGTACCTAAAAAAATATGGACAAGATTTTTAGGAAAAACAAAAGATGTAATTGAAAACGAATACAATATAAAGTAGAATGCTGAAGTTTGAAAACCTTAAAACAATAGAAGGGCATTTATTTCATAATGGCAGATACCTTATTTACAAATGTGAGGACTCATTGGTAAAAACGTATTTTCACATTAAGGATTTAAAATCACCATTTGCACAAATAATTGAATTAAGAAAAGAAGCAACGCCTGTTTATATATTGGAAAATACTTTCAATAAGACGATGGTATATTGTGATTTGGATGTGATTAAAGATAAAACATTATTTCTTAAAAAATTAGAATTGATAATTGATACATCAGTAACTTGGGAATGATTACAATAGAAAACATAAAAAGAATTGAAAAAACGTATTGGAACTTTGATTCTAAAACTATACAATGTATAAGAGTAGAACAAGTCAATGATGACCTTATATTGAATAGCAATAGTTACACATTTGATTTTGATATTGGATTAGGGGATATACCATTAGTCATTTGGTTGGACAGACACAAAAATAAAGATAATGAAGGTTACCGATTTGAAAACAATTTAATAGAAGCTACCAATTACGTTGATATAAAGGACTTGACAAATTACAATAGGTTTATTGTTATGTTGCAAGATTATTTAGTATCAATACAAAGTGAAATAAAAAGAAACTTTTTTAAGTAATGCTTACAATAGAAAACATAACAAAGGTTTATAAAAAGGACGTTAGCAATTTGTGGCGTATTGGTAAAGTAGAAACAATAAATACCGCATACCTATTCACACTAATGAACTCAGTTGGGCAAAGAATACAAATTAATTTAGAACGTAATCCAATAGGTGTACAATATGAATTATGGTGTTGGGATAGCTATCAGCACAATGCACCACTACCTACTGCAGTTCCTAAGCGTAGAATGTTGGATAAAACTAAATTACAAAACCCAGAACTATTAATACAACAAATAAAAGAATTAGTACAATGAGTAATTTATATATAACGCCGGACAATGGCAGTTTGACAATGAAGGGTAGCGGTAAGGTACAAATCAAAACTTCAATACAAATATACGGAACGGGTACTAAAATGCCGGTAACGGTTGAGGCTGATTTTACGGACATTCCGCATCACTTACATCAAACTTATTTTCAATCATTGGTAAGTCAATACAATACATCGGTCAATGTATATAACAATACAAAGGATGACGAGCCGAAAACAATAGGGGAAAAAAAGAGTGAATGGCGGTTGAATAGAATTGTGGACATAATTAGTAAAGCAATATCAAAGTAATATGCTTACAATAGACAACATACAAAATATAGAAGGTAAGGAATTCCAAATGAGCAGTGGACAGAAGTATGTAATTGGTATTGTACGGAGTTGGTATGACCATTATAGTTTTGGGGTATTTCCACTAACCGAAATTGGGGTGGCTAGTATAAAGGATGGTATTGTATATAAATTGCATAGAACTAAAAAGAGTAGAAGGGGATATAAATTAGTTGCACCTAAAATGAGTTGGCAACCTTATGTGAAGCCGGAAAACTTAACCTTAGATAATTTCGTATTAGAATTACACATACAAACTGGATTATTAAATGCTAACAATAGAAAACATAAACATACTCAATAGTAAGTTCGCAGGTACGGCCGAATGGCAGATAGGTGAAATGTTTATAGGTTCACAAAACTATGTATTTGTAATCCACAAACGGGTAGGTTATTGGACAATTGGTGATTCTAAGCATGATGAATTGACGGTACGATTGCATAGGATAAAGGCAATGGATGGGTATGTAATGGAGACGGGAATAGTAAAACAAAACTATTATGGACGTTCGGTATATAGTATAGATAGAATGAAAACCATAACCGATTTTACAATATGCTTGGACAATCATATTAAAACTATAATAAGATAATATATTCCTTTCAGTATTCATCGTATCGGAGAATCGGAAATCGGGTCGATGGGGAATTTTTTTGATAGTGTATGCCAACATAGCCAATAGGGAAGGGTTACAAACAATAGGGGTATATAGAATAAAAAAATAATGGGCGTATATTTAAATAAGAAAAAGGATGGAAAACGAATATAGAGACCGGTTTAAAAGTAAGGTAAGGGAGGCCGGTTCGAATCACAAAGCCGTAATCGGAATATGTGGGGAATGGGGTATCGAAACCATCGAAACGGAATGGCTAAGCCCCGAAGTGTGGCGATTAAGTGGGGTATGGGTAAGTGAGGGATTGAATATAAAAATTTTAGGTGGGATTGCCGAAACTCAATTCCTATTAATACCAATAGAAGATGTACCAATATATTAAGAAAATACTAAGCGATATTTATAAAGGTTTCGAATGGGCCGAAAAGAATAGACACCATAATGGGTGGGGTAAGCTATAAGGCCGGACACGAATAACAATAATAGTACAGCAAATGATAATAGTAACAATAGTATTCAGTATGTTAATAGGATACGGGATAGGACAGTACATAGTGGATAAGTGGATAAACACTAACCATAAGGATATAGAGGGAGACCGGAAAGATTAAGTTCACTTAAAAGTAAACTAAATAAAATTTAGCTCAAATGGAATTGAATAATGAATTAGAATTAGTAATAGGATGTACCCTGTATATAGTGTACATAGTGGGGATTAATTGGTCCTATATAACGGAATACACTAAGGGTAACGGAGTAATCAAAAGAGGTACTGAATGGGATAATGATTGGCACCCTGATTCAAACTTATAAAAGGCCGGATATGAATCTTATTAAAAGGATAAAAAGGAGCTGTAAGGGAATGGAAGGGTCCGAGCTCCTACTATTCACAATACTAATAGTAGCCCTATGGATAATACTAACTCACACAATTTAACGGGTAGGGAACGTATCGAATTACAATCCCGAATACAAAAATTGGAATGGTTACTCAAAGAATGTATCGGGTTAGAGGAATACGAGCTATGCTCACAAATACGAAATATCATCCATAACTCTTACCAAAAAATAGATGAGTCCCAAAGATAAAACCTTAAAGAGAATCGGTGAACTCGAAGGAATCTTAGCCCATGCAAAGAGAATCAATCAACCGCCCCTAACCCGTCAAATCGAATACCTATTAAGAAATGAATACAAAGAATTACAAAAGATACGAAAACTCCGCCATAATTGATTCACTACTTTATGAAATCGAGACAAAGAAAAAACTATAAACCCTACTTCGAATTAGCACGTTGGGTATGGTGGGCTGGGCTTGTGGGGATGGCATTAACGTTATTATATTAATATGCTACGTTTCATTCTTATAACAATAATATCTTTTTTTCTTTGTGGATTCCTTACAAATGATATAGATAAAATGATAGGATTAACAATGAGTATGAGCTTCTTTGTTACTATCTTTTGGGAATTGATTAGGTACTTTGTATTCAAAAAGAAAAACTAATTTGATACACACGTTTTTTAATTACCATTGCTACCTAAATATAAGGATACATTTGTACTTTTATATTTTGATGGTACATAGTAATTGAAAACCACGTCAATGTCAATTTAACACACATTCCCACAAACTTACACTTTTTACCACTTCATAGAATAAACAGAGGTTAATTATCAGTTTATCATATCACAATGAGACCATATACGGATTCTTTAGCAAACGGCAAAATTTTTCGTGGGGTATTTTCACACACATTCGGCCATTCGGATATTCGTATAAACAAATAAGCTACACAAAATTTGGCTATGTCAAAAATATTTCGTATATTTGTATATCAGAAATTCTATTTATAACCCCAAACGATATTTATGAGAGTAAGTAATAAAAAAGCTGGTATGCGATTTGATTGTAACCGTTTATGGAATTGGGCCTACGAGAAGCTCGGTGAGAGTAGATGTGGAGCTATAGCATTCTATTGGGATACACGTGATGAAGCTGAGTTAGGTTACTATGATTGGGAAAAGACTATTTGGATTAATTTAGCCCAATGTAAAAGAATGATAAGTGTCCAAAAAACTATTCTACACGAATGGACACACGCACAACAATCGTACAGGTGGTATAACCATTATCAATTGAAATACGGATACAAAAAGAATCCATACGAAATACAAGCCCGAGAGAACGAAAAATTAGTTAAGCGTGCATACAAACGAAAATCAAAATAATCCGGTCCGAAAAGTTGGAAACCCTGGCCGTAAAGCAAAGCCGGGTGAGCAGATAGCTTACAACAAAACACTACATTGTAATATGCAGCTATTCGAAAATGAAGCGGGCGAGTATTACCCAGTAGTGGATAGGATGGACCAGCCCACATTAGTAAGGGGCGAATATCATCCTATTGGTAATCGTTTTCATTACCCTAAGCAGTGGGGTAGAAAATACGCTGCTACAAAACTATTGGAGCATAAAATAGAAGTACAAAAGGAAATAATAAGTAATGCTAATACTGAATTGGATAAATTAGAAAGGTGTTTAGCTTCTATAAAGGATTGGTCAGATACAGACGAATAAACAATATATATGCTTTCCGAAAACGAAATGATTCAAAGGGCCGCCGTTATTGGTATGGACGAAGAGGTAATCAGTTATGCTAAACAAATTCAACGTCAGCTTTCAGCAGAAGGTGATACGGCAGAATGGTTGGATTGCTTAGAGATGGCCTATAACGAATTGATTCTCAATCAGTTACACTAGCAAAAAATAATGGTAAAAAAGCTTGGAATTCTCAAGTATTTTCCGTAACTTTAGGGAGTGGAGGGCGGGGTAAGCCCCATTAGGGACCGGCAGGCTAACCTGTTGGTTTTCAATCGCTTATGGAATGTTATATAACGTATATTATGTTAAGTCACCAACACGCTGATTATCAATCGGTTAGCTCGAAAAAAGGGGTGTTTTTCTTATATAATATATTATGTTAAATAGGACACCCGAGGCGGGGCGCAACGTGTTGATAACCAATGGTTTATACTTTTTTAAAAAATAATTGTAAAAAGTCTTTGCTATTTCAGGAATTTTACCTATCTTTACTATGTAATAAAGATTGAAAATATGAGTTCCGTATTAAACGTTAAGTTCGAATCAGAAGCCCAAATTAAGGCCATTACCAAAATGTTAAGTTCTATTTTCGGATGTCAGGTCCGCCCACGTGGTAGACATAGTAACCGAAAAGCTGTATTGGGTTACCGTTGGATGAGAGGTACTCAAAACGATATTCCGTGGAGAATGGCGGAGCGTGTTTCATTTTATACTATTTCTAAATAATTTTAACCCCTTATTGATATGAATCTATTAGAAAGAATGTCCCAAGCCGATGCGGCAGTAGTTAAAGAATTTAGTGCTAAGTATCCACTTACCGGTGGTGATTTGGTAAAAGAGTTGAAACGTAAGGATTCGTGGTTGGACCTTTCGTATCGCTCGGTTACTCAATTGTGTTCGGTTCTAAAGAGTGGTGATTATTCCCCTATCTATATTGATAATCTTTTTTCTAACAAATAATTAAACCCCTTATAATGAGAAAAATAACTAAAGAGTCTGTCCAAGCTTTTATCGAAGGACGTAAGTTTAACAAAGGTAACATGAGTGTTGAAGTTGATTTAGGATACACTAAGTTAAAGTTGCATGGTAACACGATCGCCACTATTGATGCGCTGGGTGTTATGAGTGTATCAAACGCAGGATGGGCTAGTAACACTACAAAAGAACGTTTGAATGGACTACCCAATGTACGAATCAATCAAAAGAATTGGAATTGGTATTTGAATGGTAATGAGTGGGATGGTACTTGGAGACGTATTGGATTTGTAAAATAATTTTAAACCCCTTAATTTAATAATATTATGGCTACTAAGAAAAAAGTAACTAAACCGGTATCTAAGAAAGTAACTAAGCCGGCGGCCAAGAAAAAGGCCACAAAGAAAGTAAGTAAGAAAGCTACGGCTATCGCTAAGGTTAAAGCCCTTAAACATAAACGTATCGCTATGGAGCCAGTCCCACACGATACACTTACCGAAATGGTAAAGGTAACCGCAGGTCCTGAATGGGCTAGTGAATTGTTTGGCAAACGTTATGTATCCCTTAACTACGCTATTATGGCTATTGATACTATTGATGCCGAAAGGAATATAGCTAAAGGTGCTAAATCAGTACTAAAGGAAATGGATGCTGCTGGTATAACCCCTTTGGATGTTAATAACATCTAAAAATAAATTTGGCGATATGAATAATTTTTCGTATATTTGTATAGAGGTCCAAGCAGATACCTATGAAATGGAGCTGGACATCCTTAGTAAAATAAATTTGGCGGATTCAAAATAATTTCGTATCTTTGAGTTCGCTTCAAAAGAGTATAGGGTAAAGAGCACCACCCTGATTAACGGGCTCACTTATATAATAAAAACCTATTGGTGTTTGAGGTCAACCATTCAAAACTATGGCAAATCGTAAAGCCGCAAAAAGAGGAAACATTTATGAAACTGTTTCAAACAACATTCAGAAAATCACTCGTCCATCAGGTACTGTATCTTATAGAGTACGTGTAACTGAAGATGGTGTAATGTATTCTCAATATGAGACATCATTGAAGAAAGCTAAGACTCTTCGTAATGAGTGGGTTGGTGCTTAATTAAACTAAATAGGGACCGGTGGTAAAGCCCAACCGGTCCCATTTTTTAAGACAACCAATACTTATTAGAGTTACATTAAAAAGTAAACAAATTTAAACTTAAATAAAACAAACAAAGATGAAAAAAGTAATCGCAATTTTCGCAATCGCTACTACATTGGTAGCTTGTGGTGGTAACGCTTCTACTGAAGCTACTGCTACTGACTCTACTGCTGTTGATACAACTGCTGTAGCTGTAGATACAGCTGCTGTTGTTGCTGATACTACTGAGGTAGTACCTGCTGAAGTGAAGTAATTAGACCCTTCTAACAGTACACATATTAAGGATACCAAAAAGGTATCCTTTTTTTATGCCCGTACTACACGTACCACTTGTACCAGTCGTACCACTTGTTCCACCAGTTTAATACAACTCGTATTTAACTAGCTAACTAACACGTTAGCAAATATCGTATGTAAAAAACAGCAATGTAATTCCGTTTCTTTCACGTTATCCCTTATTTTACCGGTCCCGTCTTCTTAGGGCCCTATATTGAAAATAGTCACAAATTGTACTCGAGCTAACTAGTTGATTATCAATAGGCCGGGCTAACGTGTTGATTATCAATAAAGAATTTTTAAAGATTTCGTGGAAAATATTTGGCCATATCGGCTAACTGCCCTATCTTTACTATGTAATAAAAATGATAAATATGTATAACGAAAACCCCTTCAGACAGTTCTCCGCTAGTAAAATGAGTAATAACCCCCGTTTCAACGTATCGGTTGAATATACGGACTTTATGGGTAATACTCACCGTATCCAATGTAAGACACGTAAAGCCCTTAATTCGGCTCGTGAGTTCCTTAGTATCTTTAAAGCTGAATCTACAGCGATTAATAAGATATTGGGTGAATACCCCGTTAAGATGGGTAAGTTCCCTAAGAAGTTCCACTCGGAAATTAAGAGTGACCTTCAGGCCGCTGGTTTCGGTACTATTTCTAAATACCTTTTAAAATAATCACTATGGGTACTACAATCACCTTAATCGAAGCCATCATTGTATCAGCTGTTTCTTTGTTTGGTTATGTGTTCTTTAAAACGGCTTATGAGTATTTTTTTCAAACCCCTAAATCTAAGTAATATGAATATGAATAGTACAACCGAAAAATTGGTTAATGTGTTTTCTCAAGATGAGTTGTCCGCATTGATGACCGCTGTAGCTGGATATGTGAATGTGAAACGTAAGCAAGGTAGAAGTACCGGTATTGAGGTGGGTGTGTTTAACAAAGTGTGTGATGCTCTATTAGCAAGTAACTACTTAAACGCTGTTGAAGTTGAAACGATAGCCCGTAAAAACCCCTATTCAAAGGATGTACCTAAAGAGTATTGGGGTACGGCTAGTGGAAAGGCCCTATTGGCTGAGATGGAAGAAGGTAGTACAAACGCTTATTCTTACTAAACCCTACAAACCCCTTACTATGTTAAAAGCTGAAATATATAAGAATCTTACTACGGTATCCGATGACCTTATTATGGATACATTCACCTACCCCTATTGTCCGCAAGTTGGTAACTTTGGTTATATGTACAATGGTATCCTATGGCGTGGTATAGATAGTTCTGATATAGTAATGAGGTCCGATGAGCAGATTGATAGACAGATATATAAGATATTAAGTAAATTAAATAAATAAGATATGACAGTAAGTGAACAAATTAAAGTGGACCTGTTAGATATGGTCCTAAAGCATGATTATTCGTATATGTATTCCGATGACCATAGAGCTTGGGAAAGCGGTATGAGATACGAAAAAGAAATCGAAGCTAAGATACATGCACTATGTGCTATACACAAAGAAGATGCATATAGCTTAATAGCTGAGTGTTTGGGTACACGTAGTGAACAATACACCGATGGACTGACACACAAAGTAATTAAAGGTTGGTTCAAGCCCTATATAGGATAAAGATATTATTTGGTTAGTTATATTTTCATTTTCCCCGCCTGTTTCTACCGGTGGGGTTTTTTATTTAGATTAATTCCAAATTACAAAAATATTTTCCAAACCCCTTGACTTTTACGAATATATTACTTACCTTTACTATGTAATAAAAAGATAACGATATGAATACTCTCCGATTTAACCGCCACGAATTGTTCTCCGAAAAAATGATGGACTTTCACTCCACTACCCTTCGAATGGTTGAAGATTATCATATAGCTAGAGATGAAAGCTGGTTCACCCCACTATACAATATGTTGTGTGGTGTGTGGGATGGATACTACTATACTGAAATGTTAGAGATGGCCAAACAAATGGGATTACCTACCCACATCACTAACCGAATTGAATTTACTGAACGATACATTAAACTTTAATATATGAGCTTTTCTAAACCCCTTTTACACGAAACTATTCTAGCTAACTTCGGTCCCTACCAAGTGGATACGGTAGTTGGTACAAATCAAATGTTCCTTCGATTTGGATATTGGCGGAGAATAGATGCTAAGCTACTTCAGGATATAGTAGGTGAATCTATTATAGTAGTAGAGGACTCATTAGATGATGATGATTGTGGTACACTATGGAGCTATAAACTAAAATGAAAAACTGGCAATTAATACTAACCGCCACTCTTAGCGGTGTTACTTTTGTGTTCACACTTACCGGTCCTAACTTACTTACCCCTACGGTTAGTTGGACACTGTGTGTACTATCCCTATATAGTATAGGCTATAAAAATAATTCAGCTAAATAAAATACTCTTAGTATATACCCATGTAACATAGACCCGATGTGGGTTGCATGGCATGGGTGATACATATTGATACATACCTATTCCTATGCAACCGTTGGTAGCAGTGGGTTGCATGAGACGGGACGGGGGGGACTGAATTTCTTGTGACTGAGAAAATAAAAGTTTGGCATGACCCACGCCTATGCCGTTTCCGCCCCGAGCCCGGTTTTTTCCCGTATAGGATTTTTATAGGGTAAGGTAGTACCTAGCCTGCCTTAATAGGGTGGACCTCTATCAATTTAGCTATTTCCCTTTTAGGATGGATTAGACCCCCTTATTTTTGATGGTTTCGGTATGGGGTGTATATTGGGGTGGTTTTATGGTAAAGCTCGGGAAATCACAGTAAAACCATATAATATGTATCTCTTTAATAATCAATAGGTTAGCTCGGGTTTAGAGCGGGCCCGGCTAACGTGTTGATTATCAATGAGGAATTTTTGGGGTTTTTCATTGCTATATGGGTATTTTTTCGTATCTTTGGTATGTTAATAAATTTCTAAATAAACAAAAATTAAGATTATGAAAAGTTTTAAAGTTTCAGATGGTAAGGTAATGGTAGATGGTGTCCTTTATGGTACTACTCCTATTAATGATGTAAAGGTTAGGGGTAAGGTAGGTACTATCCATTCTATCAACATTGAAGGTAGAGGTCAGTTCTTCCCTATTAGTGGGTTATTCAACGATGGTTCTATAAAGGTTGTTGATTCTACTACTGATGTATTGGATGTGGATGTAAAAGTAGAAAAGAAGAAAAGGGCTAAAAAGAGTTCTAAGTAATCCTTTTATACTATATACTATTTCTTTATTATAAATCCCCTTATTATGTATAACAATTACAATGATGTCCAAGCGTATGAGGCTTTGGAGAACGAAAGATTACAAACGGCATTAGACCCGAAATACCAACAATGGGTAAAGGAACTTAACATTTCTCAATCGTATGTAGAGCCCGATGGGTTTATTAGGGCTAAGCAATTAAATGAGCAATACGACTTTTCAAACAATAGTTCTAAATCACCAATTCTTAACTTTTTAAAGATTAAAGGTATATGGTCTTAAACATTAGTGGTATCAATAAACTTACCGGTCACATATTCCATAATCGGACTATCCAAAAGGTTTCATTAGCAGCAAGATATGGTGTGGATTCATCTTCGTATGTATTTTATTTTGCCGAAATACCTTATTACAAAAATGACCCGAATGGAATGAAACGATGGGAAGATGAATTTGAGATTCACCTATACCGCCGCCCCAAACATGGTAAGTACGAATTGTTTTGGATGGGATTGCATGGTGTGACTTGTATGGAATTGGGTTGGAAAGATATTCAAAACTTTTCTACCTTTATTTCATCGTTAGGTATGGTGGTTGAAAGAGGTAAAAGGTATTGGACAGAAAATAGATAAGATATGATAAAGTATATAAAACAATATTGGAACGCATTAGGTGATAGTGAAAAGTTAATGGTAATCTATTTGGTTGCTATGGCTATCCTTATTCTTATCGCCACAAATTAATCCTATGTTAAAGATTAAAAACCCTGAAAGGTTGAATATTACAACAAAAGCTCTAACCGCTGATATACATTGTGAAATTGTATATCAAAGAGAAAATGCAGCTGAATACCTATTTCGTATTCTAAAGGATGGTGTATTGGATGCTAAGATGACTATATCAAAAGATTGGAATGTAGGCGATACCGTTGTTGTACGATTTTGTGATAAGGATAATCATTGGATTCATTCTACTTACGAATTGGATTATGAAATGGTTAGTAATCGTAGTAAATTTATTTTTTGGATTACTGAAAGATTCCTTGATGATTATAAACAATAATATGCTAACCATAGAGAACTTAGATAAGATTACCAATTGCATTGGATTCAATGTGTGGAATGTTACTTATGATACTCATTATTCATTCTTTGTTGATGTGGGTGATAGCAAAGCAATAGAAGTTACACTAGCCCGTCATAAACCAAAATTACAAAATGGTAAACCACATCCACATAGTGATGAATATCTTTTACAATGTCACCATATCAGTTGGAAACACTATTGGGTAACAAAGAATGATATAAGGGATATATGGGAGATGAGCAGATTAATTGAATCATTTATAAACGAAGTTAAGTAATGCTAATAATAGATAACATAGAGAAGATTAAACAATATCCATTCAACGTACATTGGAGATGCGATTCGGTTAGAGAAACGGATACCTTTTATCATTTCGTTGTTGAACGCTTGAATATAGAAGGTAAGATATGTGATGTTAGAAGGATAACCCTATCGAGAGTTGATATACCAAATATGGATGAGAATGAATTATGCTACGAATTATATTTGGATGATAGGAAGTTGAATCAACTTGTCACAACTTCATACTTAAAAAGTATAAACAACTTAGTAAATAAATTTACGGAAATATTACGGAGCTTATAATAATATGCTAAAGATAGAGAACTATAAGAAATTAGTAGGATTAAAGTTTGGCGATTGGACTTGTGGACTAGTTGTAGAGCACGAAAAGATTTATCGTTTCTCGTTCCATAATGGGAATTCATCCTCTGCATCATATGGGGATACCTATTGGATAGAATTAGATAGAACATCCTACATAGATGCGGACGGTGATGAAGTCTACCCCTTAAACCACCCGAATAAAAAACTAATAACAATAATATCAAAACAATATGTTAAGAAGATGGACAAGGTATCCACATTCTTCAACCAAATAATCAGAGATTATGCATGACGTAGAAAAATATCTACATATAACCAACCATAAAAGAATGGAAGGTGAAGAATTCTACGATGGAAGATTCGTATGTACTACCACAGTAGAGACAGATACAAATTATCGTTTCCAATTCTGTGACCACAATTGGCCATCTCTCCGATATATATGGGTGGAAGTGAGCCGTTTTGGGGAATGGGACTCAAAAGATAGTAGATGGGTATATAGATTAAACTACCCACAATCACCCACACATATCGTTTCTGCCCAATTCCTTTCGGATTTCCATAATGCGATTAAGACGATGGGAACGGCATTAAAATATTCAATAGATAAGTAATGAGTATAATGCGAACAAAGGGAAACGGAAAGATAGTGATTACATCCACTCCAAAAGGTGGTGGCTGGGCTTCTGCTATGGGCTGGGCGGCTAAGTATTATCAACAAAATCAAACCCAAAAAAATCCTAACTTCGACACGAATAGGAAGTTGGTGATACAAAACTATGCAAAGGATTTGGGTAGTGGTGTATTTTGGGGATGGGATGTTATCGCTGCTGATGAAACCGATGAAAATTATTTATTCCAATTAAGAAACCGAGAGAATGGTTCATTGAGGGTTTACATCACATTGGGTAGAGAATTACAAGTTTCCGATTTAGAGAACAACCTATATCAGATGTATCAATGTTATATACATGATGATTTAGCACAATGGGATAAGAGGTTTTGGTTGGATGCTAAGGATATTAATCATAAAACCTTTTGGGGAATGATAGAAAAAATTGTGGATGGTTATCATCCATTATTACCATTTTAATTATGCTAACAATAGAGAATTTTAAAAAAATAAAAAACCAATGGTTCGGTGATTGGCAGATTGGTAAAGGTATTATGGAAGAAAAAACCTATTATGCTTTACAATCACAACACTCAAGTGGAAAACGTAGTGTAACGATAGTTATACTAAGAGAGCCTAAGATGGATGAGAATTTCGAAAAGTATTATTCAATATCTCTGATAGATGATAATAAAGGTAGTTCATCTATAATAGAAGATATTATATACCATACTGTATTAGAAGATATGGAATTATTTGGAGAATCATTAGTACATTATTTAAATACAATATAGATTATGAAAAAAGAAAAAGCAATTATAGTTAGCGGATACTTTAATCCCCTACACAAAGGTCACTTAGATTTATTTAAAAAAGGTAAACAAATGGGTGATAAACTTTGGGTAATTGTTAATTCAGATTTCCAAAGAGAATTAAAAGGTTCATTGGAATTTATGTCTGATTCTGAAAGATTAGAAATAGTTAAGGCTATTAGATATGTTGATTATGCATTAATATCATCCGATAGGGATAGAACTCAATGCTATACCTTACAACAGTTTCACAAAATGTTTGGAGATAGATACGATTTAGTATTTGCAAATGGTGGTGACCAGAACAATGAAACAATACCAGAAAGAGAAGTTTGTGAGAGATTGGGTATTCAATTAATCGATGGATTGGGTGATAAGATACAAAGTAGTAGTTGGTTACTAAAATCAAACATTATTTAAACACAATATAAAACAAAAATACATATATTTATAAAAAAGATTATGGAAAATACATTTTTAATACAAAAGACACAACGTTATTTAGAGTTGTTTGCATCAAAAAACATCAAAGGATTAGAGGATGAAATATATAATGATTCAATTACTTTGAGAGATTGGAACGGTCAATGGGTTGGTAAACAAGCAGTTCTTCAAATGAATGAGGATTTGTTCAATAATGATTTTACAATTCAAATTGAAGATATTAAAGAATCTGAAGCAACCAGAACTACAATAGCCCTATTCAATTTAACAATAGCAGATACCACATATAAAGTTGTGGATATTATCGAATGGGATGCTATGAGTAAGATTTATAGAATCTTAGCATATAACGGATAAAAAGAAAGGGAGTGTTTAACTCCCTTTTTCTTTTGAATACCTTGTGATTTATTATAACTTATTAGAATTTATTTCCGCAGTGTGGGCAGAACTTAAAAGATGATTTCTTTCTCTTAGCTCCACAATTTCCACAATAGTTAGTACCTACTTCTTCTGCTGTATATTGTTTTTGTGATGTTGGTAGAATTTGCCAAGCCACATTCCAAAACGAAAACGAATTGAATGTTTTGTTTGTATGTTTGAATGTTTGGTCTGAACCACCACCTTTCTCAGTTGTACCGGTTTCTACTTTATTAGATAGATTTCTAATGTTTGGACCTTCTAATGTGTTAGCCGTTAAACTAGAATTATAGAATGCCGTTGTGGTAGTTCCTGATGTTAGAGTAAAATTACCGCTAGTTCCAGTTGTAGTGAATGTTATTGGGTTACCATTAATAGTGTGGGTATTAGTACCTGTTGTTAGGAATCCACTATTCCAAATTGGTTTGTATTCCGAATAGAACTCAATCTCTACATATCCGTTATTCCTAATCGCATCCTGAACCTCTGTGTTGTTTCCACTAACTACATAGGTTGAGAACTTAAACTTGTTAGGCGAGTCCAAAAAGCGTTCTAAAAACACTCTTTCACCCCTTCTAAGAACTATACCACCGCCGGCAATATAATCCCCATCAATTTTAATTTTTGCTAATAATACCTCTTGTGTAGGATTGAATAGCTCAATTTCGTATTCATCCCCATCGGAGAGATATACTTGTCCATCAAATTGTTTGATTCTTTTTTTACCTTTCGTAACGAAGGCTTCTGGTCTTTTTGTAGCAGACCACGTGTTTGTAATGTTGTACATAATTGTCTTGTTTTTGTTTGTTTATTTAAGCCTTTATTCGTTGAGGGTTTTATTTTCAACTCAAATGTTTCGGAGAACACTAAAGGATTAACCACAAGGTTTCAATAATATATATAATGAAAAATAAAAAACCCCCATATTTCTATGAGGGTTTGTTTTGATTAGCTAATTTCAACTTTGGGCTTAATTCTAAAGTTACTTCTTAATAAATCCTTTAGCGAATTTTACTAAGAAAGGAACTACGAAGTATCCAACCAATCCACCTACTAAAAAGTGAAAATTGAATACGAAATCTACAACTGTCTGCATGTTTCTATTTGTTTAAGTTAATAGTAATAACATAATAATAAAACAAGCGCTGATTTGTTTAAATAAATATCTTTATAAATTGTTATAATTAATTTGAAGTCACATTTTGTTACTTCAAATTTATTATGATACTATATTATTTGTATTATTCTATATTAGAGATATAATGATATTAGCAGTATCATTATTAATTGGTACTTTAAAATACTCAACTTCATATCTTTCAAGCATACCGATTATCTCCTTATCTATCTGAATACTTTCTTCTAAATTCTGAAACCTACCATCGTTCTGATACATTGATGGTTCTCTTTCTAAAACTATATTCAATGAATCGTAGCGTGAATGTAAATCAACAATGAATTCATCAAAGGAATGTCCATAGAACATAGCCGGATATTCTGGTTCATCATTGTACCGGTCTTTATAAATCAATCCAAATAAAATTGGTGAATCAACAATGATGTAATCAACCTGTCCATAAAGACGAGAAATGTTACGATGTTGATTAGCTGTAATATAAAATTGGTCTTTAACTGCATATACATTTCTTTCCCATGCTTGCAACTTTGGAAACTCATAAGGCATTTCTACATTATATGCTGCCTTCTTCATTTCATAATATAATCCCGCTGCTTGTGTGGATTTACCTATTGATGGTCCACCAAATAAATTTATAATCTTACTCACTTAGATATTTTTTTATAAAAGTAATGTCCTTTTTGACTTCCCCAAATTTGAATACCATTTTTATTCCATCCTCTTTCCCAACTATGTACCTCATCTTCATAAACCATAAAATCGGTTGTAGTGTAAGATGAACCTCTGAATGTTGCTATACAATTAGTATCATTTGTTCTACCACCATATACACCATCACCAACCCATTGAATATCTAAATCACAACCTTGCTTTAAGTAAATATCTTTTAGAGTAATTGATTGAATTGATTTAGGATTGAAGTAAGAAAACTTTTCCTGATTTTTAATGTAATAAATTCTTAACTTAATAAGATTATCTACTAATGCAATTTGATAAACTCTTTGGCGATATGGTTTATAATTTTTAGCTTCACCTTGTTCCGTATAAACCCAATAGATGTTATTCCTATCTCTACGAATCAACTTTGTATAAACTACAACATTATCAAATGTAGAGTCCTGCTGATGCTGTTCGTAAGTTGAGAATATACCTGTAATTCGGTTTACATATTCTTTTAAGTTTTTGTTGTTCATCTGTCCGAACGAATAAGTGGACATGAATAATGATAGGATTAATAATATTTTTTTCATACTACAAATATACGATTTTTTTATGATTATACAAAAAAATAAAGGGAGTATTTCTACTCCCCTTACTTTATTTTATTTTTAGATATTACTTACCAAAAGTGTAACGAATACCTAATTGAGCTGTCCACACATCAAATACAGATGAATTGAATTGATATGTATCCTTAATCAAATAAGTACCACTAGCATCTCTTTGAGTAGCCAATCTATATGTTGGAACGTTATTAGCATCTCTACTTACAAAGTTCAACAATTGTGAGTTAGTTGCTCTTTGAGAAACACCCCACTCATTATTTAACATATTTCCGAAATTAAGAATATCTGCTCTGATTTGGAAAGCATTTTTCTTTCCTTTAATTTTCACAAATACATCTTGCGTAACTGAAAGGTCAAATCTATGTAAGAAAGGAAGTGCTAATGCATTTCTTTCTGCGTATTTACCTCTTATAGTTGATAGGTATGGGTCTTGTGCTATGTAAGCATCAAAAGCAGCTTGTTGTTGAGCTTCAGTATAAGTTACTGCACTTGCTCCACTACCTATTGTTAATGGAGAGAATTTAATATCAGAACCTTTGGTTGGAACAAATACTAAGTCATTATTATTTACTCTATCACCATTAAGGTCACCCGCTACAATGTAAGAGAATGGATTGTTTTGTGCTCCTACATATCCTAATGTAAATGTAGTTGCTCCACCATACTTCTTACCATAATCAAGTTTATAACCCAATAAACCTACAATACGATTTCTTACTAAGTTAGAAGAAGTTGAAAGGTTTAATGTATTGTTACCAAATGTTGATAACGCTGATTGCCAGCTACCACTTGCTATTGAACCCGCATCCATAAAGTCTTGTGCGTTTGCAGTTGTATAAGCTACATAACCCCAAAGGCCTTTAGAGATTGGTTTTTCTAATTTGAATGTTGCTGAACGATTGAAAGCCCCATTTCTATTAGTTAGAACTGCAGCCATAGATACATTATCATTCACTCTTACACCAGCATCGTTACCTGCGAATACAGGTCTGTTATCAGAACCCAATAGGTTACCAACTGGTTTATCTAAGTTAGCGTTATAATAATGAACTGCATTGATTGTTTGATTGTAAAGTAATTCTACACTTGCTACCAAACCTAACCAAGGTAACTTTTGGTCAACTGCCAAATTGTTTTTCCAAACTTGTGGCATTTTGTAGTTAGGGTCAGTTAATGCTAAATCAAATGTTGAAGGTAATGTTGGAGTTGATGGTACAAAATATTGATTAGGATTTGCGGTGAATCCATATTGTGATGCCGCTGAACCACTTACATCAATAAATCCTGTCAACACACCATTGTTACCAATTTGATTAGATAAGAATACATAAGGAGGTCTACCAGTAAAGATACCACTACCACCTCTAATTTGTGTTTTCTTTTCACCTTTCACATCATAGTTAAATCCGAAACGTGGTTCGAATAACAATTGTGTTTTAGGCATTACACCTGTATTCCACTTCTCACCATTTGCGAAAGTCATAGCTGTAATAGCTTTGTTTTCTAAAGCCGTATTTTCAAATGATATTACGTTTGCTCTCAAACCAAAAGTTAATTTAAGGTTTTGAGTTGCATTGTACTCATCTTGCAAATATAAATCTAAACGATTTGTTTTCAACACTTGCATTGGTTCAACTGCTCCCGGTAATGCCGAATAACGGAATTGGAAACGAGCTGGTGCAAATGTAGAAGGTCTACCACCATTTGCTAAAGATTGATTAGCTGCTGTATAGAAATCTGCCAAGCTATTAAAGATGTAAACACCATTAGAAGCTGGAAAGAATAGGTTATTAGATTGATATTTTTGGAAATTGAAACCACCAACCAAAGTATGCTTTTCCATATACTTTGTTACGTTGTTAGTTACATTGAATGTCCAATAGTCCAATTTGTTACCAGGAGTGAATGGGTCAAACCCTACTGATGTGTAAGTTGCTGAACCTTCTCTTATATCAATTGTTGGGAACATAGGACTCATATAAGCTCTATCTTCAATTTGCTTATCGTAAGAAACAATTAAGTTATTGAATAATGTGCTTGATAGATTTGAATTCAATTCTAATACCGCTGAACGAGTGTTGTCCTGAATAATGTAACCACTATTTTGGAAACTCATTGCGTTGAATTGTGTTGTTCTATTACCAGCACCTGCTGATTGTGAGTTTGAAATATTAATTTCGGCATTGGAGTTATGATGAACGTAACGAGCAGTTAATTTATTCTTATCGTTAATGTTCCAGTCAGTTCTAATCAAAAACTTTTTAGAACCATTTGTATTGGAATAACCTTCCCAAGGACCTGTTACATACCCAAACTTATCTTTCATAAAATCAGAAAGAGCTTTCATATCAGCGTACTTAACTCTACTGATTTGAGTACCTGTAAGTGGTGAACCATCCGAAATCCAGTTAGTTCCAGGTTCGGTTCTTTCGATTTGTTCGTAGTTACCAAAAATGAATAATTTGTTTTTGATAATTGGAGCACCTAATCTGAAACCTTGCACTTTCTCATCAAACTTAGCTGCGGTAACTGTAGTACCTCTAGCATTATCGCCTACATATGTAGATGAGTTATTTCTTTGAGTTTGATAAACACTACCTTCAATTTCATTTGAACCTGAACGAGTTACCGCATTGATACCAGCCCCAGTGAAACCACTTTGACGAATATCGAATGGAGCAACGTTCACCTGCAATTGGTCAATCGCATCTAATGAAATTGCGGAAGCGCCGGTTCTACCACCCGCTTGTGCAGATGAACCTAAACCGAAGTTGTTGTTAAATTGAGAACCATCAATTGTGAAATTATTTAAACGAGAGTCTTGAGCTCCGAAAGAGTTGCCACTACCAAATGGATTGTACTTTGTAATTCCATCAATAGTTCTAGCACCTGTAATCGGAATTGTTGTCAATTCTCTACGTCCAAATTGCTGAGCCGCACCGGTCTTTTCTTTTGAGAAAATTCCGTATTTGTTTGCGGTAACAACTACTTCACTTAATTGCGTAGCTTCTTCAAATAAAACAAATTCTACGTTTTCGGTTAAACCCAATGATGTGTTTACATCTTTAAGTTCACCTTTTTTATATCCAACGAATGAAGCGTGGATAATATAAGGACCTCCTACTCTGACAGCTGGGATTACAAACACACCACTTTTGTTAGAAACAGAATAATAATTTGTTCCCGTTGGGTTGTGTGTTGCGTGAATCGTAGCACCAGGTATGATTTGTCCTTTCTGGTCTTTAACTATACCAGAAATAGTTGAGGTTGTGATTTGTCCAAACCCCACAAAGACTGTTGATAAAAATACCAACATCATTAACATTGCTTTTTTCATGTGCATTTGTTTTTGTTTAAATTGTAACCAAATAAAAAAGGGTGTTGATAAAATCAGACACCCTTTTCATTACCTAAAATTGAGGTAAATACGTTATATGTAGCAAGAATATTGTTCTTTTCAAAACTATCCGCATTAGTTGCTGTATGTAACATTTTTCTATAACTCATCATTTCCGTAACTCCCAAACTTTTGGTAAAATTTACACAAATATATATCTTTTTTCTGATATTTCCAAAGAAATTGTGAAAAACTTTTTTAAAAAGTAACATGTCTTAATGTAGGAAGGCTATTATAACATACTTATTTTTGATAGGTTTCAAAAAGCCCTTAAAAACGCAAAAATAATGGAAAAAAATACCATAAATACCCATTTTATTGGAAAATTTTCATAAAATATTGATTTTCAACACGTTACAATCTAAAATAATTGTAAAAAAATTTGGCCATATCAAAAAAATTTACTACCTTTAGGTAGTAATAAAAATAGTATGTATGAAAAGTATTGAATTAGCCATAAAAAGGCGTGAAATGATGAAAGATGGAGCTTACGATGGCCGTTTTCGTGAAAAAGTGGTTGTTGATAAGAAAAAAAAAGAGCGTAAAGGTTGGGCTCGTAAGAAATTTACCTTTGATTTTAAAAACTTTAAATAAAAACCCCTTATTATGAGACAGACAGAACAAAAAGCATTAGATTATTTGAAAAGTAACCCTATTGTAGCTGGATTTATTCAAAAATTGGATAAAGAACGTAAAGAGTATTACGATAAAGCTAGTATGCCAAACCAATACAAACCCGTAGTTGTTGAAGTGGGTAATAAATTCATCAGAATATGGCATGGTACATCTTGTTGGGGATTTATCAGTAGAGTTGATGGTGATTTGAAAGGTTCACCTATTAAAAAAGGTGACCTGTTGAAAGCAGCAACTTGGAAAGCACCGGCAAAGCACGCTAGAGGTAATATCATTGATGGTACTGCTCGTTATGGTGTATATGGGCCGGAATATCTATAAATAATTAAATGGAATTAAGACCGAATCAAATAGAACCTGTAAAAAAGGGTGTGGAATTCTTTAAAAGTAAGAAGCCGCACCCTTCAATTATAGTTGCCCCTACCGCATTTGGTAAAAGTATCGTAATTGCTGAAATTGCACATCAATTAGGTGAAAAAATCTTAGTTATTCAGCCTTCGAAGGAATTATTGGAGCAAAATTACAATAAATTCATTAATTTAGGTGGAAAAGCATCAATTTACTCCGCATCAATGAACGAAAAGGAGATTGGTGATGTAACTTATGCCACAATTGGTTCAATAGTTAATATAGCTTGGAAATTTTACGAATTAGGTATCAGAAAAGTGATTATAGATGAGTGTGACCGCTTTCCAAGAGAACCGGATGGTATGCTAAGGAGATTTTTAACGGCAGCTAAGATAACACACGTATTAGGATTAACCGCAACTCCATTAAAACTACAAGCTAACTTAGACCAATGGGGCCAACCCTTCTCAAAGTTGGTAATGCTGACATCAAAGAGTAAAAAAGGTAATTTTTTTAGAGATATTATTCACGTTGCCCAAATTAAGGAGATGTGTGATATGGGATTTTGGTCACCATTGAAATATGAATCATACGATTTTGAAACTGGTGATTTAGTTTACAATTCCACAAAAGCAGATTTTACTGATGATTCAATTCGTAAAGCATACAAGCAAAATGATATTGCAGGTAAGATAATTAAGAGAATATCGGAATTACCGGATAGAAAATCAATTCTTATTGCCGTACCTTCAATTGAAGAAGCAAAAGAGCTTTCCACTCGTTTACCAAGTTGTGAAGCCGTATTTAGTGGTATGGCAGATGCTGATAGAAATCGTATTATTGATGATTTTAAAGCTCTTAGGCTGAGGATAGTGGTTCAGGTTACCATTCTATCAGTTGGGTTTGACCATCCAGAATTAGATTGTATAATAACAGGCAGACCTACCGCTTCATTGAGCTGGTGGTATCAGTTTGTGGGTAGAGTAACTCGTATTCATCCAAACAAAAAGAATGGATTGGTTATAGATTTTGTAGGTAGCGTACCAAAGTTCGGAAAGGTAGAAGATTTATATTTTGAATATGAAGCACCATTATGGAAACTATATGGAGAAGGTACAAAGTTATTAACAGGTATTCCACTTCACGAAATAGGTTTACACAAACAAAACCAACCCAATCCACACGATATAGCCGCTCAAGGGCCTGTGGTTAAAATGACATTTGGAAAATACAAAGATACTGAGGTTCGTAAAATTCCAATTTGGTATCGTAAATGGATGTTGGATAATATAAAATGGAATCCTTTCAATAAACACATTCAGCAGGAGCTACTCCGTCTTAAAGAAATCGGAATCTAATCGGTTTTATATTTATTAGTATGAGTAAGATAAAATACTACATACTAAGATATTGGGTTGCCGTAATCTTTTTAGGTTTGGCATTTTACTTTTATGAACCATATACTTCAATAACACATTGTTCTCCAAATAGTTTAATTACGGATGGTGAACCAAAGACCCTTTTAGGTTTAGGTGAGATGAGTTGGATGTGGGTATTAATGGCTATAGCACATAGTGCTAATGCGTGTTATTGTGATATAAAATCTCTTTTAAAGAAAAAATAAATAAAAATTATGTACGTTATTCACAAACAATTGATTCCAATTGATATTAATATGGGTGACCCTAATTGGGCAAAAAGACAGATTTGGGTTTTAAAATTAAATCCTAATGATACTATTGATTCTTTTGAAAATTTATCAGATGCCCAATCAAAAAGAGATGAATTGGATAATGCAGACCCTACATCAAGAATTTACAAAGTTGTTATTAAAAACGAAGATGGGAGTTTTTCGGACATTTAGACCAAGTGTCCTTGCTAATATTTAAGTCTTTATTTATACTGCTTCAAGTGTCCCAGTGTCCAAGTGCCATAAATATATATGCTACCGCTCACCAAAACAGCTTAAAATTTTAAAATATTTTTGAAAAAAAATAATAAACATGGTTTTGTTTGGTAGTATCAAAAACTTTTTGTATATTTGTGTTTCACCAAAAAGTATAATGTTATGAAAGAAGAATCCGCAATCGAATATTGTGAAAGAGAATTCCCACAAATGATGGAAGAATTTAAGAAGGTTCAAGCTGAAATGTATGAAACTTTTTGTAAGAAACAAAGAAACTATGGACCAGGTAATATATCCGTAGGAACTTCGCTTCAAACAAATGAAGATGTTAAATTATCCCTTACAGGTCTTTGGTTCAGAATCAATGATAAAGTACAAAGATTAAAACAATTAGTAGTATTAGGTCAGCCGGATGAAGTTGGTGAATCGGTGCAAGACACATATCAAGACCTTTCCGTTTATGGAATCATCGCACAATTAGTACAAAGAGGTAAGTGGGCTAAATAATGAATTGGAAAGAATATTTTAGAAATATAGCCCATCAGGTCAAACTCAAATCAAAAGATGAAAAAACACAAATTGGTGCCGTAATCGTTGGCGCTGATAATGAAATCGTTTCAACTGGTTATAATTCATTTCCAAGAGGTATTGATGATTCAGTTGCCGAAAGACAGGAAAGACCTGAGAAGTATTATTGGTTTGAACATGCTGAAAGAAACGCAATTTACAACGCTGCACGAATTGGTGCTATTACAAAAGGTTGTACAATATATCTAACCTGTGGAACTCCTTGCTGTGATTGTGCTAGGGGTATTATTAACGCAGGTATCCTAAAAGTTTATTTAGAGACCGGTAAAGTTGGTGCAAAATCTCCGCATTGGGATGAGCATTCTATACGAAGTTTACAAATGTTTGATGAAGCTGGTGTAGAGGTAGAATATTACGAATAGTGATATTTATCGTTATGGATTATAAAAAATTATCGGAATTACAAAATACATATCCAAACGTAGAGAGTTATAAAGAAGAAGGAAGTAGAATAGCTCTAAACGGATTGTACTCAGAAACAAACAAAATATTGTTTGCTAAACCATTACTGGATTCAATTACACCCGTGTCCGAAAGTTCTTTTAGATTTATATTAAAAGTATTAAAAAATGATAAAGATGAAAATCCAAAGTTTTTTACTTCTCAAAAATACTTTGATGATTTAAAAGCATCAATAAAAGAAAATAATCCATATTTTCCATTAGAATCAATAAAAAGAGAATTCATAGTTTCTATAAATTTAGATGAAACTTTGGTTAGATATTCAAATCTAAAACCAGCTGAAGAAAAGTGGGGAGTGTTAGTTTCAAAAAATATATTCCTTTCAGAAAATGGTGTAGACTATAATGAACTTATAAAATATGTTGATTGGGTAGTTACAAAACCAAATGCATTGGATATTGATACAGGTGGGGTTATTCCAGCCGAAAAGATAGCAGTGTGGACTAGTTCATCATTAGATACAAAAACACTTACATATCCAAACATAAATAATTCTTCTGGAACATCAACACAACAATCTCAATTGTCACAATCCGATAAAGAAAGAATTAAAAAAGAATTAATTGAAGTAAATTCAGTAATTTCTCAAATACAAGAACAACTTAAAACTGGGAAATTTACAAATAATGATTTATTTAGAAAGTTAGGTATGATTACTTTTTTCCCTTTAGGATTATTACTATTAATAGGTAATAAAAGAAGAAAAGAAGAAGCAAGACAAAAATTAGAAGAAAAACTTACTGAATATAAAAATAAAAAAATAGAATTAGAAAAACAATTAAATTTAGTTCCAACAAATCAAACAGTGGTACAAACACCAACATCACAAACAAATCAACCGCAAAGTGGTGGTAGTGGTGGATTTTTAGAAAGATTAAGAGAAAGATTAAGAAATCAAAAGTAATTTAATATTATTAGATTATATTTATATCTAATAAAAGGTTGCCGATGATTAGTCCAAATGTGAAGTGGCAAAAGTATCTTAATAGTTCAAACCCTTCTATTAATAGGTACTTAAACGAATACGGAGATTCAATTCTTCAACAAACCTTTCAGCGATTAGCAAACGCTATCAAAACAAAAAAATCTCATATTATTTTATTTCGTTTCAAAGATTCTGATATAGTTTCCAAAATATATCAGAAAGATTATATTAATGCTTTAGATAAATTATTAAACCTTTGTATTCGTTTAGAAAAATACGAATTGTGTAGCGAAATACATTCTCACTTAAAAATTTTAAAATTAAAGAAAGCTAGAGGTAACCCACCAAAAGCAAAAGTTACAGCTATTAACCTGTAAAACGTTTATCAGTATGGCTAGGAAAAAAATTGAGGAAGAAGTTCCAAAAGAAGTAGTTAAAGAGTATAAGTTATCTTATCCAAAAGTTATAAAGAAAATAAAATTTAAAACATATAATCAGAAAAGATTTTACAAAGCAATAGAACACCCTAACCATAATATTATAATGGGACATGCTTTAGCAGGAGCTGGAAAAACGTATATATCAATACAAAAAGGTTTAGAGTTATTATTACATCGTTTATCACATATTGAAAAATTAATTATAATAAATCCAACTGTTGATGTTGGTAGTGAAGATAAGTTAGGGCATTTGCCTGGTGATTTAATGGAGAAGATAGCAGTACACAACGAATCATCTTTATTTATAATGCACAAAATAATAGGACCGGTTGAAACAAAAAAGTTAATTGACCAAGGTAAGATTGAGTTCAGAGTGTTAAACTTCCTTAGAGGTATAAACTTTGAAAAGAGTTATATTATTTTAGATGAAGCACAAAATGCATCTCCACAACAATTAAAAACTTTAATTACTCGTATTTCAGATGATGCTAAATTAGTTATTGAAGGTGACCTTTCTCAATGTGATAAATACAAAAATAATGGTTCGCCTGCATACACAAAAAGCGGATTCTTTGATGTATGGAAACGATTGGGTAAACTAAAAGGTGTTTATCAAATAGAATTTACAAAAGAAGATTGTATCCGTTCTGGTATCGTTAAAAGAGTATTAGAAAGATACGAATTAGAGGAGCAAATTTTATTAGGTGAAAATAACCAATATGAGCTAGACTTCAGTTTTAACCCATTCCCAAGCGAAGATGAGCATGGAATCGTTGAAAATGAGGTAGTTATAACTGATTGATTTTCAATAACTTATAAAAAAGGGGTGTAACTGGTTGATTTTCAACACGTTATTTCCCCTTTTTTATTTGGAAAACTCGGGTATTTTTCGTATCTTTACTATGTAAACAAATTGAGAGATTATGTCAGAAAAGAAAATAGTATGGATTGATATGGATGGTGTGCTTGTAAACTTTGATGAGCATGTTAAAGAAACTATATCAAATAACGAATTTTTAAAAAATATCTATAAAGGTAGGTATGACCACATACCTGGTATTTTCAGAAATCCAAAACCTATTGATGGAGCTATTGAAGCTATCCATAAGTTAGTAGAAAGCGGTAAGTATGAATTGTATATCGCTACCGCAGCACCTTGGGGAAATCCAATGGCAGCTATGGATAAAAGATTTTGGATTGAAGAACACTTTGGTAGAATCTTCCATAAGAAAATGGCTATAACTCACCTTAAAGGATTATTGATTGGCGATTATCTAATTGATGATAGAACTGCTAATGGTGCCGGTGAATTCAAAGGTGAACTATTAAGATTCGGATGGGCTTATGAAACCAAAACTTGGAATGAATATCCAACTTGGGATTCTATACTTAAAAAACTTCTATAATGAAAAAACTTTTAACCCCTATTGTTTGTTTGTTATTTATTGCTTGTGAAAAAAATGAAATAGTACCACAACCAAAAGAGTACACATTCACAATTGATTCGGTACTTACTCAAAATGGTTTGCGTAGTTTACCAAAAGACCAAAATGGTTTATATCATTTGAGAATAACAACAGTTGGTAGTTCTCAATCACACAGAGTAGTTGGAAAGATTTTAGTAAATGGTAAAGAGCCATATCCAAATGAAAAAGTATCATTTGAAAGTAATCTTTATTGGTGGTTAAGGCAGGGCGATACAACAGCAACTATTACACAAGCTTATATAAATTATTTTACAGGCCAATATACAATAGTTAATCTTCCACCAATGATTGCTAATAAAGATGAATTAGTACCTACAACAAATGGTTCATCTTATAGTGGACGTGGTGGTGATATTAATAATGTTATCGCACCTATTAGAGAAATGATTGGTGATACAATGATATTAAAGGCATCGCATTATCCATCAAATAAAACAATATACACAAAAATAGTAATTGAATAATGAGAAAAAAAGAAGTTAAATTACCAATGACTCCTATAACCGAAAATACTTTTATAAGACAGGGTTGGAAAAAAGTAGAAGCTGGTGATGGTATTAGTGAAGATGGTGTTGATGAAGATGGACACTATTATTGGGCACTTCCAATTCCAAAATATAGAGATGATGAATTTGCACCAATGTTAATATCAAATTCAACTGATGAGCAATTGATACTTAAAGAAATTGGATTAAAGCCAGGTCAATTCTTTATTGAAATATCTGATATGGATGGGTTAGGATTTTGTGGTAGTGAAGAAGAATTGGATATTTTATATTCAGCTCTGTGTGGAGAAGATATTGAAGAAAATTTGGAAAATCAAGAATAAATTTGTATATTTATATTATGAGAAATTATACTGAACAACAACTGAAGGAAAACTATGATAAATTCATATCCTTCGTAAAGAAAGCATTCGCTAAACAACCTGAGCGTTTGGAGAAGCTATTAGTAATGTACTCCGAAGAACATTTGGGTATGGAATTGGCTGTTGCACCAGCAAGTGGTAAAGCCCATTTTCATTCAGCATATAGAGGTGGTTATATTGACCACGTTATGAATGTATGTAAGAATGCAATTGGAATGATGAAGCAATACAAAGAGAATGGTGGTATTATTGATTTTGAAGTTGAAGAACTTCTATTTGCAGCACTTCATCACGACTTAGGAAAATTAGGTGACCTATCCGGTCCATATTATATTGAGCAGGATAGTGATTGGCATCGTAAGAATCAAGGTTCACTATTCAAACAAAACCCTGACATCTATTACTTTGATGTAACACATAGAGCATTATTTACATTACAAAAATATGGTATTCAATTTACACAAAAAGAAATGTTGGGTATTATGTTAGCAGATGGATTGTATAATAAAGGAAACGAAAAATACTTTATTTCATACGATGAAAATTTCCAATTGAAAACTGAATTACCTTATTTATTACATTGGGCAGACCATATGAGTTGTCGAATTGAAAATAGTGAATATAGAAATGGCGTGAAATTTTAATCAACGCTATACTTATATAACGATAGTACCCGGCCGGTATATCAACCCTAAATCGCTCATAAGAGGATTTAGATTTAACGCTTAAAAAAAAGGTAAAATGAAAAATCAAATTCAAAGGGGATTCCCTACCCCATTCCATAGGGACGAGTTCTTAGCACCATTCGATACTCTGTTTGACAGAATGTTATCTAACACATTCCCAGAGTTAGCAAAAGAAGTTGGTGTTGATGTTTTTCAAAAGGGCGCATACCCAAAATGTGACATCATTAATTTTGATGACAGAATTGAAATCGTAGCAGAAGTTCCTGGTCTTAGCAAAGAACAACTATCAATTGATGTTGATGGTGATGTTATTACTTTGAAAGGAGAAAAAGGTGGACAAACTGAAGTTACTGGTGGAACTTATTTGAGAAGGGAACTTAAACGTTCTTCATTCCAAAGAAGTTTTACAGCAGATGCTACAATTTTTAATTTAGACAAGATTAACGCCAAATTCAGCGATGGGGTATTGGAACTTACAGTACCAAAAAGAGAAAAGGAACAACCTAAGAAAAGAACAATTTCGATAGGTTAAACCTATACAATATAAAAGGGTGGGTATCAAAATCCACCCTTTTTCTATTTAATGAATATTTATTATAATAAAATAAACAAATAGTTTTTATGAAACCTGAATACAAAATGAGAGCTCAAGAGAATTTAGAAGCAATTTCTAAAAGAGCTAAAGTTATTTCTGAAATGTTAAATGGAGAAAGACCAGTTAATCAAGAGGAAGCAAAGAGAATAACTAAGGAAATTGAAAGATTGGTTGAACTCACTACAAATATAGTAGACTTATCATAAGAAAATGAATTGGTTAAAAGTATTAGTTGGATTATCTGCAATCCTTGTAGCAGGATGCGCAGCTTATTTTTCCGTAACCGGATTGGGTGTATTATTCGCAGGAGCATCACTATCAGTAATGGTAATGGCTGGTGCTTTGGAGTTAGCTAAATTAGTTGCTGCAACTTACTTAAAGCAAGAATGGGATTCACTTAAAGGATTTAACAAATGGTATTTAACTATATCAGTTGCTACTTTAATGCTTATCACATCTGCTGGTATCTTTGGTTATCTATCCAATGCCTTCCAACAACAAAATCTTTCTTTACAAAAAGTTGAAAGAGATATAGCAGTATATCAAACTCAAATCGAAAAAAACGATAAAGAGATTGAAAGATATACAACACAATTAACCAATCAACAAAACATTCGTAACTCACAAGAAGCAAACTTATCTAAACAAATTGATAAAGATAAATCTACTTCAAGAGTATCTCAAATGATTCGTAATGCGGATAAAGAGATTAGTTCTGTATCCAAACGTATTGATGAATTAACAATACAAAATAATGTAGCATTAGATTCAATCAACTCAATTAAAAATAATAACATTGAATTAGAAAGAGAAGTTGGCGGATTCAGATTCGTAGCAGATGCATTTGGTGTTCCACTTAACGATGTTGTAAAATTCTTTATTCTTATTATCGTATTGGTATTCGACCCATTAGCGGTAGCATTGATTATTGCATTTAATGGATTGATAATGAAACGTAAAGAGGAAGATGATAAGACCGAAAATATTCCAAATTCGAATAAGGAATATGAAGTATATGGTGATAAAGAAAAGCAAAAAGAAGCCATAGTTGAAATGATGAAAGCCGATGAAGAATTGGGATTGTATGATGAACCAATAACTTTATCAGAAAAAGATGCGGAACTATTTTTTAATGAAATCCAAAATCCAGCAGAACCAAACGAAGCATTAATAGAAGCGGCTCAGAAATATGAGACCGAAAAAAAAAACGAAATTGATTCCACTCCAACAATTGTGGAAGAAAATGAAATAACTGATGAAGACCTTTTAAATCTCCAAACTGATTACTCTCCAAGACCAATTGATTTAGATGGAGATGGGACAATAGATGGTATAGATACAGATGGAGATGGTTTGATTAATAAAGTAACCGCACAACATCCAAATAGAGCAGTGGCAATACAAAATATGTTACCATATTATGCTAGAAATAGTTTTAATTGGAATGACCGTAATAGTTGGATAAATGACCAAAATGCGGTTAATTATTGGATAAAACATATTAAACCTTCTCAATATCCAACTGATTTTTCAAGTAAATCATATTAAAATTTGGTAAATTCAAATAATTTTTGTATATTTGTATTACAACAAATTATACCAAAATGATGAATTTAGGATACGCTTGTATCAATATGACTATGGGTAAGAAAGTTACTACTAATCGTGCTATGATTAAGAGAACTTTTGAAGCTAGAGGTTTGGATTATGTATCTGAATTGGCATTACTAAATGCCAAAGATATTATCCACATTTTAGAATGGAATAGATTGAATGGTATTAAACTATTCAGATTATCTTCCGCAATAGTACCTTGGGGTGACCATATTGATTTAACACAACTAAAGGATTACAAAGAGATTAAGTTTGAATTAAAGAAAGCGGGTGATTTCGCTAAGTTTCATAACATGCGTATAAACTCACACCCTGGTCCTTTTGTTGTTCTAACTTCACCAAACGAAACTGTTGTGAATAATGCAATAGCTGATTTGGAATTGCATGGTAAGATATTTGATATGATGGGATTATCCAAAACCCCATTCAATAATATCAACATACATTGTAACGGAGTTTATGGTGATAAGAAATCAGCAATGGATAGATTTTGTAAAAACTTTAAACGATTATCTAAATCAGTTCGTAGTAGATTGACTGTTGAGAATGATGATAAGGCAACAATGTATTCAGTATTAGACCTTATGTATATTCATCAACAAATTGGCATTCCAATAGTATTTGATTATCATCACCACAACTTTTGTACAGGCGGATTAACCGAAGAAGAAGCACTTAAATTAGCTGCAACAACTTGGACTGATGGTATAAAGCAAGAAGTTCATTATTCAGAACCAAAAGAAGGTCCAAAACCACAAGCTCATGCTGATTACATCAAACAATTACCTGAAACTTATGGATTGGATATTGATGTAATGGTTGAAGCAAAAGCAAAAGAATTAGCAATATTACCTTTTATTAAATGATGAATTATATCGCCATATTAACGTTTCAAATAATGTTCAATATCTTCAAAGTATTGGAGATTAAATTTACCTATGAGAATCAACTAAATAGATTACTTATTAATTCAGTATGGATTAACTTAGTATCACTTGCTTCGGTTTACTTTTCATTGGATAGTTTATTGAAAGGAGATATGTGGGTTCTTCCATTTTATATTGGTGGTAGTGTATTAGGAAAATGGATAGCAATGACTCAAATGGATAATTTAGAATCCAAATTATTTATATTTTTCAAAACAAAAGAAGATGGCAAAAGGAATACTAGAGTTCGACCTAAATGAACCAGATGATATAATGGCACATAAGAGAGCAACTAAAGCATTAGATTTAGCTTTAGCACTTTGGGATATAACACATAACACAAAGAAAAGTATTGAGTGGAGTTTGGATGGTAAAGAGCTAGATAAATACGAAGTTTTAGATTTGGTATATGACAGAATATATTTGATATTGGAAGAACATAATATCAAATTAGATGATTTAATAAACTAATATGAATAATATAGATAGGAAATATCAACAATTACTCAGCGATATTATAGAATTTGGAGTAGAAAAAAAAGATAGAACCGGAACAGGTACATTATCTGAATTCGGACATCAAATCAGACATAAAATGAGTGAAGGGTTTCCAATTCTTACTACAAAGAAGATGGCGTGGAAACAAATCGTTAGTGAACTATTATGGTTTCTAACAGGCCAAACTAATATTGCTTTTTTACATAAACATAACAATCATATTTGGGATGGTGATTATGAAAAGAGTGGAAGGGATGATGGTGATTTAGGACCTATTTATGGTCATCAATGGAGAAATTGGGGTGGTTGGAAAGAAGTTAAATTCACAGGTGAAAAAGATGAGAATGGTTATCTAAAACCTTCATATATTAAACATAATGGTATAGACCAAATAGCTGATTTGGTTAGAAACTTAAAAGAGAATCCTGATAGTAGAAGATTAATGGTAAGTGCTTGGAATGTAGGACAGTTGGATAAAATGGTATTACCACCGTGTCATTATGGTTTTCAAGTTTGGACAAGAGAATTGACATATTCGGAAAGATATAAAATATGGTTTAATAATAATTACGAAACTGGAATGGAATATTATGAAGGTAACGTTCCTGATTTTGATAATTCATATTATGAACCAACTCCAACAAGAGCAATCTCTCTAATGTGGAATCAGAGAAGTGTGGATACATTTTTAGGATTACCATTCAACATTGCTTCATATGGATTACTTTTACATATATTGGCAAATGAAGTGAATATGATACCTGATGAATTGATTGGTAATTTAGGTGATACTCATTTGTATTCTAATCACATTGAACAAGCAAAAGAACAAATAGGTAGAACATCCTTTAATTTACCAAAACTTAAAACTGATGTAAAAATTGATGGTATTTGTTGTGCAACTCCTGATGATTTTGTTTTAGAAAATTATCAATACCACCCAACAATTAAAGCACCTTTATCAAATTAAAATATTATGGCAAACAAATTTTATGAAATTATAGATAAACCAATAAAAGAAATTGGTGAAAAGGTTTACCAAACAGAAACGTTTAATCTTAACTTAAAAGATTTTTTAGAAACCTATTTCGATAAAGAACTATACATTTATGGTCCTTCAATCGAAACTAATCAAATTAGAGCAATAATCATTTAATTATGGCAACAATAGATGTAAAAATTCAACACCCAAAGAGGGTAGAAAAACAATGGGGTTATGAATTATGGATTCATAATGACCCACAATATTGTGGTAAACTTTTAGTATTCACAAATTCAGGAAATAAATTTTCAATGCATTATCATATGTTGAAAAACGAAACTTGGTATATTCAAGACGGAGCATTTCAATTTGATTGGATTGATGGTGATAAAGCAGAAAGATGCTACACACAATTACAAAAAGGTGATGTAGTTTATATCCAAAAAGGATTACCACACCAACTAACTGCATTAATTGATAATTCAATTGTATTTGAGGTTAGTACGGAACACTTTGATGAAGATTCTTATAGAGTTTATAGAAATGGACCGCAAGATTTAGAATAATGACAAAAATAATAAAATATCTACGAACTGTGGAAGAAATGAAAGAGGAATTGGAAAAGAATCCTGAAAATATAAAATATTACATAGGTTATATGGGATATAATGGACCGGATGGTTCTATTGATTATATAACTGAAAAAATAGAAGAATATAAACAAAAACAAAATGAAAATAAAAAAAATTGATATAGCTGAAATAACATCAGAAGATATTGCAAAACACAAAGAAGAAGTTTCTAAATTAGAAGGATTTTTATTTACAGGTCTTGATACATCTTTAGAAAAAAGAATAGTAACGATTAGGTTGGGTAACCAAGAAGAAGAATTAACTTTAGTAAATCCTACAATAACAAATGCTGATAAAGATAAAGCTTTGGTATATTTTGAAAAAGATTCTTTAAAAAAGAATAAAGTTAGAAAAACAGTTAGATACCCACACATTATTATTAATACTGATAACTTAGGAAAAGTTGAATTTAAAGCTACTAATGAAAATAGAGATTGGAAAAATGCTGATGAATTTTTTGGAGATATTGGGTTATTAGAATGTGTATTGGTACAAAGAGCAATAGATGCAATAAATGGTATTGATATTACACACCCAACAAGAGTTTATTCAGAAACAATTACAAAAGACAAAGAGCCTGGTAGAAACGAAAGAGTTATGTTACAAGGACCTGCTGGTGAAATGGAGTTTGTAAAATCAAAGAAGGTTGATTCTTACCTACAAAAAGGATGGAGTATAATTTAATTTTAACAAATGGCAAAATTAATATTTATAATTGAAGAAGAAGAAAATCGAGAGGCATCTAAAATAGAATTCACAGTACCAAATGATTTAGATATTTGGGAATATAAAAGAATATGTGTAAGAATGGCAGGAGCAATGGGTTATGCTAGTTTATCAATTAAAAAAGCATTTGGGCACGAATATAAAAGAGAATCTGATTACGAAATTACTGAAAATTTAAAAGCCCTTTATTCGGGCTCTTACGCATTATAATATGGAAGTACAATCATTGGCTGAAATTATTAAGAATCAGCAAAACGCAATCCTTTCATTATCTGTTCATATGGATTCTCTTATTGAAGAATTAGAAGAAAACGATTTATTAGATAGTGAAAAATTAAATAAAAGAATGAAAAAGAAGTTAAAAAAACTTCAAGCTATTGCAGAGGAATTAAGAGAACAGGAAAAAATACCAACTATGTTTAATTATGGTGGGCCTGTTGGAGAAGCCTAAATTTGGTATTCTCGAAAAAATGTTGTATATTTGTATATTAATTAAAATTTATGGAATACCTAATTGGTTTTTTATTAATAATCTTACTACCAGCTTCAATAATATTTAACATCCTTCTATTGATTAGGGGTATTAATCTTGTCAAACAAAATGAACAACTAAGAGATGTTATAGATGTTTATGATGATAAGCAATCAAGAACGCAAGAAAAATTAGAATCAATGCTTCAACAAATGAGAGATATAGATATTAAAGGTTCTTTTGAATCAGATGATGAAGTTGGAGCTGTGTTTTCTGAATTAAAGGAAACAATAGAAACTTATAAAAATGAAATCTAAAAATGCCTAGAAAAAAGAAGGAAAAAATGTATTTTACAATGGATACCGAAAGAGCCATTATAGAATATAATAAATCTGAAGATTTTAAATTAAGAAATAAAATATACGAAGAAAGTATAAAATATCCATTTGAAAAATTGGCAGAGAATATTCTTAATACATTTAAGTTTTCATACTTTGATGTTTCTAAAGAAGATATACAAATGGAAGTTGTATCTACTTTAATTGAAAAAATACATATGTTCAAAGAAGGTAAGGGTAAAGCATTCTCTTATTTTTCTATTGTTGCAAAAAACCATTTGATTCTAAAAAATAATGGTAATTACAAACGTTTCAAAAAAACAGCACTACTTTCTGAAATGCCTGAAAGTTGGAATCCACCTGATGATTTTGAAGAAGTACAAAAAGGTGATGAGTTTGTGGAATTTAAAGAATTAATGCTTAAATATTGGGACCAAAATCTTACTAAAGTATTTACAAAGAAAAGAGATATACAAATAGCAGATGCTGTATTAGAATTATTCCGTAGAAGTAGATATATAGAAAACTTTAATAAAAAGCACCTATATCTCTTGATAAGAGAGATGACAGATTGTAAGACTCATTATATTACAAAGGTGGTAAATGAAATGAAAAAACATCAGGTAAAGATGTTGAATGATTATTTAGACCACGGTATGATTACTTCACCAAATAACGATTTTTGGGAAGAAGAATATTTATAATGGTTAAACCGGATTATTATGACAGATTTTGCATCAATGCTATTACACAGCCGCACACAAGCGCATGTATTTCACCTAAGAGTATCGCCTAACGCATTGGCCCCACATTTAGCATTGCAGGAGTATTACGAATCTATTGTACCATTATTGGATGGTATTGTAGAACCTTATCAGGGAATGAGTGGATTGATTGAATTCAAAGCTGTAAAGGGAATTGATAATGATGCAAGTATCGAAAACATTATAGCATATTTTGAAGACCTTTTAAAATTCGTTAGAACTGAAAGAGAAAAAGAAGAATTATCTGCTAGCTGGATTCAGAACGAAGTTGATAATATAGAAAAACTCTTATTCACAACATTATATAAGTTAAGAAATCTTTAATAATTAACATTAGAGTTAGTAGTATTTTTAGAGTATCCAATATTTATGTTTGGATACTCTTTTTTATTCGTGTCCAATTAGTTTTTGCAATTAGTTTTTTAGTAAAGTTTTATTGATTGTTTCCGTAAGTGTTATCTAACTTGTTATACTAATATAATAAGCAGGAAAAATCATGCAATACATTAAATCAGCTGTTTTGAACATTAAAGAGTTATTGTTCAAAATGTTTTTATTGGGTGTTGGTCTTTTTATAGGATTGGCATTCACATTCCAAGTCTTTATGGTATTCTTGGAATTTAGTGGTAGAACTGAATGGGCTACCCAAATCTCTAAAGAAATTATGTGGAGAGTAGATGGTACATTCAAAAATAATCCCGATAATATATGGTATCAAGAAGAAGAACATATATGGGTTGAATCGGTAGAAAATCAAGTTAAAATTGGTAAATTAGCAGGTAATAGAAATCTTGCTTTTGGTGTTAAAAATATATTAGAGGAATATCTGCAAGAAGCAGGTTATGACTTATCTAAAGATTCTAAATACAAACTCAAAGTAAACATTGTGTATTTAGATGTGCTTTCAACCAAGACAAACATTGGAGTTTTCCATAAGGGGGAAGATGAAACTGTTGTAAGGTTACATGGAATCCTTTATAAAGAAGGTAAGAAAGTTAAAGAGGTTGTGGTTGAAGAAGGTTCATCTGAAATTTCAATGTCCACACTTATAGTGGATGAGGGTGGAAAATTCAATCAAACATCTTTAAGTAACGCTCTTAAAAAAGCATCGGATAGCTTAATTAAAAAGCTATTTGGTAAAAAGTAAAAGAATATGAAAAAACTAATAACACTTTTAGGGGTATTGATTATATCCTTATTCGCATTAAAAGTAGAAGCTCAAATAATCGTAAACCAATCTGTATCAGCAGGACCATACAAAGTTGGTGATACCCTAACTGTAACTTATACGGTTGATAGAGCAGGTACAACTCCGAGATATTTTTGGTTAAGATACTCATTTAACAATAAAGCACTTACATACGTTTCAACCACATTTAATCAGGGTACCCAATCACAAACATACTATACAGGTTGGAATAACTATTCATTTACTCCATCAGTAGCTTCACCGGATACCGCACTTTATGCACAATATCAAGCTACACCTTGGGGATATAATGTAAACAATGATTGGAACGTTGGTCAATTAGCAATTCAAAGAGCTGATGCTTCTATAAATGGTGTAATTGCAACTCAAAAGTATATTCTTAAAGACCAAAACACTTACAATGCGATTTTCAAATTGAATCATGCTTATGCAATTGATAGCCAAACTGGTAATAACATTCCATATATTAAAACTACGGCTGGTCAAACTACACTAACTGGTGTAACTGGTAATACATCTTTCTTTAAGGTAAGAGTTCTATTCCCACAAGGATATAACATTGGTGACCATAATGTTCAATTGATGAAATTAAAAACCGATGGTAGTGGTGATATAGATTGGACACAACAACCACTTCAAACGAAAATGTTGGATGGTGCTGGTGAGGCTATATTCACCTCTGGTGTTAAAGTTGGTGATAGTTTAGGTGTATTTGTTGGAGTTGCAACACAAAAAGCATGGATGAATAATATCATCACTATATCAGATGCATATAAGGCATTCTTAGGACATTCACAAACTGATATTAGTGGAACTGCAAACTATTTTACATATCCTAATTTAGAAAAAAAGATTGGTAACGTATCCAAAGATGATGGTATATTTACTGAAAAAGATTCTTACTATCTATTTGCGCATGTGATGGGACAAGATGTATCATCGCTTGCATTCATACCATCAAATACAGCAACAACTTTCAGATGGAATAGTGGTTTACTAAATCAGAGTTGGTTAGATGGAACTGCAAAATATAGAGTATATGTAACTCAACCTGCACAAACTGTAGATGCGGTATTTGCATGGGGTGGTGATTTGGATTGGTCACATTCATCTAGCACTACTGCTATCGCAGCTAGTATTACAGCTGGAAACTATACAAATTCTGCTAATGGATTAAAAGTTGGTGATATAAAAACAATGGCAATGACTTCTAATCAATCAAATGTTTATGCTGAAAAAATTGAACAATCTGCATCACTTTCAGTTGTTTCTAAATTGGAAAATGGTAAAGTTGTTCTTACTGCTGGTTTAACAAAAGAAGGATTAGCAGGTTTGCAAGTTATTATGAATTATGACTCAACAAAACTAACTTTGGATAATGTAATATTTGATGCTGGAAGTACAATAACCAACTTCTCAACAAAAGATGATGGTAGATTAACATTTGGTTCTATTGACCAATTAAAGACAGCTAGAATTAAAACAGGAACTCCATATAAATTAATCTTCACACCTAAAGTTCCATTAAGCAACACTGCTGGTTTATTCTTCTTTGTATTAGCCGATGCGGTAGATGCTAATGGTGAGAAGGTAGAATTGGTAATTGAATAATGAGAATATTATTAACACTTTTATTATCTTTAGTAACGATTTTTGGGTTTGGGCAATCAGTAACGGCTCCCGAACCAAAATCGTTTGCTAAAAGTACAGCAGGACAAGATGCTAGTGGATTTTCCCTTAACGGATTTAGTTCAACAGCAACACTCCTTTGTGCTATTGGTTTACCACAAGCACCAGCCGGAACAACATTTAACATAAGCACAACAACGGGTCTTACACCAGCATCTGGATTTAACTTTACCGGTAACAAAACTCGTTTGGTGTTTACAGGCACAATGGCTAATATAAACAATGCATTGGCAACCTTAAAAGTAAATACAAACGCCACAGCAGGTAACATACAAATATCAGTATCGGCAACTGTTAATCCAACTGGGTATTTTTATAACCCGTCAAACGGACACTTTTATAGACCAATATCAACCGGTGCAACATATTCAAATGCTAAACTACTTTCATCGCAACAAACTTTCAAAGGGCAGCAAGGATACTTGGTAACAATTACTTCATCTGATGAAGATGCTTTTATATTTGCGAATGTTCCACAATCTAGTATTTGGTTTGCACTAACCGATGAAATAGTTGAGGCACAATGGAGAATTGATGCGGGACCTGAAGCAGGAACTTTAATCAAAACATCAAACGGACAAACTGCTGGAAACATAGTTGGACAATATAATAATTGGGCAGGTGGTGAACCAAACAACAGTGGTAACGAAGATTACGCAGTAACTAAATGGGGTGGTGGTTCTCAATGGAATGATTTACCAAATCATTTTAGTTGTGCTTATGTAGTTGAATTTGGAACTTGGGCAAATCCTGATGACCAAACATTTACTGAATTTTATTCTAATAGTGTTATTCATTCAAATGGTGATGTGTTTAGGGTTCAATATACTTTTAATTTTAACAATCTTACAGCAAGTAGATTCGCATTAAGAACACATTCACAATCTAATAATGTTTGGACTCCATTTTCACAAAATTATACTCCTTTAAATAATATTGGTAGAGTTGATATGAGTTCTCTTTCTGATACAGTTAGGGTTGCAGTTGGAGCGGGAGCAAATATTGTAGCAGGTGGAGTAGAATGGTCTTATGTAAACACTTTTAATAATGTGGGAACACTTTATATTGATTTAAGAAAGTTTACTAATCACCAACCTTCACAAATTACAAATGTTTCTATATTGGATGTATATAGCGGACCTGTAACTTATTTGGGTAATAATCCATATTGGGCAGAGTATCGTTTGCCATATATTCCTTCTAAACTGACGGACGGAACTTCAGTATTTAATTCATATATCAGAAATGCTGGATATGATAACTATGCTTTTGCCTGTGAAGTAACAACGTCAAATGTATTGGGATATAAACCACAAAGAGTTCAATTCCAACCACAAACTGCGGATAGTATTTCTTCAATGTTGGATAGAATAGTAACTGTAACCGATGTATATCTTGCTTTCAAAGAATTTTCGGATGGTGGTGGTATATTTGGTGGTAGTAGTGGAACTCAATTTACTTCTGGTATTCAGTTTATGAACGCAGATGTAAATGGAGATGGGCAGTTTAATGAAGCAGATTGTTTTAAATTATTAAGACATCTTTTGGGACAAGAATCATTATTAACGGCAAATAATTTAGAATCATTTATGAAGGTTCTTCCAAAATCAATATACGATGCTATAACAAAAACTAATTGGCAAACATACCCAAATACCACTTCGGACAGTTATAGTGGTATTAACTTTAGTTCATCTCAATTACTTAATGCATTTACACTTAATACATTTTGGAAGGGTGATGTAAACCTATCGCACTCATCGGCACAATCAGTAAGTGGTAATTCGGCAAATGGTGTAAATTCCATATCTTCTATGGCTGTTAAAACAATGAGTGTATCGGCACTACCAACTGCATATATCATTTCGGAAATTAAAGATGATATGTTAATAGCTTATATTAAGTTTAGTCCTAATACAAATTTAATTGTGGGAACACAATTTAGAATAAACTATGATAACAGCTTTTTAAAGTACTCAGGAATTGATTTTAAAACCACTGGTTCACCCATAAACTTTGGGACAGATAAAGGTTCATATATAAATTTGGGTTCTATAAACACATCAGGAGAACTTTTAGACAATACTACCGAATATAAGGTGATTTTTAAATTAAATAAACAAATACCAAATTCTTTGGGATTGATTTCAATATCTTCAAATGAGGCTGTAGATAAGGATGGTAAACCACTTAAAATAAAAATACAATAATGAAACGAATAGGAATTGTAATATTATTTTGTTTAACTTTGGTAGGATGTAGAAAATTTGATATAGAACCAATACCACCAAAAGTTGAAGATATATTTTCTGTAAAGGAAGCTCAAGTTTCCGATGGACAGGATATTAAATTTAATTTACAAATTGATGGAATATACACACTAACACTTACTGATAAAGAAACCGAACAAGTTTTAATTAGAGAAAAAATAGTTGGTAAAACTGGAATAAATTCCTTAAAAATGTGGACAAAATCGTTACAATCAAAATATTTATATTTATCACTTGAAGATGAAAGTGGTAAACAAATAGGTAAAACGTTACTTTTAATAAACTAATAAATTAGAAAAAATGAAAAAAGTAATCATATTATTATTTGGAGTACTAATTTTCGCTGGGTGTACAAAGTTTGATGAGTATCCTTATCCTCAACCAACACCAAATTCAGAACTAAAAATAGAAGCCGCAGCTGGTTTGAAATTACAATCAGTATTCGTTACTTCAGAGGTTGCAATCAATGTTAAGTTAGAAAACGCTGGAAACGTTACTATAAAAATCTTTGATATTGCTAATAGAGTAGTATCTAAAGAAACTATGTACGCAAATTCTGGTGATAATATACTAAAGGTATATACTAACGCTTTTCCACCATCTGCATATCGTATCGGTTTGTATGATGTTAATGGTAAGATGATTGGTATTACCGATTTTAATAAGTTATAAAATTTGTAACATTAAAATAAAAACAAAATGTCAGAAGAAGTAGAAAGCACAAATGACGGTACTTGGTCAGGTTTGAAAAAAACAATAATTGGTGTTGCAACAACAGCAGTTATGGGCTTAGGTACTTGGGGTGTAACAAAAATTACAGGCGGTGAAGAAGCAGCTCCTGCAGTAGCACCTGCACCAGTAATTAACATTAACAACACCAACCAACAATCACAATCAGCAGGTGGTGGTAAAACTGTAATTGTAAAAGAAAAAGAAACAGTTAAAGAAGCAGCACCAAAACCTAAGAAAAAAGAAGGTGATGAGTTCAAAGAGAAACCAGCTGAGTGGTAATATATGGGATATAAGATAGGGGTTACATTATTTTTTATAGCCTTGTTATTATGGGCTATGAATCATGCAAATAACGAAAGAATACGAAAAGAAAATGAGTAACAATCAACAACCACCAAGTGGATTTAAAGAATTATTAAATAAAATGATGAGCCGTAGATGGTATATTACTGCTATGGTATTAGGTGGGTTTATGTTTATAATGGCAGGCATGTTCTTTGCTATTTTTAATAAATCTGCAATAGAAGGAGAATGGAAAGAACTTCTCTTATTGTTGTTAGGCGCTTTCATTGGTTCTTATGGTAAGATTATAGATTATTGGTTTAGTGATACTGATAAGGATAAGATGTTAGTTCAGAAAATGGATGAAGAAGATGGCACATCATTAAGCAACACAGCTGATATGCCTGTAACTCCACCAAATAATACTCCATTAATTCCTGATGCATTTGTTCAAGCTGCAAAAAATGCACATGAAATCAATTTGATTGAAGCTAACAAACCAAAAGAAGAAAAGGTTGAATCACAAATTACAGACGCTGTAACCGCTCCAACTCCAAAAGTAGGTAGAACTGGTGTAGAAGTTGATGAAGATGGTGATGGTGTAATGGATGGTATTGACTTTGATGGTGATGGTAAGATTGATGTATATTTCGCACACAGACAATGTGAACACATTTGGGGAGATTCCGATAACGATGGTGACTTGGAATGTTTGAAATGTGGAAAAATAAAAGATGAAGATGCTGAACAAGCAGGCTAATAGGTTACAATAAAAGTAACATTAAATTAAAGAAAAATGGGATTTATTAAAGACCTTTTTAAAGACAACAATGACATCAACGAAAAATCAGTAGTTGGATTCTTGTCATTCACAATGATGGTTATAGCTTTGTTTGTAGACCTTATCACCGGATGGCTAGGTAAGGAACTTTTGATTAACGAATACATCTTCAACGGATTTTTGGTTATCACTTTAGGTTCTTTCGGCATTGCTTCAGTTGATAAATACATCAACAAAAAAGCTGATGGGAAGAAAGAAAGTTCCGAAGAAGAACTAGGATAATTGATATTTCCTTTAACTGTAGGAAGGGCGGAAATATTTTAAGGGGAGAACATAGTTTCTCCCTTTTTTATATTTATACTAAATAAAATGTTATGGCTCTACCCTGTCCTTCTTGCAGAAAACCAATTGATTTAACGTTAGAATTTATTATCAAACATCCAGTTTCAGCTTGTCCGCATTGTGAAACTATTTTGGATTTTAGTGTAAATGATGAGATAAAGAACAAATATAATGAGGCTATTGCCGAAATTGAAAAAGTAAAGAAGCAATACCAAGGAATGGTAAAGTTTGGATAATTAGTAGGGTTTATCAAATTTTGAGATATTTATGTTCAAACAAGTTACAAAAATTAATTAAAAAAACAATATTTTATGGCAGGTATCGCAGACCAATTCGCAGGTCTTCCTATTGAAGACTTGATTGTTTCACCGATTGTTGGTATGGCAAAAGGTCAAGCAAAATTAAACGAAGTAACTTGGAAATACATTTCTGAAGTAGCATTCGTAACGGATGAGAAAACTAAAAAAACTAAAGCACGTGCTTTAGATGTTGAAATGAACAGAGTTGTAACCGATGGTGCAACAGGTGAACAAAAACTACAAAAAATTTATAGTAAAGTTCCTATGTTACCATTAGTACCACTTCCTTCATTAGCAATTACTTCAGCAGATATTGAATTTGCTATGGAAGTAAAAACTTCAGAGACAGAAAAAAGTGATGTAAAAACTGAAAGCAGTGTTGAAGTATCAGCTGGTGGTAGATTTTGGGGTATGAGCTGGAATGCAAAAATTTCTGGTAAAGTAGCTACAAACAAAGAGAACACTAGAAGTACTGACAACTCAGCTAAATACAATGTAAAAGTACACGCTGAGCAATTACCAGCAACTGAAGGTATGTTGAAATTATCAGATTACCTAACTCAAATGTTAGAACCATCTTTAATTCCACTTACTGAAGACCCAGCAACTGGTGGTGGTAAGAAGTAATAATAAAAAACAATAAAGGTTACAATATATGGCAAGATTAAATGTAGAGGAACTAGTTGGCGGTCTATTAGAAGCCGCCATGGTTTCTCAAGGTATAAGTGAAAGACAGCATATTAATGCTCTCCGAAACTATTTCAATGAAGATGGTACACCCAAAACTACTTCCTTTAATATAGGTGGTAAGGATTTGGTTGTACCTCTTTATATTTTAGCAGACCACTCATCTATTGGATTGGATGAATTAGATATTGAGTTTACTTGTAGACTAATATTTGGTGATGAGGAAAAAGATGTATCCAATCTTAAAAAATCTCTTTTAGGATTATTTAAGAAAAAAGGATACGAACACAATATTAAAGGTATTGAGGTTGATTCTGGATTTAACCCAAATGAAACAGGTACCGCTAAAATAAGGGTTAAGTTTAAGGCTGATGATAAACCTGAAGCCGTAAGTAGATTGATTGATGAATACATCAAAAATTTAGAAGACCCAAATCAAAAGTAAATTAAGGGGAGAACATCGTTTCTCCCTTTTTTTATATTTATATCAAACAACAAAATGTATGAAAAAATTATTAATATTATTAGGTATATTATTGATTACGAGTGGTGTAAATGTCCTAACTGCTCAAACAATAGGAAAAACAAAGACTGAAGAATTCAAAGCAGATTTTGAAAAGAAAAAAGATATATCTGCTTATTTGGACTATGAAGGACCTAAAAAGTATATCCAAATCTTAAAGTGTGGTATTGGTGAAGAAGTGTACGAAATGTATCCTGAATTAAAAGAAAAAAGAGTTGGATTGGGTGTTGCAAATATCGTATTAGAATATTTAGATAACCTTAATAGATTTGAATTTACCGAAGATAAGACTGAAATCAAAAACAGAATGGTGCAACAATTCAAAGCATCAAACGCTGGAATTTCAGAAAACAAAATAGAAGGTAGAGGAAATATTAAGTTAGCACATTACTTTGTAGAGATTGAAGTATATGATTATTCAGTATCAGAAGATGAAACTATTAACTTAAAAGATGGTATCAAAGATAACTTAGTAACTCGTTTAGGTTTACAAGTACGTTTCACAAATGCAGAAAATGGTTCAATCATAGCAGCATCTGGTTTAGGTGAAGCTAAAACAACTAGAGAACTTACTTTAGTTTCAGATGCTTCAGTAGACCCGATTAAGTTTAACCAATCAACAATTAGTATTTCAACTAAGAAAGCATTGGATGTAGCTTGTGCAAACATTTTAGATAAATTAATTAAAAAGGGCGTATTCGCTAAGTAATAATATGGGAAGTGCAGCAAAAAAACCAAAACCAATGAGAAGTAGAAGAAGTGGTTTGAAGAAAAAGAAATTAATAGATGCAAATTTAGCAATATTAAAAAAATTAGAAATTGATAAAGTTAAGTAATATCGTAAACGAAGACCTCCGTAAATGGTTTGGCAAAGGTGGTGAAGGCTCTACTACTGGTGGTGGCTGGGATAGATATAATAGTAAAGGAGAGAAAGCAGGTAAATGTGGAGATAGTGAGAAAGGAGATTCGTATGCAGCTTGTTTATCAAAAGAGAAAGCAGCTAAGTTAGGTAAAGATGGTATTGCTGCATTTGTAAAAAGAAAGAGAGCTGCACAATCCAAAGCTGGTGATAGTAAGAAAGGTGGTGAACAAAAGAAAGGACAGAAACCTACATTCGTAAAGACTGGAGCTAGTGAAGGATTGGAAGAAAAGTGGAGTACAAAATATAAGAAATCAATCAATTGTAGTAATCCAAAAGGATTCTCACAAAAAGCACATTGTGCTGGTAAAAAGAAAAACGAAAGTATGACAATAGAAGAAAAAATGCAATTGTTCTTAGAAAAGAATTGTCCAACTGACCCAGGTAAATGGTCAGCATCTAAAGCAGCAGCTAAAAAGAAGTTTGATGTATATCCATCAGCTTATGCAAACGGCTGGGCTGCAAAGAACTATAAATCAAAAGGTGGTGGATGGAAGGTATGTAAAGAAGGTGTTATGAAAGAAGTAGAAGTTGGACAGGGGCATGAAAACGACAGAGATATGGTTGTAGGTGTTGCTGAAATACTTCGTATGGTGGATGATATGAACAATAGAAAAGAGATAGCTGATTCTATGTTAAGAAAGTTCAAATCAGAAGATGTTATACATAATGCTGAGGAATTCCTAACATTATGTGGAATTTCTTCATAATTTGATAATATTGAATTAACTTTTTTGAAGAAACGTTAATATAGTTATTGGGGAACTAACTCAAACTATATGAAACGTTTCTTTTTTATTTTACTATTGTTACCAATATTTTCATTCGCACAAGTAAATGTAAATGGTGTAACCAAATCAAACTCGGAAAAAATATATTTTTCTCACATTACATTTGAAGATGTAAATGGTAATAAGTTTTCTACCATATCAAATGAAAACGCAGAATACAAAATCAATCTAAAATCCGGTGTATATCAAATCAAAGCATCTTATGTTGGATATACTACTTACACAAATCAAATAAACCTAACATCAGATACTACATTTGATATTGTATTTGCGGATGATGCAAAACAATTATCAGAAGTTGTTGTTAGAGCGGCACCTCAAAAAGTAACCGAAGTAGCGGTAGTAAGAACAATCCGAAATAGTAATGTGGTATCGGATGGAGTATCAATAGAATTCATTAAAAAAACACCCGATAGAAATGTGGGTGATGCACTTAAAAGAGTAAGTGGTGTAACAATTCAAAACGATAAGTTTGTATTAGTAAGAGGATTGGCAGATAGATACAATTCAGCCATTCTAAACAAAACACTTCTACCATCAACCGAACCTGATAGGAGAGCATTTTCATTTGATATAATTCCAACCGCATTAATTGATAACATTATAGTTTCTAAATCAGCATCCGCAAATCAGCCGGGAGATTGGAGTGGTGGATTGGTTCAGATTACAACAAAAGAAGTATCCGATAATTTCTTCAATATCTCATTGGGAAGTGGTTGGGGTTCGGTTTCAACTTCGAAAGGTTTCAAGTTAGTTCAAGCTACCGAATTCCCTTCCACATTCCCATCCACTTACAAATATCGTATTAGTGGCAATGGTGATAAGAGATTATTTACAAAGCAATTCGGCAATCCAACGGAAGAATCCTTTACATCTACTCCAAACTTAAATGGAGGTCTTTCGTTTGGTTATACAAAAGGAAAATTTAATTCCTTATTTAGTTCAACTGTAAGAAACACATTTACTCTAAATAATATTGAAAGAAAGGATTATCAATCATCAACTGAATTAGCATACGATTATAAAGATATTTTATATACAAAAAGATTTTCTACAAATGGTTTATTAAACTTAACTTATTTAGGTGAAAATCGATATAGCTGGAAAACATTAGTAAACTATCAGGCAGATGATACATACCTAACCCGTAGTGGTGATAACTTTGATAATGTTCAAAATGTTTTAAGTAATTCATCTAACCACATTAATAATATTGTAATCAATTCTCAATTAGATGGTAAACTTAAAGATTGGGATTTCAATTTAGGGTATAATTTTATATTCAGAGAACAGCCCGATTATAGAGTAAATCCAATTACAAAATCATTAGGTGTAAACGAACCTTATGCTACTGCATGGAGAGATACATATCGTTTTTGGAGTGTAATGGATGAGAATAGTTTTAATGGTAACATCAACAAATCGTTTGGTAACATTAAAGTTGGTGGTGGTTATCTAAAAAAGATTAGAGGATTTAATGCAAGAATATTCAGATACCTTTCAACTGATATGTTAGATGAAATAACAAACAATACCGATAGATATACTGCTGATTTTGATTTAGGTTCTCTTTATTCAATGTATGAAAACGAATGGGGTAAGTGGAAACTAAATACAGGTTTGAGAGGTGAGTATAATCTATTCAATGTTAATACAGCAGATTTTAGTGGACAGAAAGTAAATGTGAATAGAGAGTATTTAGACCTTTTACCATCATTAAACCTTTCTTACAATTTAGAAAAAACAAAGTATAGATTTTCATTAAGTAAAACATTGGCAAGACCTGAATTTAGAGAAGTAGCTAATTTTGCTTATTATGATTTTGTAAGAAACGCACAAATATTGGGTAATTCTAAATTAGAAAAATCTGACATATATAATGTAGATTTGAAATGGGAACTATATCCAAAAGCAGGAGAGAATATTTCAGTATCCGTATTTGGTAAACAATTCATTAGACCGATAGAACAAATAGTAGCAGATGGTTCAGTTCCATCTAACTTATTATTAACTTATACAAATCCTGATAATGCACTTCTTTATGGTGTTGAATTGGAGTTTCGTAAAAAGGTAATGAGTTGGTTAGATGTATATACCAATACTTCGGTAATGAATTCTGAAGTAAATGTAAATGGAATAAAAAGACAATTACAAGGGCAATCAAACTATGTAATAAATGGTGGTGTTAATATTCACAAAAATAAAAACACACTTAACATAACTTACAATAGAGTAGGTGATAGAATATCAGCAGTAGGATTTCAGGGTTACCCAGACATATTTGAAAACAGCAGAGATGTATTGGATATAACTCTTTTACATAAACTCAAAAATGGGGAAATAAAATTGGCAGTAGGTGATGTATTTGGCCAATCATCAATCTATTATCAAAAGTTACAAAACCGAAATCTAATAAAAATAAACAACGAACAAACAATTTCATTAACATTAAATTTAACATTATGAGAAAACTATTAGGAATTATTTTAATTTTGGGACTATTCAGTTGCCAAAAAGAATTGGGTGGAGATGATGCACCTATTAACATTCCATCATCAACAACATTAACCGGAACTATTAACACAACAACAACTTTGACAGCAGACAAAGTGTGGACATTGAAAGGATATGTTTATGTAACCGATGGTGCTAAACTTATCATTCAACCTGGCACTACAATCATTTCTGATATAAGTGAGAAGGGTGC